ACCCTGTACTTATGGTAGTCATCACAGAATCCCCTTCTATAAAATTAATATGATTTTCAGGAGGTGGAGGAACTGGCTTGTCATTATGCTCAAACCCTGTACTTATGGTAGTCATCACAGAATCCCCTTCTATAAAATTAATATGATTTTCAGGAGGTGGAGGAACTGGCTTAGTATCATAGCCAAGCTTTATAGTATTAAGTAATGATTTAGAAGGAAGTAGCTAGGGCTTTTCATTCCCTAGCTATATTTTATCCTTTTCTAAATTCTCATTCATTTAACGTAATCTTATCTGGATACCCAGAAGTATAATCATATTTTATAACATCTTCAACTGTCTTAAGCTCTTTTATAGCTAATAGATGTTGAGTTGTGTTTACATAACATTTCCCAGCGTACACCTCTAGCTAAGCTAGAAATTCTTTTACCTTGTCTACTGGTAATTCGATTATTTCACTACCAAGAACCAAAGACATATTACCAGTACTACAATTAGCTAAATTTTGTAGTCCGACTCTAGTAGCTTTATCTAACCAATACTCTTTGTCGTTATAATAGAACGAATCAACGTTAGATGATTTATCATATGCTTTAATAGCTGCTTCTAAAACTGGAAGCATTAATTTAAAATAACATACTCCATCTTTTCGCTCAAATAACTCCTTCCAAACACTCAAGGGGAGCCTTAACAGCTCCTCGTGAGTGAGTAAGGATTTCAAAGAGTCATCCTTATTAATTACATAATAACGATTATCGTGACTTATTTGCATGAAATTATCAGCCATTCTTAGAATAATTAAATTTAGTAAATGGTACTCCTTGATGTTTAGTTAATCTCCAAGCATTATTATATTGAACTGTGTTCCAGTATGATGGGTCGTTATAACTACCAGTAACCCATTCATTAGAGTATGTATAGCCTCCAGAACCTCCGTCATATTGCTAAGTTCTTTGATAAGAATAGTTGTTAGCAGCTGACGAGTTAATAGAAGTAGTAATATTATTTACTCCAGCATTATCTCCAGAACCTACTATATTAGACCATACAGATGGGAACTAGTTGTTAGCTCTAGAATATGCAATAGAGAAAATTGGAGTTGTTAGCACTCCACCTCCATTAGAAACTGAAGTGCTAATTGGCTATCTTACTATATCTCCAGTATTGAAATTACTTCCTGATACACTATATCCTCTATAGTAGATAATTCTTGAGAACTCAGCTACAGAAGGAGCGTACCATTTTCCTTTCTAATATGCAGCATTCAGTGTTTCATCTTCTTTAACCTACGGTTCATACACGTGCATACTATAGAAGTATGGATATAGCAAGCAACTCATAATATCTGTTCCAGAAGCATTTGTCCAGACAGTTTGAATAGCTTCACATAGGTTGTTAAGATTAGCCTTAGATTCAATATAATATTCCCAGTTAGTTCCTCCTCCAGAGGATACCTATTTTCTGCTTATATATGGTTTACAAGCTGAATTGTTGTATAGGATAGGAAGCAACTTGCTATTTACATGATTAATATATGAAGCTGTATCTGCTTCTCCAGCAAATGCTGTATTTACTTGGATATTATAAGTAGACACATTGATATTGTTAATCAAATTTGCAGTTGCAGTACCAGAAACAGTTTCGTAATTCTGTACTGATACACTATCCAAATAGGCTTGTACCTAATATAATTGCTGTAGTATCTATTCCTGAGAACCTTGGTTTCCATCAGCACTATATCCTAGATAATAGGATTTTTCATCATCTGTGTACTCTTTACCAATTATATAAACTACTCCAGAAGTGCTATTCGTTTCATCTTTAGCATAAACTAATCCTACAAGAGTTTTAGTTGCATCAAATGAACTTGTAAATGTACCATCTGCATAAGCAAAATCTCCAAGTTGTGGAGCTTTCCAAGTAAAGCTTACCTTAACAGTTTTCTTAATAGCGGTTCCACTATTAGCAACTTTCATACTGATAGTCACAGTGGCTGTGCTACTAGATTCTTTCTTTAAAGTAATAGCACCAGTCTAATCAATTGTAGCTACATCAGTAGATACTCCTGACATAGAGTATGTAATATCCAAGTATCCATTTACAGATGGATTATATGGGTTAGTTCCCTATTTAATTTCAACATCATTACCAGATGCTACGGTAATATCAAATAGATTTTGACGAACAATCGTTCCAGATTCTCCAGCTTGGTAGTATACAGAAACTTCTCCAGCACAACTGAAATCCAAAATTTCTGCACTTTGGAAGTGTATTCTAATCTTAGATTCAGGGTTAGAAATGTCACCAAACGTGTTAACAAGTAACTATTTAGTAGCAAAGCTAATTGCTTTAAGAGTTGTACTTCCTGCAGTATTTACAATGTAAATATCTCCAGTTAAGCTACAAGTATTTGTAAGAATCATCTTTCTTAAAGCATCTTCTGTTATATATAAATTTGCATTTCTAATAGTCACTGACTATAGTGCGTTACAATTTATCAACTATTCACAGAAGTTAGCTACGTTGAAGCTTCCAACATTATCACAGTCAACATAAACTGTAGATAGATTATTTAATCCCTCAAATGTAATATCAGTCAATCCTGGATTATCATAGATTCTAAATGTTTCTATAGTATCTGGAAGAATTACATTCTTTAATCTACCAGTCTGTGGGAATACTACACTCTTAGTAGTAGTCTTAGAGAAGTCTATAGTTTCTAACTTTAAGAATTTAGACAAGTCCATTTCTGTAGGAAGTGTCATATTTCTAAGAGTTAAACTCTCCAATACTGGGAATGAAGGTGTGAACAAGCTGATTGCTAAATCTGGATAATCGCTTGGGAATAGACTAGAATAGTCATCTAGCTAAGCATTATCAATTTGGAACTCAGTAGCTCTTGAGAAGTCTGCGTCAATAGTAGACATCTTTAGACCAAGGATATTTAATTTCTTATACAGAGTAGTTAAATAGATACCTTGGTTGATTGCAGGGTCTCCTTGATTAATCTAAGCAACATATTCATTTCCAGTCTATGCCAGATTCTTAATTGCATCAAAGTTAGAAGTCTAGAAGTCTGACAGATATAGATTCTTTCCATTGTAATGATATACAGGATAACAATCTTGATATGGTTCAAACTCCATTCTTAATCTCAAAGTATCACCACTACCAGCAGAACTTGCAGTTCTCAGTGCAATAGCTCCTAAAGAAGTCTATGCATAAGTAGAAAGGAATGCAAATCTCTTGGTCATGAACTATTTCTCACAAGCTAAGCAAGAGCCGTGGCTTTGTTCGATAGGTTCAATCTCGTTGTTACTATAATATGAAAGTACCTTAGAATTTTTAATAGCCTAAGCATTTTCATAATATATCTTAGCTGTATGGTTATATGCTACTGCTGGGAACGTTTCTTGAACATTAAAGAACACTTTATAGAAGTAATTTGATTTATCTTCCATACTGTTACTGTTCTTAAATGCAGTATTTATAACACTTGCTAAATATGTTTTTATTTCAGATTCGAAACATTGGTCAAACATATAGAAGAATACATTGTTAGCATCTCCCCAATATACTGAGTCAGCCTCTCTGTAGGAAGTCTCTAGCAAATTATAAGGCTTAGACTGAAGACCGTTATTATCAGTTACTAAAATAGTATCTAAGTCGTCTCCAATAAGTCTAACTAGATAATCCCCCTTACCACTCTCAACAAATTCTCCTTCTTCGTTTTCTTCTCTTAGTTTTCCAATAATTTGGAAATATGTATTTTTAGCTCTATTGTCAGTTCCAGATACAAACTTAATAAAAGCCTAGTGGAAAGCAATATCATTTACATCTATGTAGTTCTTAATTCCTGTAATGAAATTAGCTTTCATTGCATCTAATGCAGCAGGAATGCCTAAAGCGCTACTTGTTCCAGCTAACTCGTAGATATTAGCTCTAGCCCATCCAGTAGCAGATTCATAGCTTACTCCCGCACATACCCAAGTTCCGTTAATATCATCGTAACGATAAATATCTCCGGACTTATGACTAGTTGGATTTAGCGTACAAGTACTAGCTGTTACAATGTACTTTTTAGTTACATCCCATCCAGAAGGACTAGTAGCGCTTGTCTGAACCATGTTGTAATCATGTGTATAAACGAAGTCGTAGAACTCTCTAAACTTCTTTAAAGATTCATGTACTGATTCAGCAAATTGGAAGTATGTCTTTCCACTATCATTTTCTACTTCTTCACAACCATAATCAATATCCCAAGCTCCTCTCTAGTCATATACAACAGATTCATCTTCGATTAGAAGATTATCCCAAGGACGAAGTAAAGAATTAGCATAAGTTATAGTTGGTTGATTAGTTAGTCCATAAGTATCTTCTCCAAGTACACCAGAGGCTCTTTGAAGCGCCTACCAAGGACGTCTAAAGTTTACAGATGGGTCAGTGTTTTCACCACCTTCTAGCATTAGATATTCAGGAGTTATATCTTCGTCATATCCACTGGAAGCATCGTCTCCTTTACCTGCTCCCCAAGTTTGGAATCCCATAAATTTGATAGATTCATCATTATCTAACAAATCTGCTAGTTCTATAGTAGAAACATCTTCTAAATCAGTTTCCCAATAGAAGTATAGGAATGGTTCTTCATGTACGGCTTTCTGTCCTCCTGAAATTAAATTTCCTCTAGATTCCTTATAGGCATCATCAAATAATTTACAAGAACCAATCTTATGAGACTGCATAGAAGAAGCAAAGTTTACTTTACCTACTAATTTAGTTATCTTATATGCAGTAGTATCTTGCTATCCATCATAAGGAGGCATTACATAGTAACCCTTTGTAGAAGAAGCATCTTCTCTAAACGTATTAGTATCTGTATCTAACTAAGAGTATGGAGTAAACGGACTCTTTATTTTCTGTCCTTCCTAATCCTTTAATTTATTTAAAGCATAGGTAACATTCCAAATTAGATATCTCATTGCAGAGGAACCTTGTCCCTTTACTTGACCATGAGTTAATCTACCTCCGTATAAGTTATTAACAGAAGAGTTAGCATAGTTAACGAATAAAGTTACTGGAGAATTTTTCTATGCTGTTTCTTGTGGAGGAGTTTCATTATCTTCACCTCCCCAAGCTCTATGTGGGAATTTAGCTCCAGTCGGGAATACATATACTAAAGTATTATATTTACTATTAGCTCTACTAAAAGAGATTTCTCCATTAGTTCCAAGAATATCATTCTTGTCGAAGAACTCTTCTTTAGAGGTCTTTTCTTTCAAGAAAGAAAGATAATTTTTCTAAACCTGATTAAAAGTAAGAGCAGTACTATTATATACTCTGAATAGATAAAAATCAATATCAGCAGTTGTAGGATTAATCTATAGTGCTGCAGAAGCAAACGTATTAAGTTCAGAATCTGTTAAAGAAATTTCTCTATCAATTACTCCATTCACATATATTCTAACTAAGTTAATGCTAGTAGTAGGAGCTGCCTAATCAAAAGCACTCTAGAAGCTAGCTAGGAAGTTCGGATAGTAAATATCACTCTTAGAGATAACAAAGCCTTTCTATACAGTTACTAATACATGAGTCTCTACCCCTTCTTGGAATTGAGCATTTCTAGCATTAAATAAATCGTTATCCTCAGTATTCCAACAGAATTGAGTAGGTCTCAACTAGAAGTTTCCTATTGTAGCTATTGGTTTGCTCTCATCACTAATGTTATAAGTTTTAAATCCTAATTCAATAGTGAAATTATTTCCTAATCCTAAACTTAGAGGTGATTTTAGTATAGGATTATCCTGTGCAGATACTTTAAATATTGTACGCCCATCTTCTTCCTACCATCCGTCTGACGATTCCAAATCTGATATTACCGTAGCCGGATTTGAACCAGTGGCATATTCGTCAGTAACAAAAATATCATTTAAGTAGCCTTCAATCTAGTCAAAGTTCTTAGAAGGAGCTATATCCTACGAATATATAAATTCTGGATTCACTGCCTCTACTCTCATAGTTTTGAAGTTGCTTGTATAGGCGGTAGTCTATCCTAAACTATTAGTAAATACAGTATAGAACTTATAGTAAGTATCATCTACTTTAATTACTAAATATTTTTCAGAATCGCTACTATTTATCTCTATATATTTTTTATACGAAGTGTCGTAGACTCCCTATTCATTGTAAGATGAAGCGCTAATAACTTCATACTTCATGATTTCAGTAGGATTCATACTTTCAGAGTCTGGCATTTCATTCTCTAGATAAGTAGTTATAGCCATAGAGCTATTATCTGGGCTAAATACAGTTAACTCATATAGAGTAGCTACGCCATTGTTCGCAATACCATTACTTACTCCATTAATAGCAACGATTGTTTCTGCGCAATTATATGTATAAATAATATCTACATAAATATAGTCTGTATAAATAGAACTCTCAGTATTATGGACTGCCTTTACAGCTAATTGATTAAGTCCTGAGGTTAAACTAGAATAATTCAATACCCCTCCACTTGTAGAAAATGCAGAGCCGTTATTAAATCCCTCTAAGTGATAATTGCTAGTTGTTCCTCCAGTTAGAGAGAAATTAACTAGGTTGTTACTTAAGACAACTTCCCCATTGTAATTAAGAGTGATTACTTCGGTAGTAATTGGAAGGTCTAAAGTATCTTCTACTTCAGGGTCATCTATTACCTGAGCAGTAATTTTCTTAGCAGACTAAGTTTTAGTAAATAACTCAGTAATATCTATCCAAGCTAGAGTATCAATTAATTCCTCTGATGATACATTAACTCCAGTAATTGCTCCAGTAGAAGGATCAATAATACACTAGTTATATTTAATATTGTTTACTCTAAATGTTCCAGATTGAGTTCCATAACTAATCTTAACATTGAAAGGTCCAATTCTATCTGTTGTTACAGAAGTAGTAGCAACGGCGTACATTGCAATACCAACCTTAACATTTCTATCAGAGTTATATTGCATCAAAAGAGAACTATTAGCCTCAGTATAGATTTTGTCAGTCTTATTGTCTAACATTACTCCATACACCATAATACCATAAGAGTACGTGGGAGGAATAACTGATACTTCAGTTTCTACCTTATCTCCATTACTCTTAAGAAGAGTAAGGATGCTAGTAGAAGAATCATACGATGCATCTACTATATCCTATCCCTCTGTCTTCTCTATTTTTCGGCTTATGAAATCCTCAACCTCCATTCCAGAATGTCCATCCCATTCTGTTGCTAAATCTGTAATCTGATTAGGTAAATTTTCAAATTTTGCCATTTTTACAAATCAATTATTTTTCCATGAATCATCTTTTAACCAAGGTCTATCTTGTAGCCAAGTTCCGCTACCAAAACAGCTTCTAACAGCATCATATACGGTAAGCCAGACTAACTACGACCCTTTATATATAGCTCCAATGTTTTTTTGTACTCTTTGCTATACTTGGTCTACAAGTTCTAGAATATCTTTCTATACCTATAGTATTAACTTTCCGTTTCTATATATCATACTTTCTAAACATATAAATTAACTAAGTCAGCTAAATTATGGTACACTGGTTGTCCTGTATCTCTAGTACATAGATATATTATATCATTTTGTATATAATATTTTCCATTAAATAACTCCATATTGTTGTTATATGGTATTGGGTCTTCTAAAGTTCCAGCATGATCTTCTACTATCTCCTCATAAAGAGCAGCAGTAGCAATTGAAGGCGGTTGGTTCTCCAAGACCTGACTTATTGTCTATCGTACTTTATATAGATGTCCTTTATAAGTGATTTTATCATTCTCATTTAGGGATTTTCCTATATATGCATTCCAGGAAGGATATAACGATTTACACTATAATGCCTCCTAATCTGTAAGTGATGTAGTCTTAATTAGAATCTTAGTTAGGTTTGTAATGTCTCTTAATGAGGGTACTAACTCAGAATTAATTGTAGACTCGGATTCTATTTTAAAATCCAATTTAACTTTGGTTTGAATCTCAGATACTAGATTAACGTATTCTAGATAATCATTATATGCGTCTGAATCTTCACTTAAACCAATAAGGTATTTATTATACTTATTTATCAAAGATAACTCATCCTCAGAGGATAGATACTGTCTAATCACAGCCTAAATACATTTTTTATAATCTGGCTATCCTGCTAGAAGAACCTAAATAAAACTGTATAGAGTTTTTTTCTATTCTTCTAATTCTGAATCACTGATAACTTCTATCTCTTTTATGTCATAGTTATAGTAATAAGTACCGTTCCCAAGTTTTTGGATTGTCTGGGGCTAAACGTCCATTTGTATTCTATTCGGTTCTAACATAAGGTGTTACTTTAAAATTTATAGGAAATTTGTATCTAAGCAAAGAATAATGTAATTTCTTATTCTTGCTTTTAAAATAATAGGGTTTGTTGTTATACATAAAGTGCACTCTAAAATGGCTATGATAATCAACTACCTCTATAATGTGAATATACTTATTATAAAACTTAGATATATTGACTTCCTTTCCATTCCATTCCAATTTGAGAACTTCAAACCAGTCAAAGTTTCTATCTTTTTCAACAAATTCTTAGAATTACAGAATTTCATCCATCCGAAATAAGATCTCATTCTTCTTTCCAATTCTTCTCTATCAATCTTATTTTGCTTATATAGATTTATAAGCTTAAACATTCTCATTTTTATAGATTTTCTTAATAGAACGTGAGTGTGGTAAAATTTGTAGCCTACAAAATCTACTCCTCTACTTTCTACTGGAAATATCTAGTAGTTAGGTTTTAATTCTAAATTAAGAACTTGTTTTAAATACAGTTTTATAGATACTAATACATTTCTCAAATAATTCTTGTCATTACCAAGAATCACAATATCGTCAGCATATCGAAAGTAGTACTTACATTTTAACTCCTCTTTTATCCAGTGGTCAAAATATGTCAGATATAAATTTGCAAAGAACTATGATAGATAGTTCCCAATAGGAACTCCTTTGGCTGAATATATTATTTCCTTCAATAGACTTAACAGTTTCTTATCCTTTATTTTCTTCTACAACATCTCATACAGGATGTCATGTGTTATAGATGGATAAAATTTTCTTATATCCATTTTTAGGCAGTATTTAGTTTCATCTGGGTATTTCTACAATACCTTGAATAAATCATACTCTACCTTATGAATCCCTCTATTTCTTATAGAGGAATATGTCTAATCTATAAAAATGCTGGTCCAGATAGGTTCCATAATATTCATTATAGCGTGATGAGTGATTCTATCAGGGTAATATGGAAGTCTAAAGATTAATCTTTCTTTAGGCTCATATATTATAAATGTACTATATTCAGAAGTCTAATAGATTAGCTATTTTAATTTGTCTGATAATTCCTTATTTTCTTCTAATCTATTCTTATCATGCTACTTAATACCACATCGAATTGACTTATTTCTTCTAGCCTTATCATCAGCTAATTCGATGTTTTTCAAATCATACACTCGTTCGTGCAAATATCCTACACGTTTCAATTTTTATATATTTCATCGGAAGCTTTCGAGATTTAACCTACTAACACCCTTCATTTAACACTACGTTGTCTTTTGCCTAGAGGCAAGGATATCACTTAACAAACTAAAAAAAAAATAAAATAAATTGTTCTAAATATATAATAACTCAACATTGGAATTGGCATTGCTGACGTCATTGTTAGAATTGAAATAGCTAAGACCTGCATTGCTACCATTATTCGCATTGCTGCCTACTAGCAGTTCTTTTTTGCCAACCAACGGTTTTCAGAAGTAATATCCCACGATTTATATCTAAATCGATTTCTATATTTTATATCTTAAGATACTCTGTTTAGAGTCCTGAACCCAACAGTGGAAGTGGCAGCGCCGACGTCATAGTTAGAATAGAAAAAGCCAAGACCCGCATAGCTACCATTATTCGCAACGCCGCCCACCCGCAGCGTGCGAAGCGCTGTAGAGCTAGCGTTGCAATAGTGGTAATCACACATATAAGTTGTAGTTGAAGCTCCAGTACAAGAAGATGGTATAATCTCTGCTGTCTCTCCCAAGTCAAACTCTTTAATGTATCCATCTTGTGCTACCTCATATCCTGCTATAGTCTTGTCGCCAATTACGTCAGTAAACTCTTCCTTGTTTGTAGTAGTATATACACTACTGATTTCATTTGCCGCAGTTCTTTGAATAACTACTCCATCTAGGTTTGTCCAAATATCTCCAAATGGATTATCAAAACCTCTCCATCTTGGAACTTTAAATGTCTTAGTCACTACTGTATCTGTTCCGTTTGTTGCAGTACATTCTGGAATAACTAAATCTTTGATTCCAGTGAAGTTACCAATATCATTACAATAACCACATGGAGTAATAGGATAGGTTCCATTATATCCAGACCAACTTGTAGCAGAGTTACTCCAGTCTGTAACTCCAGGACCAAGTCCTCCTTGACGATAACCATCAGAAGTAAGCTCAGCATTATAGGCAGCCTGAGAGTTAAAGTTAGCGTATTCTATTACATAGTTCCAGTAGAATATCCATTTATAATATTCATAACACAATAATTCAGAGCCTGCATTTGTGGCATAAGTTCTCATATTAGCTCTAGAAACATTAGTTCTAGGTTTTCCTAAATCGCTTCTAAAAGCATCTTTGGTATCAAGTTCAGTAGTTAGATACTCATCGAATTGTGCTCTATTTCCACCGCCTCTAAATGCTTCTGTAGTATTGACCACGGACACAGCTTTAGGGGTTTCTGACACAGTATTGTCAACTGTATTTCTATATGCGTCAATTAATAGTTCTGGTATTTCTGCCCACGAATCATCAAGCTTTACTAGAGAAATTCTAACCCATCTTTTATTTCCATTAGAGCCTGATTTACCATAAAATTTAGGAGTGTGGACTCTTACAGTCCCGTCGGTTCCATCAAGCACAGAAGGAGTACTCCCATCTTCTTTGTAAGCCCAATCGTCCGGATATAAATAGTAATTTACCACACCGTTATTTGCTACACATCCTCTGTAAGCAGACTAAATAGGAAGGGATTTATGTAACAGTGGGTTTCCTATTCTAGTAAGGATAGGAGAAGATACGGTAATATCCCATTCTACCCCATAAGAGTATAAGTCTACGTTACTGCTTAACTCTGTGACTTGTTTGCTTAGACTCTATTGTTCTTTTTGTAATTCTTCCCAAGCAGTATTAAGAGCATCAAATTGTTCCTCTAACTTAGTACTAGTATCTGCCCACTATGCAGTCCCATCTTCAGAAAAGGTTAAAATCTATCCAAGTGCTCCTCCAGCAGGTATGTGTTTATTTCCAGAAGTAGTTGGGTGTACATAATTATTTGCATTATCTGCAATACCACTAAGTTTCTGTTTTTCAGTTTCTGTGTAATTAGCTTCAGAAAGTCCTTTTCCTAATTCTTTATCTACCTTACTTTCCAACTCCGTTTTAGTAGCTAAACCACTTATATCCTAGTGTTCCTTTAAATAATTTTCATCATTCTATAACTAAGACACTTTAGTTGGAATGGCACTAGATTTTGCATATGTCTAATCTATAACATTTCCAGAGCCATCATAGGTAGCCTTTAAGTCATATACGGTTTCTCCAACCTTTATAGATTTGATAGCTGCCATATTATTGTATTATTAAAGTTTCTTCTTCTACATTATGATCTATTCTTTCTATGGAGGCAGTTAAGTCTTCAACAGCTTTCTACAGTTCAGCCTTGGTAGCGTAGTTCTTTAATGTATCTGGGTCTATTCCAGATCCTCCTATATTTCCTCCAACAACTTTTACTGGTTTTGCTGAGTTCTTAAACTACCCTTCAACCCAAATTGTTCCCATACTATTTAAAATATTAATTGTTCATTTTCTCCATCTACCTGTACGTTACCAGAACCAGGCTATATTGCATCTATTTTCTTCTACAATTCGTCTACAGCAGCCTTTATTAATCCTTCCACCTCAGCTTTTGTATAGTAACGTTCTGTCAGATATTCACTTCTGACATATCCTGTATCCTATATATCTTTTTCTCCGTAAGTACAATAGTACGTATCGTTCTCTGTCCTATTATTTTCAACTAGGTCATCATAATCTGTTTGTGGAAGACATACCAATTTAGGAACCTCTTCTGTAAGAGCAACTTGCTTTCCAGATGCTAATAATCTATCGTCTTCTGTAGTAAGTTTAACAGAACTTTCAATAGTCTGTTCAGTTGTTTCATCTTCTGAACTTTCTCCAGTTGTTCTCTATTGTACTTCTTTTTCGACAATTTTCTAAATAGTAATATCAGAAGTTTCTATAGAGGTTGATTTCAGAAGCTCTGTACTAAATTCCTTAGAAGCGGCATCCTAATCTTCCTAATATTTCTTCTAGGTAACAAATATAAAATCGTCATCACCGGTTTCGGGAGAATCTCCTCTCAAACTTTCTTTTGTTACATACTCCTCTGCTATCTAATTGGAAAGGTCAGTTAATGACTATTGAGTGGCGTATGTAGATTGAGCATTTTCTTTCGTAAGAAACTTTTCATCTACCTACGAACTAGTGTAGTATGCTTTAATATCTTCTGTAGTAACGTAGCTTCCTAGTTTCTATAAACCAGAAACAATTTCATCAATCTATGTCTTTGAGTAATAATTAGTGGCAACCCAGGACTAATACTGATGTGTAGTATGGTAATTTTGATCTAAGTACTCCTTAGTAATATAGACTTTAGCATCATTTGTTACATCATACACATAGTAATATGTATCAGGTTCTATAGCTTCCTCTTCTACCAGTCTTAAATATTCCTCTTCAGTTAATGTAACCAGATTAGGAACATCTGACATCATGGCGAATCGGTCTTCTCCAACAAACAATCCATCAGATTTAACATCTACTACTAGCTAATCCTCTTCTTCTACTATTGGAGACTTTATCTATCCTACAGTAATACTTTCTAGGGAACCATCCCCATCTACCTTTAAAGTCTTATCTAGCTCATCTTGGATAGCCTATTGGTCTTCGTCATACTATTTCTTTGTAACAAAAACAAAATCATCTCCTTCCATTCCTTCTCCTCTAAGACTTTCTTTGGTAACAAATATGTCATCAGTTTCTTCCTTAGTGTAATGGTTAGATAAGGCTTTAGATAACAAAGATTCTGGGTTCTCTAAATCTAAATCAGTTTTAGGGGCATAATTCTCAGTTAACTCTTCAAGAGTAGCATACTTGGAAAGGTTAGAGATTGTCTAGTCTAAATCCATTCTAATCTATACTACAGTAGTATTTAGAGCTTTCTATTTCAACTATTCCTCTATCTTTTTACCCCATTCTGCTGATAAATAAAACTAATCATCATCTAGGCCGTCTTCATATATATAATAATATGTTTCTGCATGAAGATATGTTTTACCTTCGTCTATAGGTTTAAAATCTTCTGTGGTATTTTCAGACCATTCCTTATATTCAGCCTCTGTACAGGTGATTATCTAAATAGATTCATAAGAAGCTTTCCAACCTTCTTTGTATTTAATCTTAGACTTATCTACTAGCATATAAATATTTCCGTTATCTATATTTGAAACGGTCATGCCTTGATAAGCATATTTCTCCGGAATAGAATATAATTCGTCTAAATTATCGACTACTGTTCTATTATCAAGAGGTTTAGGAGTTTCTACGGTTAAAGCAACACCTAATGTAGCATCACCTGTATATTTAAATGCCATTATTGTGATAAAGTAAAGTTAATTTGGTGGGGCAATGCTGAAGAATAAGTATCCTTCTTAGTCCATACCTTATAAGGAAATCCATTTATCTATTCGGTAGAAGTTTCCCAGCCACTTAAATCAACATTTAAGTATCCTAGTCCTCCATCTACTGTAAATGAATTTAGCTAAGTATTACTTCCAGGTAATTTTATAATAGCCTTTCCACTTAATGAAAATGTAATAATTCCAGAAGATTGTCCAAATGGAACAAGACTCTATTTGATTAAACTATCTGTATTACCAGAATACCAAGGGTAGGTAGCAGTCACCTATGCTGTAGTTGATATTGAACCAGCTTCCACTCTCTTCTCTGTAACTTCTCCTTTATTGTTAATAAGATATTCTCCAGCAGCATAATTTACAGTACCAGAATGTACATAAACACCGATAGAATCATATGTTTCAGATTCTACAGGAGAATCATTATAGGTAATAGTTTCTTCTCTATCAGTTTCCTCTCCAGCATCATTTTTTATAAATGTTAAAGTAGGGGTAAGTAAAGCGGATCCTACCTCCACAATCTAAGAGGTGAAACTATAATACAACTAAGGATAAACCAAATCTCTAACAACAGTAGGAAATAATAGAGTATCTATAATCTCATTAAACGGCTTTCCTTTCAATTTTTCAACTGTAGTTCCTTGAATAACAGCAGAAGTAGTATCATCTGGAAGTTCAGTTTGATAAGTAGCTATAGTTTCTAAACTTGTCTATATATTTGTGATATTCTCAGTATTAGAATCTACTTTAGAATCAGTGTTCTTCTAAGCTTCCTATACTCCCTTAACTTCTTCCTTTACCTCTGTTAGAGATGGTTCCAAGTCTTTTACATATATTCCAGGTAGGACTACTGTGGAAGGCTCTCCTTCCTCCTCTACTGGAGGAATTTCCTACTAAATAAGATGTATTGCGTTATCCTCCTACTAGGATAGAATTACTTCTAGAGTATTATCATCCTTTATTTCTATGGTTTTGGAGTTTCTTAGACTATTAGTTATCCAATTCTAGATGTTTTTGTCAACATCTATATTTTTGATAGACTCGTTAATATCCTCTATTGCCTCATTAATCTCGGTTATTTTCTCAGAAAGATTGTTTATGCCAGTTCTGTTAGATTCAATTTCTTCTTCAAGTTCTTTCTTAAGTACAGTAATAGAAGTTCTGATATTACTTATATCAACTTTTATTTCCTCTATTTCTTCTGTATTAGCTTCGTACTAACTTATAAAGAATAAAGCATAATCTAAGGCATCTTTTACAGTATTGATATTCTCTGCAACATCACTAGTATAAGTCCATTTCTATTCTATGTACTATACTAAATCTTTCTAGGCTTCTATAGTTCCTTCTATATTTCCCCAAAGAAGACTCTACTCATCAGCAATACCTAGATTCTTTCTAACCTTAGCTCTTTCTAATTCAGTTCTATATTCTCCAAGATAGTTATTTCTTAGGAGAGGTATAGGTTCACTTTTTATTAAATGTCCTTTCTTTCCACAAGGCTTTATATCAGCATTGCTTACCGAAGTGTAAATAGGCTGTATCATTATGATTCAATAATTGCTATTTAATAAATTCGTGATTATCTAATTTTACGGGTAGGTTAATAAAACAAATTAGATTCAAAATATCCTAATAATCTGGTCTATATCCCTTTCTAACCCTTTTAAGGAAATCCTCATACCTTTTAATAGCCTTTCTTTTAAGAGCATCCACAACCTATACGTTTATGTTCATGGTGATTGTCACAGAATCCACCGCAAGTGCGGAACATTGCTAACAATCTTTCAGCTTCCATGAATTGTTTAAAGCCTATTAAATAATCTATAATATTAAGTGTCATCCAGATAAAATCTCTTGCAAATATATCCGCATCATGTTCTCTAGTTAGACACTTATTTAATAAAGAGTCAAAGAGTTTCTTACAGTAGTTAATATAACACTATTGCAGATTTCCTGTAAAGAACACATCTACCTTACATTTTTTGATAGTAGTTCCTTCTATATTCCTTTCAAGGATTTCTTTTACAGTACATTCCTCTAGCTCTCCATCTACTTCTTTATATAGTTTCTCTCCGTCAGTTATATAGATAGTTTCATAATACTCCTTGTATTCATCAGATGAATTTTCGTACCATTTCATATTAGGAAGAATTATGTGGTCTACTACATAATATCCGTCTTCTTTTACTTTGAATGTACAAGAGTCTAAATCCTCTGTATGGTCATTGAGAAGTACGTCTATCAAAGTAGCATCTCCTATACTAACTTTTATGATGGTATTTAGAGTAGCACTTTCACTATACTTATAAGAATCATAGGAAGTTACTACCTCTAAATCTTCATCAATATACTATCCATATTCCTTTGAAAAGTCTTCAATAGTTATTTCCCCGTTAATCTGGGTATGTATATCAATACTAAATTCCATATTACAATAATTAAGACTCAGTAGTAGGCCATTGACCATATTGAGCAGGAGTAGAAAATGGTTTCCACTTACCTTCTTGTCGTATACGTCTAGACATAAAAACTGAACTAAATGATAAACTAATATCTTGAGGATAGTCTGTCCATGTATATGACTAACCTTCAGGGGTCGGTGGTAGACTATTTAACTTACCAGCTGGTTCCCCATTCCAATAATAATTATAGTCATATGCTTTAGTTGGAGTAACAGTCGTTGTTTCATGTCCTTCCGAATCTACATATAGAGGATTTCCATCCTCATCTGTTTTCTGCTTATATTCAATAACTGGAGTTATTCCTTCAGTTCTGGTATATATGTTCTAAATAACAGTAGAAACATCGCTTGCTACAATCTCATAAATAGTAGTTCCCTGAGATTCGTCAGCTCCCTAGAAAGTAAATTTAGTTCTTTTCCAGATGTATGGATTCTCTTCAGTTGGAAGTTCAAAAGTATCAGTCCACTATTTAGCGGATAACTTTATTTCTGATTCTTCGGCAGTATCAGCAGGTAAGTAATGAATCTTAATAATAATATTATTTACCGCTTCACTAGAACCAGAAAGATCTGACACCTACTTAAATAGCTTCTTTAAATCATCTTCCACATTTGATTTGGAACCAGAAGCATTACTAATAATTACTGAACCATCTGAAATAGGATAAATCTATTGCTAATCCTTATTATATACAATTGTTCCAGTTGCCATATTAATGTATTTGTCTTATTTTGTCATTATATGGATTTCCATCATGAAGCTAAGCCAACTCTATTTCAGTTCTCTTTTCTTCTATATCCATTTGTCTATCTTTATATGTAGAATCAGATTGAGCTTTGAGCCAGTTAACCTTATATTCTAACTACATTTTCTGCTATTCTAATCCTAATCTCTACTCATCCAAACTTTCTATCTTCTACTAAGCTTTCTATAGTTCTTGCTGTAACTGCTATGCCTATTGTGAAGTTTCTTCCAATTTTTCCTATAGCTACTATAGCTAATTGTTTTCTTCTTTACGAATCTATACTGCTTTCTTAACCTTATATTTAAGGTCTGTAAGACTCTTAGCAGTTAGTGCTTCAAATATGATGTCAGGATCCATTTGCTGGCTTTTAACAAACTCTGGAATAATAGCTTTAATAGTTTGTAAATCTTCCATTACTTCAGAGCTAGAAGTTATATGGATATCATAGTCAGTAACCGTAAAATATTCTGGAAGCGCTGTAAATATCTGCTAGTATTTATCTCCAAGTATAATAGTACCAGTCAATCCTTTCTTATATGTTATTTTAGCCTAGTTTAGACTATCCAATAATATCTCACAGGTGATTAGGTCCATCTACTAGAAATAATGCTTGGTTACTATGTAAGAGTTAGTAACACCTTGCTTAATATTAGTTACAGCATCGTGAGTATCTATTCCATTTAATCTTTCTCTAAATACTCCAGTTATAGATGACGTAGTTTGTTCTACTGATTGAATTGCTAATTCAATAGCCTATACAGCCTAAGCTTTTAAGGTATCATCAAATCCATTGTATATCTAGTTAGGTGCTTGCGCTCCATCATTTCTCCCTTCCTAAGTAGAATCAATCCACATGATACCACCCTTCTTGTATGCTAACCATTTCTATACTCTCTCCGGCCACTTTACGCCTAGGTTAGTAGGAAGTAACGACATATCCATGATTACACCAGCGGTACCACTATTAGCTATTAGGTTGTCTCTATAATAGTTTAGTAGGTCATATCTATCCTATAGATGCGCACATTTTAATATTAAGGAATATGGTTGTTGAGAACGATTTAAGAAATATACCCCATTCACAGATAGAGAACAGAAATTGGGATTGTCTTTTGACCTCATAACAGTCTTATCTAGACCTCTAAGGATATATATCTCCTCCCCAATTCTAATTGTGTTATATCTCTGCATTACAAAATCGTCATCAGTTTCTATCCATTCTACGTCATAAACTGGAATTAACTAAAATCTGTGAGCACTATATTCATTATCTGGGTATCCAGGAATGGTTTCATGATTCTAATCTTCATTTACTATGGTACAAGTGTCACCATAAACTCTTCTATAAACTGCAGCAGAATCATCAGCTCTCCACTCATCTTTTAGTCTTTTCAAATCCTCTCTAGAGATTTCTTTCCCGTACTTAGCTAATATCTAGCTTTTACTCATCCATTTTCTAACTACTACTCTATAAGAATTTCTAACATATGGAGATTCTGGATTTCTATCTACGAAAGTATTCAGGGGATTTAAAACTTCTATTTCTATGTTAGTTCCAGAAGATGATGATTTTACTCTGAAAAATGTATATCCAGTAATTAATAAATCTGTAAGTAACTATCGGAGTTTAGTTATTAAATCGGTTTCTCTAGACTGCATAATATAATGAATAATATTCTATGCAGCTATCTCATATTGAGAAATAAAAGACTAATCAATATCTTGAATAATTTTATCTAACTAAGTCTTCACGGCTTTATCTGTAATATCTTTTCCATCGATAAATTTCAGAATAGAATTACTTAAATGGTCTCTAAGAAATTTAACTATTCCTTTAGTTATTTCTAACTATTTTTCTCTAGTGATATTACTAATGGTATCTGAATCCTTACAAGAAATCTTCGGAAGGATAGGGGTTCCTAGATATTCCCCTACTAGAGCATCTACATGCTTTTTTAGTAATGGTGTAAATTCTACAGAAGTAGGACTACCTATTCCGAAGTTTTCTTCCAGGTAACGAAACTATTCTGGGTCTCTCTTTCCGTTATAGTAATTATAAGCTTTCTATAATTCGTACTTATCATATACAAGCTCCGCAATAGCCTCGTTCGTCTTGTCTATCAGTTCTTTTTCTTTCATAACATAAATTATGCTGTTCTGGAGGAAGTTTAGTTGCATTATAGTATTTAACTCTTTGTAACTTCCTACTTCTTAATTCTTCCTTTATAAATGGGAGAAATTCTTCATCAGGTAAATCAGCTATAATGACTAAAGGCATCTCTGACCTATCAAAGTTAAACGATACCTTATAACCAACTGGATCTAGGTTCTGAATTTCAAGCCCACCTACGTATTCCATTTTGTACAAGTCTCTCATATAACCTAGGATCACTTGTTTCAATTCTGTATGGGTCATCGTATTCATTTTTTTGTATGTTAGCTTCAAAAGTCTTAGAAGTTGGTATAACCCCAAATCTTTTGATTCCTCTCTCGTCATAATAATAACCATAATCTTGGAATTGTTCAACTTCTTTTTCAACAAGCACTGGCTATCTTCCTGACAATTCCTAGTCTGCCAATTCTGTCATTCCTACAGCGGCCACAATATCGAATTTACCTTTATTCTCATCATTATATCCAGTAAATTGGTCTAACATTTCTTCAAACCATATAGTATGACAGAAATCCTCAATAAAGGCTGCCGTCAAATCAGTATGTTGTTCTATAATAGTTTTGGTAGCAGGTGTTCCATACTATTTAGTAGTTCCATTCTTGACGTCTGTTAGAGTAGCTCTAGGTCTTTTCATAAAATAGTTTAAACAGCCTTTTTCCCTAGCCCATGTAACCATACCCATACGAGTAGCTTCTATGTTTATTCTGCAATTATAGTATCTAGCTAAACACATAGCTATTTTATAGGCTTCTCTGATGTCGTTAGGTCTGTCTTTATACATAGCAACATACTACGGTTCGTTTAGACCAAATGCTCTTCTTTTTATAGTTATACAGAAATCAGAAGGGTCTCTTGTTTCTTTTGAAGTTTGACTAGCTCCTATATCAATACCGTCTATTCCTGCAACATATAAATCATGCATTTCTTTGTATGCTGGAGATTCAAATTCTTCTCCCCTTTCCTCAGCTTCCTATCTAAGTTTATCCATCTACTCTTTATACAAATCAGACCATACAGGATGTTCAAGTATTTTTACTTTTCCGTTAATATTAGGAATCCATTTAAAACCATCTATATTATCCTAGGTATGTTTATTGTTTTTATAGAAGTAGTCTATGTATCCAGATTCTGGTCTTGGTCCTATTTTCTTAAGTCTTATATTAGCTAATTGGTCCGCAATAAGAATCTTGTTGAACTTGTTGACACCTTCAAGATTAAATGCTTCTTCCGCATTCCAACATCGTTCAGCACACTTCTTTAGATAGTCGTCTGGAACTGCTAATAAATTGTCACGCTCTTCCTATAGATACTTTTTATATTCTACTGTATTACATACACCTCTATGGTCCATGTATTCTGAATTTAGAGACTAGACAAAATATGGAATGAAGAATCCACTTTCAATAGTAGTTCCATCCTGTGTATAATTATGTCTAAACGGAAGAACCTTGTAAGCTTTTGGATTGTAATATATCTTCTTAAGACCTGCTAATGGAGCACCCATATCACCACCAGTACCTCCAAATAACATTGTTCCACGAGGTTTACCCTGAACTTCGCAAAGCTCTTGCCCCTGCACTACAGCAGTATCTAGTCCAGGCCAAGACCCTGCTTCATCATATATTAATAAGTCAACACGGTCTCCACGAATATTAGATGCCTTAGCTCCATTTATTCCAACTACTTCTGATTTAAATCCAACATCCTCAAACTGCCCGTTTACCTTAATCTGTTTACCAGACTTTTTTCTTAAGTCTTGGTCAATCAAACGTAGTTTGAAGAATCCTCCCCCTGTAGAAGTATTCAAGAATGTTAAAGCATTATCAAACTTACTAAAAGTACCTTTAAGGAAGGTATCATTAAAACAAGTAATCATTACTCTGCTTCTTCTGATTACTGAATACATTCTTGCAGATAAGGATGCATTTATTTCAGAGAATCCAATAGAACGAGCTTTCATAAGAGCTGCGTGTTTATGCAGAACTCTAGCCATCTACAGATAATGAAAGAACATATAATGAGATGCGAAAAATATAGGAAAGTCACTACTTGTTCCTTCTCCAGATGCCTTGTTATCATCAATAATAGGAAGCTAGTAGAAGTTTAGGAAGAAATAGTTATCTCCAGTAATTGTATAACCATTAACAGTCATTCCATATTTACATCTTCTATACTATTCCTTCCAAAACTCATTATATCTCTTACTATCTTTTAGATATGGACAATACTTTCCAGTTTTTCTATATACTTCTCTGGTCTCAGTAAACCAATCTGGGTCGAAGTCAAGACCATGTGTTTCATCTATCGGTCTATATCCAGTTATTTCATAAGATAAAGTAGGGTCAAATACCTCTATCTTGTCTCCTCTTTTTACATCCCAATAATCAGCATTTTTGCCTCTTTCCTCTCTTATCTTCTATACTAGTTCTCTAGCTTCTTTGGCATCCTCTTTTTGTTCTTTCTCTCTTACCTAATCTACTATATTCTAGATTTCTTCAGGTAATATTTTTTTCTTTCTAGGCATAATTAAAAGTCTCCTGGGTCAAAGCCGTCTGTAGCTCCACCTCTTACAGTAGATTGTTCTGTAAGCTCTTTCTTAACCTGCTCTTCTAGTGTTACTAATTCTTCATGAACTTTATGAAGAGTAGCCATTTCTTTCATTACCTTTTCAGCTTGAAAGACGGGTTTGCCATTATTATCACGTTCATTTAAATCTACTATAGTATCAAAATAATCAATAAACTAGTCAGCTGCTCTTTTAGCTGCTTCTAGAAGTTTTATTGATTTGTTAGAATCCTACAATGCCCGGTATTTTCTACAGGCTTCCCTGAATAACGGGTCATTGAACTCAGATTCAGATAGTCCAGAGTCACTAATAGCTTCATCATGTCTTTCATGTTCTGAATATTGGCTATAGGGACTCTTCCAATCAATAGCTAGATAAATGTAAGATAATTCTCTAGTTACTCGTTCCTTGTCAACAGATTTGTCTCTCTGTATCAAAGCCTTAAATTCTTTAACTAGAAGAAGCTCTGGTTCATTTATTTCTAACTATTTAGTTAAAGTGTTATAATTAAATACATTCATACCCATCAATCATTAACATTAACATCTTTAATCTTTTTATTTCATTTTAGAACCGCATTTACTTACTTTCATTTTAGAACCACAAGCATCTTTCTTAGCATACTTTGTTCTATCTGGAACCCATTTTCCATTTTTAAAGTTTCCCTTATGTCCTTTATTTGCCATGACCTCCTAGTCATTATATTTGTTAATGGATACAGAATCTCTAGATGCTTCATCCTTTGCAGATTTCATATCCTTTTTATACTAAGCTCTTCCAGCCTTGAACTTATCAACTTCATTAGCTTTCTTAGTAACCTTAGTTCCTTTCTATGCTTTTTGACAAGCTTTGCAGATTCTTCCTCCCTGTTTAAAATAAACAAGTTCCTCTCCTTCTGGGCATACTCCTTTTAATTTTTTATAGTACTCTAGTTTAGCTCCAAGTCTAGCCATAACTCCGCCTTGCATCTTCTACATAAATTCTTGATACTTGGCTTTGATTCCGTCTTCTCCAAGCTACTCAGCGTAAGCCTATAAATCTTGCTCTGATTGTAGTTGTATCCCTTGTGCTTGGGCATCTTGTATCAAGTATGCCACGAATGCCTTCTGTAATTCTTCCTAATTAGCCATTACTCTTCTACTTTAATTAAATCCTTTGTATTAAATACTGCTTCCTGCATTAATCCAGAATCAGTAAACCATCTACATCTTAGTCCTCGTAATCCTTGGTTATCTTTAAATAAAGCTGCTTCTCTTCTTAGAACAAGCATAACTGGAGAGTGCATTACTTTACACTACCGTAAAGTAACACAATCCCCAGGCTTAAAATAAACTTTTTCATCAATTGTTTCCATGCTTCAATTCGTCTCTTCTTTCAGTTAGTTTCTCATTAACTACAGCCATGATTCTATTCTCATTAACTACTACAAATCCTAGTTTATAGAATGGAACCATACATTCGCTAGCTATTGTATAAAATACAATATCTCCAGGCTTCAAGAACTCACACTTGTGTCCTACTTCTATCACAGTTCCTACTTTAATAAATTGTTGTTCTTCTTCAATTTCTCCAGTTTCATTAGATTTATAAGTAGGAGTAAATCCACCTAAATCAGTAATAAGACCGCTTTTAGTAGTTTTTATTTTTTGGAATGGGTTTTGTTCAAAAGGTTTAATTAATGCATACCCATACATCGGCATAATTTCAAGTCCATTCATATCGTTAGATAATGACTTAGCGTAATCCTCTAGTGCCTGATTATGTTTAGAGAATTTATCTTCTAACTCATCTACTGAGGTATTAAACTTCTCTTGTTTTTCTCTTAATAATGTTTGGTCTGCAGCCTCTCCATTTAAAATAAAATGTTCTCCCGTACCTTCCATTCCAGTTAATGATAGTGCTAGTTTTTCGTTACTGTTTAATTCTGTTCTCAAAGTTTCCATAATTCATTTTACCATTTACATAAATCACAATGTTCATCTTCAATTCTTGTTTTATTCTCTAATATACAACCACATTCATCGCACACTTCCCCAACAGATGTTTGTAATTTATGGGAACAAGCGTCACAAATCTTTAATCTTTTGGTTGCCAAATCTTGATTTATTCCGAATATATTGAAATATATACTTTTCAATATTGTTAAAGGTTTAGTAAATATTGCTTTAATCCATTTCCATATCATATCTTTTCCTCCTTTGTTTCCCTATTTATGACAGTAAGTATATAATGCTTATCTGGTTTATATAATATAGGAGTTCCATAAATTACCATTTCCCTGCTGGGCAATGTTTCTTTTCGTTTGGAATTTTCTTCTCTAATAGACATCCACATCCCTTTATATATCCTTCTTTAGGGCTTATACTTATATCGTTATTCTTTGGATTTAGATACAAATGCCCATTACATAATCCATTATCTTGGTCACATATTGGGCAGTGCCTACATATCTCAAATCTTTCTTCTATTTCCTCTAGTGTCATAATTAATATTCAATACGTTGACGTTTTCTTTTATTTTCTGCTAATATAGATTCCTTCTTATAGAAGGCTAGCATTTTTATAACCTCATCTTTTAGATATGGCAAATGATATACTGTCATATTGTCATTATGGTCGAAATGTACTAAAACCAAATCCTCTATTTCAAACTCTGGATTTTTCTTTTGAATCATCCAAGCGTAAGTACTTAATTGTAAAGTATAGTGCCAGTAATTAACATCATCTAAATTATTTAGAGGATATTTCATCTTAACAGAAGTTTTGGTTTTGGAATTGAAGAAACTCTTAGTTTCTATTTTCTTATTGGTCTTCCAGTCTCCTATAATTATCTTATTTCCTCTTTTAACTAATAAGTCAATCTGTCCTGCTATTCTTAGCTTTCCATCATCCGATACTCTAGATATTAAATACTCAGGATATACACCATTCTCTAAGTCTAATTCATTATGGTCTTTTATACACTCGAACTTGCCACCTATTTGATATTTACTAAGGTCTATGTTCTGTTTCTTTTTATAGAAGGAGTTTTCCAAATCTGCATGGATTTTAGTTCCTCTCTCGCATGAGTTTCTATTCTCTAAATCCCAAGCATCTAAGATAGCTTGTTGCTCTTTATTAAACTCGTCTTCTGTAATGTTATGAAGTTCAAGTAGAACTTTATCAAATTTCTTAGTGTTCAACAAAGACTTTTTTTCTATAGCCCAATCTTCTTTAGGTAAGAGTTTCTCTAGTGCTTTATATGCTGACCAGAACTCCTTATCAAATGGTTGGGTGAAAGAATGAATTAAAGTCGTTACAGATATAAACTTCTGTTCTGGCTTTGTAACATCATAATAAATATGGGCTTCTTCCTCAAAAGCTATGTTCCCATTTTGTTTTGTAATTTTACTTTTGTCCATTAGTCATAATTCATTTAATCATTTATCACATTTATCTATATTTATTTGATACTTTTCAAGTATATTAATATTCTTTGTAAGATACAAATCAATAAATAATACATTATATTAAAAATGTCTAACAGTAAGAAAATTACAACATTTGGGTGTCCAATTTTCAAAAATGGGTCGGGCATCCACATTAAAGAGAAGAACAGAGGCAAATTTACAGCATCTGCCAAGGCAGCAGGAGAATCTGTACAAGAACACGCTAAGCACGTACTAAACAATCCTAACGCTACCCCTCTTTAGAAGAAGCGAGCTAATTTTGCTAGAAATGCTTCTAAATGGAAACACGAAGATGGGGCTAAGATACATAAACCGAGTGGGCATAGGTCTATATTAGATAATGGATGGATTCCTACTACTAGATTAAAGAAAGGAAATTATGGATTTATTAAAACTAAGAAACGATGAAAAACATTATTAAGTGCATTAAAGAGATTGTATTGAGAATATATCTGTATTTACTATTTATATTTAAAAAGTAACATGGACTATAACAAAGCAACTTTACATGCAGCTACTGGTCGTACTCTACTACTTCCAGGCTGGAAGGGATATTTTTATTGGGATTATAATAAATAGGAATTGAACTTTAGAAACGGAGATTATCATCTAGATAATAAATAGCTTAAAGAAAAAGGAGTCATGGAGAGAACTGATTGGTACTATATTATATAACAAAATAGGCGAGCCTAGAGATTAGGTTCGCCTATTTTTATTTAACATTATACTTTGTATCATAAGTACAAGTGATTCTATTTATACCATCCTCCCACCAAGGTTTGTCTGATGGCTATCTAATACCACTTGGGATGGTTATTGTAGGGGTAGAAGTTTCTACTATGGCATCTACTATTTTAAATAATGTATCCAAGTCAAACTCTGGAAACTCATTATGTAAGTTTGTTAATGTCTTTTTAAAGTCTATCATATCCTTCAAATGTATTATCAATTATTGCTTTTTCTAGTGTAGTATCTTTATATAACCCGTTCTTAATTAGATTTCTAACCTAATTATCAACTACATTCCATATATCAATTAGTAATGATTTATTCTCTGGAACGCTTTTAAGTGTGCTTTCTAAATAGTCAGCTTTTACCATGTTTACTAGTTGACCGTTGATAAAGACTTCAAATTTAAATTCTTTACTCATATATTTAGTATATTACACTTAGTCTATTTAATTCATCTAGGTAATCTAGAAACCATTGTTCATTTTGTTTTCCTTCTTCTGCAACAGCTTCTATTAAAGATTCTGCTGCTAGGAGTATAGTTTCAGATAACTCTTTTAAGTTTGGCTTAGTTAGTTCATTGTATTTATCAGTCAAGTTTAACATAATCCATCCAGTCTTTTATATAATTCTTACAATCTTCTAAGTCTGGATAGATACTTGCTATAGTGCAACCTGTTTTTGGATTTCTAAAATGATGAAGTTTTGCTTCTTCATTTTTCTCTTCTTCTATATTTCTATTTAATGTTCTATTCCAGTAGTTGTATTTCTCATCTAGCATTTCCTTATCACACTCTTCCAATATTTTCATATTGGGATTACTCATTATTTTGTCATACTTTCTTTTTAAATTAGAAACTTTGACAACATCATTACCATTCAATACGACTGCACACTGTTTCATTTCACTACTTTATAAGTACATATCTTACCTATCTGCTTTCCTTGAATACTTATTTGTGGAAGAAAGTAGCAGGCTTGATTCTCAAATTCTTGAGGTACAAATATATAATCAAATCTACATCCAACTACCTTATCGCAAACTTTATTCCAATCATCTCCCTCTTCAATAATAAGGGTTTTAGCTCCTATTGGAGTTACAGCATAATTCTCATTTAACTTTATCATAACTATTAATTTTGGCGTTGCCCTACTAGGATTCGAACCCAGACTAAATGATTTAGAGTCATCTGTGCTGACCATTACACCATAGGGCAGTATTTATTTCTCTTTTAGAGATTTATTCTCCGCTGCCAATTTCTCTAGTTCTTTCCTTAGCTGTTCGTTTTCGTGAAATAAAGCCTACATAGTTGCATTTACATTAGCAAGAAGTATTCTTATTTGAGCTATTTGTTCATACATACGCTTTCAGTTGTTCTATTTTCATAGTTACCACATTAGATAATGCCATTCTGAATTTAGCAATTCCAGCTCTTACTGATTCTAATTTTTCACTTTCCAAACATTCTTGGATTTTATTCAGTTCGGACTCCCCTAGATATTCGCAGACATCTATAAATAAATCATCATCTAAAGATTCTAAGTATTTCTGGAATTTGCCTACTTCTTCATTAGCTAGACAGCTTTCCTCTTTCTATCTCTCATAAGATATTAATAAGAATAAAGAATCATCTGTGGATTCTGCTTTAATGGTTAGACCATTACTTGATAGATAATACTCCTAGTTCTTATTAATTGCATCAACGAGATTCTTAAACTCGTCCTAATTTAGTAATGTTTCTAAGTCTGTAATCATAATTGTTTCTTTTTTAGTTATATACAACAATACCTTCTGAGAAGTTAAATACAAAGTTAAAAAATTCTAATTCTAATATTATACATATTTCATTTAGTTATCCGTAAATGGGTACAGGTACTTTATATAAATAGCCCCCTGGGGGTTTAATAAATTCGGAATTTATATACAGATGAAAATTACCTAGATTCCGAAAATTATATGAGAGACTGTTATGGCGGTCCACAACCCCTTTAGTCCCCCCCTGTATATTGATATAAAACTAAAACTAAAACAAAAGTAACTCACAGTATTAACAAATTAAAAATTTTTAGTATTATGACACTCGAAGAATTAAAAAACAGTAATCTCAGCGTAGAAGAACGTGCTAAATCAGTGGTAAATTCATTAGGTTTGGAAGGTAACGAACGTTCGGTTGTCGTCGGCCTGAAGAAGGGCGATAAGTTCCAGATTGTTGCTATGAACAAAATGGAATTGAACGGCACACAAAGGGAAGGGCAAGCACGATTTGTGCCTATCACTTTCACAACTGACAGTGGTGCATCAATCGGAGCTAAACATTTCGCTGGCGTGACTATCGACGACGAAGCTCCTGCTATTGGTTCTACTCCTTTGGAAAATGCAAATTTCCTTGTTTGGTGCATAGACCACAAAGTAACATTTGTGGTTAAAAGTATCACCTCTGAGGACGTCGAAGCGCACGGGGAAGTTCCGGCTTATACCAAAAGAACTTACAAACTTGAGGTTGAGGACTACGAGTAAAAGATTGGGGAGAAATCCCCTTTCTTTTATATACAAATAATCTTTGTAGTTATGGACACGAGAAAAAAGTTCAGAACGAAAAAGTGTTTGTATAACTGGGGAGCAATCTATGACCCAAAGACTGGAGAAAAGTTAAATCTCAAAGCGGACAGAGTTTATTGTAAAACTTCTGAAGCATGGATTATGACTTATCAAAAGTCAGAAGAAGACATTCCAAAAGTAATAAGAATTGTCTTTGTAGATTAACACGACTCTCTCGTGTATAAATAAGTGAGAGTGGCAGAATCTAATTGTAATCTCAGCGCACAACGAGATTTAAAATAAGTCAAACGTGCAGCTCTAAGGTATTATGAGTTGAAATAAAATACCCATATGAACTCCATCATTGGAACATTGGTCAACGGAGAAATCAACAACAAAACAAAAAAAAATCAAAAACCGAGTTAACTTTTGTAGTAGTTTTAGTTTTTATGTCTGGCTGATAGGAAAGACTATCATTTCTAGTAAAATCGTGTATGTTTCACGTGAAAATATGGTGAGTAAGGAGAATAATTGCCCAGAACCCCGGCAGCCAATTTTCCGACTTTTTCCAGTTTTCAAAAAATCGCCAGTAGGACGAGTTTTATAACTCATACTACAATGATTATTTACTCTAACATTAGCCTATAAAAAGGCAACAAAAGCGGGGTTACGCAGATAGCCCAAATATCCGAAAATAACTGCTACGATTGTAATGTGTATATTCGCAAACTTAAACACTATTACAAGAGGATTGAGCTATAGGGTTGGTCACTTATAGCAATATTATGAAGTACTGCTGATACGCCAGTAGACCATGCATATCATATTTTTATATGTTATACAATTGTATTAGAAGTTGCCGAGTATAAGCCGCTCGATTAACAAAAGCTAGATAGTAAGAGAGAAACTCATAAGGTTTCATTTTCCATCTCGAATCTATTCGTATACGTTTACAGATTAGCTACCTGTAAAATATATGAACGTTGATACACGTATCAATTTAATCTCAGAATGGAAACTGAGAATTAAGTTGAGAAATAATCCTCTACCTTATTCTAGATATGTAAGGTAGAGTAATTCTCTATTAGTATAATGGCATTGCACCTACCTGCAGAAGGGGGAGATTCTGGTTCGAATCCAGGATAGAGAACTATTGCTATGTTTTTATGGGTGGTCATAATGGGTATGCCCAGAGACTATGTAGTTGTTGTGAAACAATTCAAAGGAGAGTGGCACAGGAAGACCTTAATATTTTTCATAATTAATCCCCACAGCGGTGGGGATTTTTAAAAATCCTCTGATGAGTCTTTGAAAATTAAGACGAAACTACCTAGAAATAGGTAGTCAGGATTAAAAAAGAAAAGAAAAATGAGAAAATTCAACAGATTACATTGCACTTCTACTGTTCGTGCAAGATTTACAGATTCATGGGGAAGAGTGATAACTCTCACTGGAACCCACGCCTTCGAGTATACCATTCACATAGAAGGCATCAGAACAGTTACTGAAACATTCGAGAATGGAACATTAGCAAGAAAAAGATTTAACGAATTAAAAAGAAAACCATGAGAAAAAGATTCAAAGCTTCGAGAATTGCATCCTCGGACAATTATGAATTGTCTAGAAGAATACATTCTCAGTATTTAAAGAGATGGCACAATGCTAACATCGAGGTAATCACTGAGATTACCACATCATTAGTAATTAAAGAACAAAAATACATAAGAGTATTTGGAGAATTAATTCCGATTTCGGAAGAGGAATTGAGAGCCATAGCACTCTGATAATTGAGAACTAATATGGAAGATTTATTAGCAATTGTTAGATGGGGCATTACTTTGCCCGTTTGGTTATTAGAACATATACTGAAAGGTTTAACTTTCATTGTTCTAGTATTTGGACTTGTCGTTATGGCGATTTTATTCCCGCTATTTCGATCTACTTGGCGTCGTACAGGCGATTCTCGTATATTTAAGTATGCAACAAAGTGGAGAGGAAACTATCCATTAACAAAAAAAGTATTTAGTTTATGGCAATAATGAGAAGAATCACCGAAATAAACGGTGAGATAATTATGGTGGAAACTATGATTATTGTAGGTAATATAATCCTTTGTACAATTTATATCAATGGAGAGCTAGTTAAGTATGAAATATTATCTATTGGACAGCTACGGGAAGATCGTTAGGTCTTTCCGTAGCTGGTCAGAAGCTAACAAATTCAGAATAGTGATGAATAGATTGGATTGGAGGATTGTACCATGACCTATATAGTAGTATTCATAATATTAATTATCATTTGGAAGGCAATTGAAGAACAATGAAGACAATACTTACTCACACAGGAAAGATTTATGTTGATACAGAACATAAACTTGAATTTCTAACCGTAGGAGACTATGGGAAAGAGAACAACATCAAAGCTAATTTCCTAGGATTAACTAAGGAGATTAATGGGGTAGCTAATACTGAAGTTGACCTTAGTAAGAAGTGGGTTGCAACCATTTCTACCCAGAAAGGTTGTCCGATGAAATGCAAGTTCTGTGATGTTCCGAAATTTGGATTCTATGGAAACGCTTCTATTGAAGAGATGGAATGGCAAATAAGAAACATTATCAAGAATGAAACTGTTAGGAATACTGACAGATTCAACGTGCATTTCGCAAGAATGGGAGAGCCAACTTGGAATGATAATGTACTAGCATTTGGAATTGTTCTAAAAGAAGTAGTAAAGAGTTGTGGATTGATAGCTAAGACTGTCCATCCAGTAGTTTCTACTATGCTTCCTAGGGCTAATAGAAAACTAGAGAACTTCATACAAACTTGGTGTGAAATCAAGAATGATTTCTACGGGGGTGAGGCAGGTCTTCAATTCTCAATAAATTCTACTGATGATGAACAGAGAAGAGAGCTATTTGACAACAAAAGTCATTCATTAGCTACTATTTCTGAAATGGCTAATCGTTTACCTATGCCAAAAGGTAGAAAGTATACGTTGAATTTCCCAGTTACTGCACAGACTATTCTGGATGCAAAGGAGTTATCTAGACTTTTCGATAAAGAGAAGTTTATTGTGAAAATAACTCCTATTCATGAAACTGCATCTGCAGTTGAGAATGGTTTTGAAGTAACTGGCTACTCTGATTATAATGTTTATCGTCAATTCGAACAGCCTTTACTTGAAGAAGGTTGGGATGTTATCGTATTTGTTCCGTCTAAAGAAGAAGATGCTGACAGAATAACGTGCGGTAACGCCCTTATTTCCGAAGAGAAGATTTAACAATTATTAACTAAGAAGAACGTAGTTCGCTGTATATAATAGCGAACACGATGTCCCGTTAGCTCAGTTGGATAGAGCAACAGCCTTCTAAGCTGTGGGTCGAAGGTTCGAATCCTTCACGGGATACATTATCATTAAAATGACTCCGTAGCTCAGTTGGTTAGAGCACCGCACTTTTAATGCGGGGGTCCTGAGTTCGAATCTCAGCGGAGTCACGGGCAATTTTCTTGAATTTTTCTTTTTTTCTTACGCAGTGAGTATTTGTTGTGAAACACGTACTTACATCTGGGTATAGTTCAGTAGGTAGAACGCTGCATTTGGGATGCAGAGGTCGTGTGTTCGAGCCACACTATCCAGACGAAGCAATCACCATTCACTAGTAGAATAGATAATGTCTATTGGGTGCCTACGTAGATGAATCCCTGATTACTCCAATTAACAGAGGTGAGTTCCCTTAAAATTGTTACCACGCACTAGTGCGGCTATTAGCTACTAGAGGACTTGGGGTGCCAAGAGGAAGAATTGTAGTAGTTATGTTAATTAGAACAAATCTGTTAATTGTTTTTATGGGATAGCGCCAACGATGGTGAGTTGGGACGGACTGTAAATCCGTTGCCTTTAGGCTTAGTAGGTTCGAATCCTACCTATCCCACAATTATGTAAAATAATATTACCAAAAGATGATAAGAATTTCTAGAATTGTAGCTAAGGATAGAATAGCAGATTTGCTAGACTTGAATTTCGTATCTAAGATAACTCTTAGACAAGGTAAACAAGGATTCAAAAATCCTGCAATTTGCAGAGTAGAAATTTATCTACAGGTTGATAATGATACAGAATACTTTAATAGTGTTATGAATAACATTGTTGACTGGGGAAAGAAGAGTAATTGTAATATTGCTGTCACTACAGCAAATATGGCTCTCTATGATAGGTTTATTAAAGAATCTGCATTTGACGACTTTGATTATCCTATGCCAAAAAAGTATAAGGATTTATGTAATGTATACTCTGACGAATATTTTAGACTATTTAATAGGAGAAAGATATGAAGGAAGACTTAAACGAATTTCTCCCATATCGTTCTAATCTAGATGATCGTGAGTATAACTCGCTATGGGAATGTTACGAGGAGGAATCTATATTTAATAGATTCAAAAACTGTATAACTAACCAAATTAAATATCTAATATGGAGGATCCATATGAAAATTTATCTGATGAAGAACTCAAAGAAATCTTCGAAGATATGCAGGCAGACTATTGGATAGATTATTACCAATCTATCTATGAATAAAACCTCTATTAGCGAGACCTAGGATATGGATTTTTGAAGTATATAAACCCATTATATACAGGTTAGTCATATTTAAATGAGGAAACCAGGGTTCTCTACTAGGTCGATTCGGGATTGTAACCGGTAATTGGTAGCCGCGCAGACTGTAAATCTGCTCTCTTTTGAGACTGGAGGTTCGAGTCCTCCCAATCCCACACTGTAATTAACTAATGCTATGACAAAAGAAGAAGCAATCAAAGCTATGTCTGAGGGAAAGAAAGTAAGACATAGATACTTCAGTAGAGACGAGTGGGTAACTATGAACTCTGCTGGTTTATATGAGTTTGAAGACGGAGTAATAGTAGGCCCTTATCTATTCTGGATGAACAGACAAGATTCATACTGGAATGAAGGATGGGAATTGTTTAAACCTTTAATAAAAGATTAAAATGACAACTTATGAGTACGGAAAAGGATACTTGCCAGAAATCTGGTACTAGTGTAGTATTCCAAAAAGAAATTAAGCAGTGTAGAGAATGTCCTAACTGCAGAATCTATCCTGACCCAGATCCTGACGACTGGTTCAATGATGATGACGAGAAGGCATTCTGTAAAGAGGCTAATAAACTAATTGAAGGAATGTTAAGACCTTACGAAGAGGTATCAATTCCAGATTGGTGTCCATTAAAAACTAACAAATAAGATGAATAAAATTAAAACAAAAGCCTGTCTTGAAGTAACTTTGGAGCAGGCACGCGAATGGTACGAAAGCGGTAATGAAGACTTGAAGAAATTAGCTCTTACTGTATTTAGTGAGGAAATGCTAGTTCCTTCTCTTGGAGAAATATTGGAATCTGAAAAGGATTGGGATGTGCTATTTTTACCTTCAGAGGTATCAGAGCAAACTAAGTCTCTAATTTGTCTCCAAATAGTAGCTAATTACCTAAACAATGATTGGAATAAAACAGAGAGTAATAATGGTTACTTCCTTGGAAGGGGTTCTTCTCTATCTAGGAATAGGAAGGGAGAAACCGATATAAAAGGATTATACGTTAACATGCATCAAAATGTAATATATCCAGGTATTGTTTATTTCAGAACTGTGGCTGATGCACAGAAAGCGGTAAAGATTCTTGGTAAAAAGTTATTGCCATTACTTAAATAACTTGATGGTGTTATTAGTTCAGTTGGCAGAACGCTACATTGTGGCTGTAGAGGTCAGCGGTTCGAATCCGCTATAACACCCAAATCATGGTTTATAAATACTATAACAAATGAAAAGAACTATTGAAATTGAATGCCCAGATGGCTACAAGCCTATCTACAATGCCAAAACAGGTAATGTTGAAATTGTTCCAGAGAATATTATGGAAAGAGTTAAATCTTACGAAGATGCCATGAAGATTACAGGCAGAACTTATGGTTCAGATGCCTCTAAAGTAGCTTTAGGAAAGTTGCAGTTGATTCTGGATGTGCTGAACGAAAAGCACAAGTTCAATCTGCTGACTGGAACTGTATGGTATCCTTGGGTTCGTTTCTTTAGAATGAAGTCAGTGCCGAAAGATGCAGAGGTCATTGGACACTTCCGTTATCAGGGCGAGAAATTCGCGTTGGTTGGCATCGCGAAGTACAGCGACTATGCAGGTCTCAGCTGTTTCTATTCTGACCTTGATGTCGGCTATGCCTATTCCAATGCCGGGATGCTTGCGTGCAAATCTGAAGAGATTGCTAGATATGTATCAACCCAGTTTGGAAAACTAGTGTTTGAGGCTTGTTTTGCGAGACATTTTGAAGGTAAAGAATTTGAATGGCTTGACTGATGAAGAAGTTTTTTGTACTTATGCTTGCTATACTCTGGATGAGCGTAGCAGCTTTTTCTCAGATAACTATATCACAAGAAGACTATGATAAGTTGCCTAGTGATACTAGAACTCAAATTGAGAAGATAACAACAGAGAAAGCTATAAAGGGTGAAATCGAGGAAGTTTCTGAGTATGCAAATCTTGGTAAGGAAATTGGCGTAGCAGTCAATGAAACCTTAAAAGCAGTTGAAGATTCAGCCATAAGAATAGCAGAATCCGATCTAGGACAAACAGCAATAACTATCGTAGTGTGGAAACTCCTCTATAAGGAGATTGCTGGAATTGTAGTAGGCACCATACTATTAGGAACATCAGTATTTATGCTACTAACTGGTAGAGGAAAGCTATCCAAAAACGAGGAAGATGCTGGAGGTTGGGTAAGTGTGGTAGGAGGAGCTGTATTCTTTATATCTTCAATGGTTTGTATATTTAACTGAGAAGCAATCCAGGCTGGTGTATTCTAGCTATATTCTGTGTATTATTGCTTCTTGGTATGATTCTTAGCTAGTCATAAGGCTAGCTTTTGGAAGGGTGGCAGAGTCAGGTTTATTGCAACGGTCTTGAAAACCGTCGGGCGGTAACACGTCCCCAGGGTTCGAATCCCTGTCCTTCCGCAAATACGTCCGTACTCAAGTGGTTTAAGAGGATAGTCTCCAAAACTATTATTCCTAGGTTCGAATCCTAGCGGGCGTGCTCATTTATTAATAAATTAGATTATGAAAAAGTTAACAATTATTTCATTGGGGTTGGCTCTATTGTGTAGCTGCTCTAGACCGACTCTTGAGTCAGAGGCAACAAAGAGTGTTCCAGATGGAATCATTCCGTTTGACGCTGTGATTCACTTTCGGTACAAAAATCATTATTACATTAAGTTTACTGAGGGATATGAAAGATCTAGAACCAGTGGGGTAGTTCATGACCCAGATTGTAAATATTGTAAGAGATGAGCGAAGTGTATTATCTTTTGGCAGCCATTTCATATGGCATTTTTCTAGTTCAATTCATTTTATCTTGGTTTGGTGGAAACACTGACTTAGATGTTGACTTAGATGGAGAACTAGATATGAACGTGAGTGATATTGTCTCATTTAAGGGATTAATCCATTTTATAATGGGAGTTAGTGGATGGCTTTGTGTTAAGCAGTCCATATCTCATTCTGTAGAATGGTATGATTATCTAATCGCATTAGTGTGCGGTATTCTTTTCGTGGTTATACTTTACTACTTATATAAACTCTGTTTAAAACTCCAGCATCAAGTCATTCCAGAAGAGGGTGAAGCCTTGATTGGAAGGGTCGGAATTATCACAGTTCCTTGTGAAAGCCATTTCTTTATTACTATTGAAGTAAATGGATGTTCCGAGGAAATTGTAGCCTATCCTGAGGTTCCAAAGATGAGCTATAAGGTAGGAACTCGTGTGATAATTTCTAAGTTTGAGAATGGAAAGTATTATTTTAACTAAAAAGAATTTTAAAAGATGACAACAGGAACTCTTATTGTAGCAGGTGTTATTGTATTACTCGTAGTTTTAACCTTTATCGGACTTTTGTCACGGTATCGCAAATGTGCCAGTGATGAAATTCTGGTTGTGTTTGGTAAGGCTGGTAAGAAGAAGGTAGTTAACGAGAAGACTGGAAAGTCGGAGGAAGTTATTCTGCCGTCCAAAATCATTCATGGTGGAGGTACATTCGTAATGCCGGTAATCCAGGACTGGGCTAAAATGTCCTTGAAACCTATCCAAATTCAAGTAAATGTTACTGGTGTTTCCAGTCAAATGATTAAGGTAACTATTCCTGTAACATTGACCACTGGTATTGGGACCACTCAAACATTGATGCAAAATGCTGCAAGTAGATTCTTAACAGCTAAAACTTCTGAAATCTCAGACCAAATCAAGGATATTCTCATTGGTGAAGTGAGAAGCTTGATGGCTACGATGACAATTGAGGAAATTAACGCTGATAGAATCAAGTTTATCGGCAAAGCTAAAGAGAATATTGAGACCGAGTTGAATAAAGTAGGTTTCAGTATTATCAACATTAACAATGCTGATATTTCGGATGATGCAAACTATATCAAGAATCTAGGTCAGAAAGCTGCAACTAAAGCTCTTGCTCAGGCACAGGCTGACATTGCGGAAGAGAAAAAGAAAGGAGATATCCAGATTGCAGAAACCAACAAGCAGCGCGAGATTGCTGTAGCAGACGCTGAGAAAGAGCGTGAAACTACTGTTGCCCAGACTAGACAAGAGCAAGAGGTTCGTGTGGCAGAGATTAACCAGGAGAAGGAAATCAAACTTGCAGAAGCTGAGAAGAATAAGCAATCAGGTATTGCTAATCAGAAAGCTGAGCAAGCTGCTAATATTGCTAAAGCTAATACTGCAGCGGAATCGGAGAAAGCTAAAGCAGAAGCTGAGAAAATTTCAGCTATAGCTAAAGCTCAAGCAGAAGCCGATTCTAATAGAGCAGAGTCTGAATCACTGGCTGAGGCTAATGTAGCCAGGGCTAAAGCAGAAGCTGACTCTAAGAAGGCAGAAGCAGAAGCAGAGAAACAAACTCGTATTGCTCAGGCCAAACAGAGGCAGGAAGCCGAGACGCAAAAGGCAATTAACGAACAGGAAGCTGCAGTTGCTAAGTATGAGTCAGACAAGCGTGTAAAGGCAGCTGAAGCTGATAAGATTGCAGGAGTGGCAGAACAAAATGCCACAATTGAAGTCTCTAAAGCTAAGGGAGAAGCTGAGAAAGCTAAGGCTGAAGCTGAAAAGGTAGCAGGAACTTCTAAAGTAGAAGCTCAGATGACTATCGAAAAGACCAAGCAAGAAAAGCAACTAGAGGTGAATGAGGCAGCTGCATTGGCTATGGAAGCTAAGCTTCATGCTGAAACGATTGTTCCCGCTCAAAAAGAAAAGGAACGTATCACGATTGAAGCAGAAGCTGTAAAGCAGAAAGCTGTGCTTGAAGCAGAAGCTAAGGCTGCTGAGATACTGAAAGAAGCAGAAGCTAAGGCAAATGCTACTAAGTTACAGTTAGAAGCAGAAGCAGAAGGTACTAGAAAGAAACTGCTTGCTGAAGCAGAGGGTAAGAGAGCATCTTTGATGGCTGAGGCTGACAAGGTTCAGGCTATTGAAATGGCTCCTGCTCTGGCAGTCCAGAAGATGATTGAATCCGGCTTGACTCCAGAAATGGTGGTTCAGTACAAGACAGTTGATCAATTGACCGGTATTGCTGAAGCATCTGCTCAGATGTTTGAACACGTTCACCTTGGACAGGTTACTGTTTATGGTAACGAGAACACCGCTGGTAACTTTATGGCTAAAACTGCCGAGAACTTGAATCCTGCGTTCGACTTGCTTCGCTCTATACCTTTTGCCGATACACTGAAAAGTATTCTCGGTAAGAAAGGGTTGGAGGAGAAGAAAGCCGAAACAACTGAGTTTGAAGAAGTGAAGTAATTCACAGCGAAGGGGCTTTACAATTTCAATAGTAAAGTATAACAAAAGCCCCTTCGCAATTTGGAGGTATGGGTGAGTGGCTTAAACCACCGTCCTGCTAAGACGGAGGGCCTTCGGGTCCCGCTGGTTCGAATCCAGCTGCCTCCGCTTAATAAAACATACTATGGAAGAAAGAATTGAAATATTTAAGTCTCTTCATAAGCCATTTCTTGATATGCTTATGGATGATACTTGGTTAATGGAAGAGCCTATTGATGTAGCTGAAACAGAAGCTTGCTGGAGATGGGCAATAAAATTAGGAGATGAAACTGTTCCAGTAGAGAGATTTGAAGAAGAGTTTAAGTTTTCTTTGCAAGATTTAACTAACTGGTGGAACAAAAAAGTATTAAATTTACAATGATAGCTGAAAGTGCACAGAGTAGGCTATTGACTGCGTAGACCCCTTACGTCAGTATATTAGTACGTTGGTTGAGGGAGGGTCCAACAAAACACTACTAGTAGTACGTAATGCTGGTAGTCATAAGTCCGTTGAAGTCGCTTTAATATGTGCGTAACATAAACAGTATAACTTGCTTTGGGACTCTTTTCATAGAATGAAGGTTTTATCCGTTTACTTCTTCTATGCCTATATATTAAACGGACATGGGAATGTGGTGTAGGTGGTTGTTGCACGAGGGTCTGAAAAACCCCAGGCTTGAGTTCAATTCTCAGCGTTCCCACGCATTGTGTGTTTTTTTTTCATGGTAAATATGAGCTTGACGGTTCGGGAGAGTAGTTAAGCTAAATTGGGCTATGGTGTAATGGTTAGCACTACAGATTTTGATTCTGTCAGTCTAGGTTCGAGTCCTAGTAGCCCAACTAAATACAGTCGTTGAGGAGACTCGACCTTGCATACCTAGAGTCGGTAAAGTCAGCTGAATAAATCCGATGCGGTATTATCCACGAATAATCAAACAGACGTCTACAGAATAGTGGAAGCGAGAGCGCAGAAAGGCTGTATTTTTAATAATAAGTATTATCGGTAAGACTATAATATTTAAGTGTCAATCAATAAGTGCTTATGCTTAATATAACTTCTTTCAACATTGGAGAGATAACTAGTAAAGTATCTCTAAATACTCCCAGTAGCGGAATAATCCAGAGGTCTCATCCTAGAAGTAAATTCGTAAGATTTCATTCTAGGTCTTCTATGTCAGAATATGCATTCTCTAGCAGGCCAAGACTAGGTAAGGATGAACCGGAAATTGTGGTGTTGCAGATTATGGTATTTGGCAATGATGAATTGCTAGTTGAATATGTCTGCAAACAGGAACTAACAGTAGAATAGGTTATTAGACCGGTAAATAACCTTCCGTAGCCAGTCGGACGTTGGAAGCTTATAGTCCTACGATAGTGAGACTAAATCTGGGCATGTAGCTCAGTTGGTCAGAGCACGAATCTGATACGTTCGGGGTCGGAGGTTCGAGTCTTCCCATGCCCACCGATAGGGCCTAGGAACGTCACCTAGGAAAGACAGAGTTATGGCGGATATATTTAGTTTAATCAATAGACGGAAGAGCCATAGAAATTTGAAAACGAGAATGATACTCTGTTAAGTATCTCGGAAGTAAAATGAAGGAATGGATTTCGCGTGAGTGGGGTAGTTCAATAGCAAACCCAACAAACCTACAAACACCGCGCGTCAGAGATAGTGCAATAAAATTAAAGGTTGGTCAGAACTTGTTTTGATTGTCGAAATTAAAACGTGACATTTAGGTGTCAACGAAAACAAGTCCAAGTGATTAGCTCACAGGGTCGAGTGCATTAGGGTTTAGGCTTGTTTACACGCGCACGGATCTTATAATTGAAAACAGTTCTGTTTTACGGACCTATAGCTCAGTCGGTCAGAGCAGCAGACTCATAATCTGAAGGTCGGGGGTTCAAGGCCCTCTAGGTCCACTTGGAGTGTACTAGAAATAAACGGAAATCTAGAGCAGGTATACTGAAAATAAAGGGTAAACAATACTAGTTCAGTTTACTAACATCGAAAGATAGAAAATAAACACCTGTGTATGTGAATATGGGTAAAATAATAGCATACATTCAGTTCGAATCTGAATACACTCCCACAATTTAGAATTACTAACATTAAATTTATAAAATATGGGTTACCAGTATTTTGGATTGTTTTTAAATGAACATAATAGGAATGAGCTTATGAAAATCATTTTTGCTAATCCTATTATAGCTAATCTGGTCCTTCAAAGAGGAAGTACTTTATATCTAGACCATTGTACTCTACTCCACAAAAATCAAAACGACAAAGAGATATATGACTCTCTTATAAAGAAGATTGATGAATCATGGATGATAGAAGTAAATGGAATAGGTTTCTCTAACAAAGCAATAGCTTTTAGAGTTACTATACCAGACTTGCCTTGTGCAAATGCAAAACCACATATTACTATTTGCACAATCAATGGAGGAAAACCAGTTGATAGCAATGGGATATGTGAGTGGATTCCTATTCCTAAACTCAACATTTGTTGTGAACTAAAATTAGTGAAATAATGTGGTCAAGAGAAAGTCCAATGAAAGAATATGCCAGGAAGCATCCTGGCTGTTCTCTTCAAGAGTATTGTGAATATTTAGACAGTATTGCTAGGGAGGAAGCAGAAAGAAGAAGACTAAAAGAAGAAGAAAATAATCAACTTCTAAAAAGTTTTGAGGGAAAATGCTTTCAAATAAACTTCAATGGGCAATCATTTGGTTATTTTAAGATAACTAAAGATGTTACTACCTTTAGAGAAGATGTTAGAGAGGATTTTTATGAGGTCTTCATAGACAATAATACAACTAGAATAGGTCTTGAAAAGAAGAGAATGATAAGTCGTCAGTGGCTTCCTGGGCAGGGAAGTGAAAAGTGTACAATAGTTCCTGAAGAATTGTTCAATAAAGTAGTCAAGTATTATCAAGAAATGTGTACTATGGCTGAGAAAATAAGAGACGGGGAATTGTAACCTTGGGGTAGTGGCGGAATTGGTAGACGCGCTAGACTTAGGATCTAGTACAGAAATGTGTGAGGGTTCGAGTCCCTCCTACCCTACAAATTTTATTCGATTATGAAAGAGTTAAGTGAAATTATTCAAGAATTAGTAGTCAGTAGCAATTCCATGAATCAAATTGATTCAAAAACTGCTATACAGTATGTTGTGGAGGCTTACGAAGCTGGAATGGATAAGGCTAAAGAACTTACCAAATACAGTGGAGAACTTTATTAACTGAATGTTCAGAACATTCATATTAAATAACAATTAAAAATAAAGAAATGAACAAAGTTTGGATGTGTTCTGAGTCTACATACACCCAAGTAGGCTCAGGTTACAAGGTTTCGGAATCTCTTCCGGTTGGTATTTACAGTATTAGTCTGACAAGGACAGGTTATCACCTGGATAGGTATGCAGACAAGTTCGTATTTCCGTACAAGATGTATGGACTGCAGGAAGATTTTATAGACCATGTAATCAAAACTTATAATAACACAGAAGGAAACTTGGGAATCATGCTTACTGGTACAAAAGGTACTGGAAAGACTGTCACGGCTAAAGAATTAGCTAATAAGTTGAACCTTCCTGTTATTATCGTGAAGGATATGGGAGACCATAATCAATCCATGATTGAGTTTCTTTCTGGCATTGAGGGAGACTGTATTCTCTTCCTAGACGAGTTTGAAAAGAACTTCAACGAATCAGATTCTACAATCCTCCAAATTATGGATGGAGTTTATAACTCTAAGTATCGTAAGGTATTCTTGTTGACTACCAATGCAATGTCCGTCAACGAGAATATGGTAGGACGTCCATCTAGAATCCGCTACGTCAAGAAGTTCGAAAATCTCGATTTGAAGGTTGTAAACGAATATCTAGACGATGCCTTGGAGGTTCCGGAAGCACGTCAAGATCTGCTTGACTTCATTGATTCTTTGACTATATCAACCATTGATATTCTCAAAACTATAGTTAATGAAGTTAACATTCATGGAATTGAGGGTTTGAGAAAGGCTAAGAGTTTCTTCAACGTAGTAACTAATGAGTATGAGTATTCTTGCATCAGAGGTTATGCTTACACTGGGGAAATTGAACACGACAAGAATAAGTTCTCTATTGGAAACTTCTTCAAGGCTGTTGAGAGATTTAATAATCCTATACCTAAGCCTATTGTTGACGATGAGGATAACTGTACTATAGAGGAAAGAAAAGCCCTCAACGAATACTATGAGTATCGTCGTCATAGCTTCCACAGCTTGTCGTATACCTTTATCTATTCTTCTACCAAGTTCAGCAATCTTAAGGTAGGAGACGATTTCTACAATGATGAGATTATCGCTATTGACAAGAAGTTGAATGTTATTGTTACTAAGGACGGTAGCGAAATTAACTACTATTGGATTAAAGATCCTAACAGTAAACCCTCTCTGTATCGTACAGGAAGATACGATTCTTTGGTACTTTAAAAACTGGGGAGCTAGTCTCCCCTTTATGTCTGGATGCCCGAGTGGTCTAAGGGGACGGTCTGCAAAACCGTGTTTCGTGGGTTCGAATCCCACTCCAGATTCTATACTAATCTTATTTGCCTATGGATAGAAAATTAAGAAGAGAGCTTTCTAAGAGAAAATGGATTTCTAGAGCTAAGAAAGTTTATAATTCTTGTGGTAAATTTTATGTACCAGTTGCTGGAATTAAAGCTAATGTGAGATATAATGTTCCTATTTATAGGAATAAAGCATTAAAAGTATGCGAGTCTATTACCGACTTTTTGGATAGTTCGAAGTTTGCAAAGATACTTAAAAATTGCACCTCTCCGTATAGAACTAGAATGATGCAATATGAATACAAGAAAGAGAATAGAAAAGAGAGATATAAAGCTAAGAAAGATATTCAAGAAGGTATTCAGGAATATGAATCTAGAGATAATCTTTCATGTTCGTCATGTGTATTCTATGATAAAGGTCTTTGTGAGAAAGGATTACTAATGGCAGAAAACTGTCCAGAATATTGGGATTAATTATGGATAAATACATTAACGGAAATTTAATAAGGAGGATACTAGTTTTTAAAACTAGAAAACATCCAGAATGGAAGCATAAAATAGCAGACACTAAATTCTTATTCTGGAAAAGACATATTGACTATTGGTATCTTCTAGACCCATGCTTTGGGACTTACTCTGAGAAAGGGATGCTCGAATCAATTAGTAAGAGAGAATCTTTCTACAAGGATGGAATAGTGTACCAGAAGCCGCATATTATTCTAGAGTTTTCGGAGAGACATGATGAGTCTATCTATTTTGATAGTGATGAAGAAATGGAAGGCTGGTTTGAGTCTTTCAAGCAAGAATTTGGAAAACCATTTATTTATATAGAATAATACCTTTATCCCAGTTTAGAGCTTAGCTCAAGTAGTGAAGAACAGTAGCTATTGGTTAAAACGAGGTGGAGTGCCAGACGAAAGACTGGAATTAACATAGTTTAACTTTGAATCTCCGACTATGCGGAGTATTATTATGGCAGAATTGATTTTCTTACCTAATGGAAAATGCGATTTGAAATTTCATGCTAACATCAAAAACTATAAAAGAGTTGAGATTGTGAAGCATAAGAAGAACTTCTTCAAGGTCTATGTGGACCGCAACGATAGCGTTTATGACGTGAAACGGTGCGAAGTCATCGCTTGGAAGACCATAGAGAGAGGGAAAAGAAAGGTGAATGTTCCTGACAAGGTTGACGAGGTACGCGATGTACATCTGTTTGACAAAACTAAAGGAAATCCGTTCAAGATTGCGGTTACTAAAATAATCGGCGAGATGGAGGCACAGGAACTACTATCTTAAGACAGCGTTTTGGAGGGTATCGTACAACCCTCCTTATGCAGATGTGGTGTTAATGGTTTGAGCACGTCAGACTTCCAATCTGAAGGGGAGAGTTCGAGTCTCTCTATCTGCACATTTGTAGGTATAGCACAATGGTTAGTGCATCGGCTTGCCATGCCGAGGATGTGAGTTCAATTCTCATTACCTACTCTATATTCCGATTTAGCTCAGCTGGCAGAGCGCCCACAGCTATAATAATTACATCGGTGGGAGGTCAGGGGTTCAAATCCTTTAATCGGAACAAATCTCGGTGTACCAGAGTGGTTTAATGGCTAGGACTGCAAATCCTTAGTTCGTGTCTCACTGGTAAGAGAGCATCCCTGGGTAGTAAAGTAGCTACCAATATCGTGGAGTAGAGAAGTGGTCATCTCGCTAGGCTCATAACCTAGAAATCGTCATAAACGGTTCGAATCCTACCTCCGCAACGAAAACTCCTTTTGTGGCTCTGAATTAGATTAATTATTAACAATTTTAAACTTTGATGTTATGAAAAAGGTAATTAATGTTGTGAAGAAAGCTGCTAAGTGGTATTTTGAACAAAGTTCTAAGAGCTACATATGGTTAGTTTCTGGAACTATTCCACCTCCCTATAGAGGTCTTGAGTGAGAAATACTACTAAAAGGTAAGTACCAAAGGGGTACTTATCTACGCCTGTGGAGAAAATTAATTGTATGGTTAGCCAAGTGGCCGACGGCAGCGGGCTGTTAACCCGTCGTGAGAAATCCCATCGCAGGTTCGAATCCTGCACCATACGCCTTTTTGCTGAACCCTCCTTGTAATATTAATCCAGCAAATTCCAAGTCGATGTGAGGAAGAGAGTAACTTGGACGGTAGCTAGCACTGTAGTACGCAATAGTGGGATAGAAACGGCTAGCACCCACTAACTTTTAAATACTAGATTATGCATCAGTGTGATTATTGTTGTTGGTATTACAATGGAAATTGCGATTGTCCATATGTAATGAAGAAACAAGCGTGTGAAAACGCTTTGAAAACTAAAGAGAGAAATGAAAGACCTATTAGAAAAGTACAAAATGTTTCAGACTCCGAAACTAGCTAATGAGACTTCATGGAAAGACATGAAGGAATTTAACTCTTATATGAAAGAAGTAGTTCGTGATTATAAGATTAAACAGGCTAAATCAATTCAGAGTGCTAGAAACGTAATAATATCCTGACCTGGCAAGGTAAAAATCCATTCGGGGTTTAAGTTGAAGCCAGTCCCTGCGGAATCATAAAGACCTTTTCTGACACGAGAACCGATAGTCGATGAACTGAGAGAGTAGTATGGTTGCGGACTTATGCTACTAGAACATGATTCAAACAAAAAACTTATCTGGTGTTGTTAAGTTGTGGAATCTTAACAGTGGAAATTTATGGGTATGTCACCAATTAAAAAGAAAATCCCAAAAATGGGCCGTTAGCTCAAATGGCTAGAGCGCTGGTTTTGCACACCGGAAGATAGGGTTCGAGTCCCTGCGTGTCCACAAACTTTATTTAAAAAATTATGAAAGTATATGTAGTTGTAGTAAATCATCACCCAGCTAACGCTCCTCAAAATTATGAAACTGATTGTCAAATCTTCTTAGACAAGAAACAGGCAGAGAAGTATAAAGAGGCTAAGGAAAAAGAGTTTCCTATTAGATGGGGAGGAGAGTATAATCATTGTAAACTAATTAAAAAGCATTTGTAATATCGCGGGATGATAGCAGAGGTAGCTAGTCAGGCTCATAACCTGAAGGTCGTCGGTTCGAATCCGACTCCCGCTACTAAGTTATTTTTAACAATTAAAATTAGATTATGAATTTCAAGAATCTTACAAAGGAATCTCTTCCGAAAGAATTTCAGGAGAGAATTGAACGTTTCAATCGTTTGTTCGTTGAAGCTGGTGATGGTACATTTGAAGAAAATGACCTATTCGATTATGAAATGGCTTGTATAAAGCAAGCCCTATCATTCTCTGAGTTTTTCAAAGAAATGAGTCTGGAGGAATGTAAAGCCTTCTATGAGAAATATCCTAGCTTATTTGAGCTGATTGAGGCCATTAAAGATAAACTTCCATACTTTGATAACGGTCATAGTGGAAACTCCATGAGCATGAGTTGGATGCTATACAGATGTTATAAGGAGAAACCTGAGCTTGTTCCTTATATGCACGGTTGTTTGGCTCAACTTGTTGGGGACGAAGGCTATCATGACAACCGTTCTGATGTTCCAAAACTATGAGTGTAAACTCCCGTCTAATTGACGGGAATATGGGCCTACTTGGATTTGACAGGCGATTACAAATTATAAGGACGTGTAGAGCGCAATCTCTTTAAACGACGAAAACAAATAACTGCAGAAATTGCACCTGTAAGAATGGCAGCCTAAGCTGCTGGCTTATTAATAGACACTATTAATCAAGTCGGGTTACTGGAGAGACCTAGAAACAGAAGAGGTTAGGTGTATCGCTAATGGCGTGCGGACGATAATCCGTGGTATATCTTTAATCAGAACACTCTAAGAGTTAGTAAGACTGAATCTCCATTGTCTTTAAACAGAAGGGATGCGTGGTTGACTCACCACAAACACTCGTTTTCCTACTTTAGCGTTAAAAAGTAGGTGGTGGAAGAATGACTTCGGTCAGCCCCTAGTTTGGTGGTTTGTAAACTAGTTTCTGGAACTCCGATAGTGTAGTTTAGAGTAAGTCTAGTAAAACTATCTAAATGCTAGAACTCACTAGCTGATGTAATAAAAATGAGACGCACGTTATCCTTGTAATAAGGGTTGTTTGGACACGGGTTCGACTCCCGTTAGGTCCACACTCTTTGTAGCAATTCCTGGCACGGGAAGTGTCCTGATATAAAGACGCTTGTAAATGTGCACTTGCATGGTGATACAAAGAGAAATAGGGCTATAGCTCAACTGGTTAGAGCACCACACTGATAATGTGGAGGTTATCAGTTCAAGTCTGATTAGCCCTACTTAAATGACATATTATGAGTTACAGAAAGAAGTGGTTTAAAAAGTTAGAAGGAAAATATCTATGAGACTTGCCATGAGTAGAGAAATATGGTACTGGGATTAAATATCGAGGCTGTGGTGTAATGGCTTGCATATCACACTGTCATTAAAATTAATTAAACTTATCTGTGAATAGAGAACAATCTCTTAAATTGTATTATGAGAATCCTAACCACTGTAAGGAATGTGGTAAGGTAATCGAAGTACTAGATAATCAGAGGGTCGCAGATGTAAGGAAGAAACAATTTTGTAGTCATTCGTGTGCTGCTTCCTATAATAACAAAGGTAGAACAAAACACGATGAAAACAAGATATGTCCTAGATGTGGTAAACCTAAGCACAAAGATTCAGAAATGTGTCGTAGTTGCTGGGAAGAACTTAATGGGATTGGCAACAAAACATTAGGTTATTATACATCTGGTCAGAAGTACTTATCATCTAAATGTCAAGAAATAAGGACTAATGCTCGTAAAGTATTAGAAAGTTCCGAACGTGAGAAAGTATGTCAATATTGTCATAATCACGAATTTGATGCAATACTTGAAGTACACCATCTTAAAGGAATACTAGAGTTTGACGAAGACACTCTTATTAAAGAGATTAACAATGAGAATAATTTAGTATGGTTATGTCCTAATCACCATATTATGTTAGAGAAAGGTTTAATTAGTCTGGAGTAATCCAGTTACACCGAGGGTTAGTTCAGTGGTAGAATAGCACACTGTCTATGCGAAGGTCACCAGTTCGAATCTGGTACTCTCGGCACTGTGAAGGTTGGGGTTCGAATCCCCCAGTCTCGGCAAGGCTTCTGGATGGATAAGGATGCGGTCCCCGACAGTAAGCACAAGGTTAATGGTTCCCGAAGTAAAACCTAGAAACTTTTACTAATGAGTATATTCCCGCAGAGGTTAGAATTAGTAAATAGTGGAAATCTCCACTATATTCCCCTGTAGTTTAGTTGGTCAGAACACTAGATTTGTAATCTTGTGACCTCGGTTCGAATCCGAGTGGGGGATCTTTGATAATTTAATAGATTAATTATTTATGACTAGATTAGAAAAGTATTTAATAGCAACAGCTTCTGAAATTATAGAAGCAGAAACTACAGTTTCTCGTTATTTTGTTATAGGTAACGTAAAGATAAGGGTTTCAGATCACTGGGGAAAGAACAGTGATGCAGATTTGCACGTTCTTGTTCCTTATAATGGAGGAACTAAGTATATCGTAACTATCAAGGATAGTCCAGGAAAATTCCTTATCTGGAACGCTAATCAAATTAAAGAGTTCATTCCGTCATTGCAGATAATGAAAGGACTTAAAGAGGCCATAACCACCTCTCCAAAGCCGAAAGATTCTGCTGTACAAAAAATTCAATTAGCTCTGAATAACACATCAACTGATGGAAGCTCTTTGGAGTTTGACGGAACTATTATCGAATCCAGATTGAAGGAAAAGCAACTTACCTCTAAACAAAGAGAAGTTCTAAGAAGACCTAAATCAACCTGGGATATTTCTCAGATTGGAACATTACCTAGTATGGTTAAGGTAGATTTAGGATTAAGTAATGGTTCAATAAACGAAGATGTACAAATTTTCCTGACTTGTACTTCTTTGACTTATGCCGAGTTTTTGAACATTTATAAGATAATAGTGGTAGATAATCATAAAACTCCTACCATTAAGTTATTGCAAGAGGCTCATAGTCTAATTGCATAGCTATGATAGCGCCATCATCTAAGGGTTAGGATACAAGATTTTCATTCTTGGCATACGGGTTCGAATCCCGTTGGCGTTACTATGTACCCCAGCAGCGAAAGTTGTTGGGGTATTTTTTGTTTAATTTAATCCGTGTTTAATGAGAAAGACATTTGAATTTGTAAAAGTAGGAGGAGTCTGGTTTTATTGGTGGCCGGATTTTGATGGAGACCCTGGAGAGCTAGCTATGGTTGGTGGGGCTGATGATCTTCTTGATTCTCTTGATAACAAATTTGTTAGATTACAGACGGTTGACCCTTCTGTAGCCAAGATTATTTTGTCTAAGATTGAAGAAGATGAGAGCGGAGCTACTTACCTATGTAAAAGTAAGGACTATAATGATAGAGTTTGGATTTGTCCAGTGACTCTATTAGTATTCAACGAATATCCTCAAAACATTTATTTGACTAAATTATAATGAAAACATTAGATGAAATCGTAAACAATTACAAAGAATGGTCTGTAGTTCTTGACGACAGATTCGGAGCTAGATTAGCTCAATTTCTAACGCAAGAACAGTTAGAGAAAATAGGCTTTGAGTGGAATAGTGATGAACCGTATCCAAAGCCTAAGGAATGGACCAGAGAGAACATCCTTTCTCAATTAGAAAGAGATGTGGAGTTTGGTTTTGAAAAAGCTCTTGATAAAAGAGGAATTTCTGCCGGTCTCATGTTCGAAGTGGTTCGCAGATGGAACAAGGTTCTTGAAGAAGGTTTGGAGAATTTTCCAGAGGATAACTATGCTATGTATGGATTACCATTATTCAAGGCTACTGCTGAGAAGTATGGTTGGGAGAATCCTATTGGAGATGATAGTGGAAGCGAGGACTATTACAACGAAGAGTATGATGAAGGATTGTACTGCGATTAAAGTCATTACTGAAGCTCTGGAGGAATACGAAAATAATTTCAACCATAAGATAAGTATCTTAGAAAGCAAAATTATTCTTTATGAAAAGGAGAGAAAAGCTATTATAAGACATCTTAAGGAAGGGAATATAGAATTATTAAAGAGTTATTTTGGAATTGAAAAATGAAGGAATACTACCTGATTAAGTGTAGGAATAATATCCCATTCATTATAGGTCAGTATGATACTGAAGAAGATGCTAGGAAAGCGAAAAATCGTGAAAATCCTAATTCCGAGCTTATGATAGTAGTTAACATAGAAAAGGATAAGCCTGGGAAAACATCATGATTACTAAGATTTCATATGATAGGGATTTATTAGGAAATAAGGTACGAATACTTCTTACTGGGACAGGCATGTCACGATGCTAGATTTATTAATTTTATTGAGATATGAAAAAGAAGGTTTTAGTTATTTTAATGATTAGTATCGTATTTGGTTTTGCAACTGGCTATTCCTTGCATCACTGGATACATTCTTCTAGGTTTCCAGAGGAGAAAATTATGCTTATGCCCGAACATCCGTTCTACTTGATGGAGGAGGTAAATGAGGAAGTGTTATACAACACTCTTAAGCATTATGACTTCCCAAGTCCAGCTATTATAACAGCTCAGGCTGTTCTGGAATCTGGTAACTTTAAATCAAAACTTTGTAAGGACAACAATAATCTGTTCGGATTATATAATTCCAGAACTATGTCCTACTTCAAGTTTGATAGTTGGATAAGCTGTGTATTTGCTTATAAGCAATTTATTCTAAGTAGGTACGATCCAGAAGAGGATTATTACAGATTCTTAGATAGGATTGGGTATGCTGAGGATTCTCTATATGAGAGTAAGGTTAAAAAATTGGAGTTAGATATTATTAACAAGTATGGAAGCTCAGATTGAAAAAGCTATTAAGCTTAGAAAACAGGCTAACTTCAAGATTTTAACTAGACTAGCTCAAATCATAGAATGTAGTCCACATTTGCGATTCCAGCAAATATTATCTAATTACAAAGTCTGTGAATTAGGTAAGGATAAGTTCTATGAAGAGAGTATAGAAACTCTTAGGAATTTAGAGGGAGAAATGAACAAAAAGTTGAACACTTAATAGATTTAAAATGGAATTTAAGAATTTTAAGAAAGATGTAGAAGCTGCTTTCAATAATATGATTGCAGAAAACCTGTTTGTTGCTAATGTTGATAAAGACCTCCTTTGGATGGGCTACCTTCTGTCGTTTGAAGATGAAACTATTAGACAAGACCATAACTGCAATGCCTGTAAATCTTTTATCCGGCATTATGGTAAAGTTGTAGCGATTGACCCTCAAACGTATGAGATTAAAACATTCTGGGATGATGTGCATACTCCTGGATATGAGAAAACGGCACAGGCTCTAGCTAAATTAGTTAAGGAAGCTGGAATAGGAGACATCTTTATTCAAGATGTGAACGAATTTCATGGTTGTGACCATAATGTTCAACTACTTCCTGATGGAACAACTAGAACTTGGACGCATCTGTATGTAACTATTCCGAATAACTTCAAGTTCAACAAACGAGTTCATGGTTTTGACTCTGCTGCTGGTTACAGAGGAGACGTTAGAGCAAGAGCTGGGGTATTTGAACGCTCTATTAGCGAGCTTAAGCTGGAGGCAGTTGAAACTGTTATTGAGCTTATAGAGGGAAACAATCTCTATAGAGGTGCGGAGTTCTTGAAGAGTTTGGAGGAATTTAGAAGAACATTGGTTGCTGCTCAAACTCTGAGTCCAGAAGTAAGAACTAACTATTGCTGGTTAAACTTTAAGTCTCCTATAGCTAAGATTAGAAATACAGCTATGGGAACCTTACTTATTGACCTAAGTAATGGTATAGATTTGGAGAAAGCGGTAAAAGCATACGAGAACATCATGGCTCCTGCCAACTATAAGAGACCTACTGCTATCATTACTAAGAAGCAAATTGAAGCTGCTCAGAAGAAAGTAGAAGAGCTAGGTCTTACTGATGCGCTTCCTCGTCGTCACGCTCACGTAGAAGATATTTCTGTGAATGATGTTCTATTCGTAAATAGAGACACTAGAGCAAAGATGAAGGGAGGAATGTTTGATATGCTCTCCGAAACTTCTACAGTAAATCCGAAAGAGTTTACCAAAGCCCAAGAGGTTTCTGCTGACGCCTTTGTCAAGAACATACTTCCAGGAGCTAAGGAGGTTTCTATCTTGGTAGAGAACAGACATATTCCCAACTTTGTTACTCTGACTGCTCCTGAAAATCCGGATGCTGGGCAGTTGTTTAAGTGGAATAACAACTTTGCTTGGGTTTATAATGGTTCTGTAGCTGATTCTTTTAAAGAGAAGGTAAAGGCAGCTGGTGGTAATGTTGATGGGTTCATGAGATGCTCCCTTCACTGGTTTAACTATGATGATCTTGACCTTCATGTAACTGAGCCTGGTGGAAGAGAAATCTATTTTGGAGTCAAAACTGGAGCTACTGGAGGAACTCTTGATGTTGATATGAACGCAGGTTCTGGAAAAACTAGAGATGCTGTTGAGAATATTATCTGGACGAATCCTAGTAGACTCAGACCTGGAGATTATGTAGTAAGAGTGCATAACTTTTGTAAGAGAGAGAATATAGACTTTGGCTTTGAGATGGAAATCGAAATTAATGGAGAGCTTCACAAGTTCAATTATGAAAATCGAGTTCCAGATCGGGAATTTATTGAAGTTGCCCGTATCAGCGTAGATAGACAAGGAAATATCTCTCTAGTTCCTACTATTAAAGAAGGTTCTACATCTTTCAAATCCACAAACGAGTGGGGAATTGATACGATGAAATTTCAGAAGGTTTCTTGCATTATGTTCTCTCCTAACCACTGGGAAGGTAACGCAATAGGAAACAAACATCTGTTCTTTATGATAGACGGATGTAAGAATCCAGACCCTGTTAGAGGTTTCTTTAATGAATATTTGAGAGCTGACCTCGAAAAAGAGCACAAAAGAGTGTTTGAAGCACTAGGTTCTAGAGCGAAAGCTGAGTACAGTGACGACCAATTAAGTGGATTGGGATTTTCTAGCACATCACATAATGATGTTGTTGTAAAAGTTGATAATAAATCATTTAAAATCGTTTTCTAATTATGTTTAAACAAGCATCAAAAATGAAGTTGCGCTTTGCAACTAGCAAAGGTAATCTGAGTGTAGAAGATTTGTGGGACTTGAGCCTGCCAGTATTGGATAAATTAGCTGTTTCTTATGATGAGGAACTAGCTAAAAGTCCGAGAAAATCCTTTATAACTAATGATGCTCCCAGCAATACTGAACTTGAGTTAAAGTTCAATATTGTGAAGGAGATTATAACCGATAAGCTGAAGGAGAAAGCTGACAGAGAAGCGGCTAAGAATAAGGCTGTTGAGAAGGCCCGCCTAACGGAACTGTTAGCTAAGAAACAATCTGAGAAATTGGAAAGCTTATCTGAAGATGAAATCAAACGGAGACTCGCCGAACTTGGGTAAGTGTGTAGTATTAAAGACTGTTAGTCCGCAAATCTTAGATAAACTGAGAGAAAGTGGATTAACAGTTTGTATTTGTTGTGAGTTTGAAGGGACAGCCTGGTTAGTATTTAGACCTGGCTTATCCTTTGATGTTCATGGAGAGGGTTACGATTTTGAAGAGCTTGGGTTAATTGGTACAGAAGCTAATCTAAAATACTTTGAAGAAGTTACCCCTAACTATATTGATTGTGGAACTGATGTTGATAAGTTTATTAACACCTGTCTACAGTTTAAGTAAGTTAACAGTTTTTAACTTTGAATTTAACAATTCGGAGACTAATCTAGTAAGAAGATAGAAAAATGATACTTTAGGGTTATCTCTCGGTAGCGGTTCGTGAGAATAGCTACCATATGCCCGGATGGTGGAATTGGTAGACACGTCAGATTTAAGCTCTGATGCCCATTGAGGGCGTGTGGGTTCGAGTCCCACTTCGGGTAGAAGCACAAGATTGAAACCTCCACGTGGTGTGTTTTGGGTAAAGCTAATTCAATCAATTATTAATAATGTTATAAACAGTTTGTGATATGGGATATATCTATTGCATTACAAATATTATCAACAATAAAAGATACGTTGGTAAAACCCTCTTTACTATATAGGAAAGATTTTAGGAACACTGCAAGGATTCTCAAAAAGAGAGATGTGATAAAAGACCTCTCTATGATGCTATGAATAAATATGGAGTTGAAAACTTTATAGTAGAGGAATTAGAATATGTAAAGGACGAAAACATACTCTCAGAAAGAGAGGTATATTGGATAAAAGAGTTGGAAACTTATGGCTCCAAAGGCTATAATGCTACTAAGGGTGGGGACGGAACATAGTTATATGATTATCAAGAGATAATCGAACTGTACAATATGGGATATACTTGCAAAAAAGTTGCAGAGAAAGTGGGATGTAGTGATGATACTGTAAGAAAAGTATTGAAAGCTCATGACATTAAAATCAGAGGCGGGTCTGCTAAGAAAATCGATCAATTTGATATGGCTGGCAATTATATATAGCACTTCTGGGGAAGAGAGGAAGCAGCTCAATGGCTTGTAGATAATGGTCTAGCAAGAACTGTTAATTGCAAAAGACATATCACTGATTGTTGCAATCATAAAATAACCCATGCTTATGGCTACATATGGAAGTATGCCGTACTTCCAGAGTAATGCCACTTCGGGTACTATAAAATGTTTTGATATGGAAAGATACATAAAAGAACTAGTAGAGATTTATACTAGCAATACTCTTAAGTCAAAAGAGGAGCTAGAAGGTTTGAAAAAACTTATTATGAACGCTCATAGAGCTGGTTTCATAGCTGGAGAAGAATCTGTAGTAAATGTAATTGATAAGTTAACAAAATGAAAGAAAGTGTATTTTTTGGAAACGAAGGATTGACTTCTACATCTGCTAACTATTATGCTAATGTTGCGCAGGAAATGATTCAGGCTGCTACTGAGCGTCTGAATGGTGTGAAGTTCTATCAAGTATCTGTAGCCTCCATAGGAGGTGGAGAGAAGCAACTAATGACAGTAGGTCAAACTTCCCTAGACTTTATTAAGGACGACTTAGAAAAGTCTGCGGAAATGAATAGCTTCTGTGCTTGGGTACGAGAGGCCATTAAGAAAAAGGAGGAATTGATTTCCTGTATTACTGCTTGCCCTATCGAAAAATGGGCTAGAGAAAACAATGTCGAGATTCCAGAACAACCTCAATATCCTGATTCACCTATTAAGGCGGATGAGAAAGAGGTAATGGGTTCATGGGATGCCAATAAGAGAAACAAGTACCTAAGACTTGAAGCGTTTGCTTCTACTTATGGGAAATATATTCACCCAAAAGGAGCTTTTAGCAAAGCTAGAAAAGATGTTCATGCTGCTAAAAACTGCCCAATCTACAAGGAAGGAACTGGTAGAGACTTAATCCTCTATTACCAAGACCCCACTATTAAGGTAGAGGACGTTGATACGATGTTTATGTCTCTTCAAGATACGTATCGTTCTTATGAAAAAGAACTAAACGCTATGAAGGCAGAACTTAAAGAGACTGTAAATAAACTTGATATGACTAGAGAAAGGGAATATCAAGACAGAGTGGCAGAATTTAAGGCTGACTATGAGAGATATAATTCTAAAATGCAAGAGTTTAGAAGTCAGTTCAATAACTGGAGGACATCTGAACAGGAGCGCATTTCTCAACTAAAGATTACCTTGCCAACGAATCTTCTAGGAATTTTCGAAGAGATTAGGAAACAAGGTGATCCTTCCTCTAAGTAATTAGAGGAATTTTTCTGTAGGAAGCTAACAATTTATATATACGTTAGGAATAATATATGAATCTTTATTTGGAAATCTAAGGATTTCTGACTTACATATTCGCTGGTCTCACAAAAATCTTGAAATTACTCTCTTATTGAGAGTCTTTGTCTTAGTCTTCGCTAGTGTGGCCAGGTCTTTGACTTTGATTTCATCTTTGCCTGCGTGTTAGCTTCCTACTATAGCTCACCAACCAAGTTGTTGGAGGAGTTACGAGGCCCTGTTAAGGGTTTCAGTATTTGCTTCAGTTACAAGTAATCTTTAAACTTGGTGACTATTATCCCAAATTCTCAACAAGATGAAGAGGGAGGTTGGCCGACCTAATAACGGTACAAGCTCTTCGGAGTGATAGGAGTGGGGAAAGTATCTGAGAAGCACAGATACTGGAACCACTCTTTTTTTTTTGATAGATAAAATGTTTAACTAATTAAAAATTATTAAAATGAAGAAGTTACTATTGCTTTTTGTGTTAGTTGCTGCTATGTCGGCTTGCACACACAAGACTCAACCAGCAACTGCAGAGGACTCTGTTGTAGTCGTTGAGAATGTTGTAGACACTATGGCTGTCGATTCTATAGTATCTAACGATAGTATTCAGTAAGTATGGATTTCATCGCAACTAGAGTCAGTGAACTCTTAGAAAAGGTTTCACCCATTAGACGATGGCTTATTTCCGATGTTGCGAATGAATACTACCGTGAAGGTTATCAAGATGGTCAGAAGCTAGTCTATAGAAATGTATTGAAAGGTAACGCATTGAAAGAGTTTATCGAAATTCTTAATCATTGCGGAATCAAATTGAGTTACAATCTGCGGAAAGGGGGTTTAATTGTCAGTGTGAGATCTGACAAACTTCCCAATCTGCAACGTCTCGTTGAATGTTATAAAAATGAAAGTAAAGAAGACAAGAAATTTCAGTGATGCCCCACCTCTTGATGTTCAGTATAACTACATCATGGAGAACTTTGACTTTGACAAGGTTCTAGAGTATATGAGCTGGGACAAGAGTCATAGAATATATGACGATGATGGGAAATGTGTAGGAAAGTCTCCCTGGAGGATGTATATAAGTCCTGAAGAGTATAAAGTTCCATCTATTTCTGACCTGAGAGCACTAGCTAGAGACTTACTTACGCAAGTAATAAGGAATTATAGAAACAGCAAATCAACATTTGTTTATATATCTACTGGACCATTTAAGGCTATGTGTAGATATGGTATGCTAGAGTTGATTGGTGTTATAGAATCTTGGAGCGATGATTGAGTTTAATGAAGTGTTCTGTTTAGATTTAAAAGATGATTTTGAGGAATTGGGAAGGCATGAGAGAAATTTTGAGCTAGACGAGTTCATTCAGAAGGATTTGAGTAGAGCTTTTGCTTTTGGTTATTGTCACTTGGATTGGATAAAAGAAAAAATGTGGTTTCCAGTCTCTATTAGAAAAGCCTTGAGGCATCTTGGAGATAATTTGGAGGACTTCATTCCACAAATTAAGTGGCTTAATGAGAAGTATGGAGCTGTAGGAAAGAGAGTTAGAATAAGCGATTACGCAAACTATATTTTGGATAATATATTTTGTGATAATCAAGATGACCTGCTAAAGATAGCAATACTACTAGGAACTAATCTCAGGACTAATACTCAGGATGAGTAATTTAGAGGTCTTTACCGATGGAGCTTTTAGTTCGTCTAGAAATACAGGAGGAGTAGGAGTTGTATTCGTAATTGATGGGAAAAAATCCTATGAATTTAGCAAGATGATTCCAAATACTACTAACAACAAATGTGAGTTGCTAGCTGTAATATATGCTCTCAATGCAGTAAGTCGTAAAATAGAATCTCTTACTATCTATTCAGATTCTCAGTATGTCATAGGATGTGCTACAAAAGGATGGAAAAGAAAAAAGAATGTAGAGTTGTGGAATTTGTATGATAAAGTTTTTGTTAAGGCAAGCCAGTTTTGCTCTGACATAAAATTTTGTTGGGTTAAGGGACATACTTCAAATTCTGATTTCTTTTCTGAGATGAATAATTTAGCAGATAAATTAGCAGTTGAAGCAAGTCAAGAATATGAAACTAAGAAAGAACAAAAACAAGAGACTCATTAAAGAGGCTATGAAGTTCTATCCGTTTGATTATGGTTTTGTTCTCTCCCTAGAGAAACAAGCTTTAATTAGAATGTATGAATACTTCAAAGTGTCTAGAATTGCTGAAGGTAATGAAGTTGTTGAAAAGAATCTAAAACTTGCACTAAAACTTTTAGACATTGTGCTAGAGATAGATTCTGCATATCATTGTGATTTCAGACCTGGGTCTGAAGGATTCGTAGATAGGCACATAAACATTAAGAACTGGAAGCGATTCTGTCCTAAAGCTGCTGACCTTAATTGGGATGCCCCAATTCTCAAGGATTATCTAAGAAGAGAAAAAGCCTGGTACTTGTACAATAAACTTAGGTTTGAACGTATGAGAGCTTGGTGGGATTAATTTAACTAATTTAATTATGAAGAGAATTTTTAGTATTATTTGTTTGTGTTTGATGTGTGCATTTGCTAGCGCACAAGTTGTTGAGACTGGAAGTATGAAGGATAACTGGTATATTTCTGGTAATGTTGGAACTACTATTTGGGATAACCATAGAAGTTGGGCAGAACCAAATGATGTACTAGTAAACATTGCTATTGGTAAGGAGATTACTCCTATCTTTGGCTTGGAGTTAGACATGATGGCTGGAATGAACCAAGGAAATAAAACATTCTTTGATTCACATAATTTGACAGCTAACGTTACTACCAATCTTACTAACCTGATATGTGGATATAACGGAGATAGACGTCTGTTTGAGCCTATATTAATCGTTGGTGCTGGTTGGTATCATACTTATGGAGATGTCTATAATAATGTATCCGCCCGTGGAGCCGTTAGATGTAACTTTAATATCTCTAATAAATGGGCATTAAATGTTACTCCTGAATATATGTTACTTCCCAAGACTTCCCCTCTGAATCATGAGTTTAACGTCTATATTGGTGCTACCTATCGCTTTAAGTCTAGTAAGGGAGACTTTCCAATTATGAAGTTGTATAGTGATGCCGAGGTTGAAAGCCTAAACGCTTCTATTAATGAGTTGAGAGCCAAGAATGAGGAACTTATAGCCCGTAAACCAGTAGAAATTGTTAAGACGGACACAATCGAAATTACTAAAGTAGAGCTTTTGACTCCAAAAATTCAATTCCTTCAAAATTCTTCAGAGATTTCTAAAACTTCCAATGTGGCTGTCTCAGAACTAGCTTCCTATATTTCTAATAGTGGGAAAACTTATGTGATTGAGGGATATGCTTCGGAAGAAGGCCCAGAAGAGTTTAATAATAACCTTGCTGTAGCTAGAGCAGAATCTATGAAGAAGGCTCTGATTAGCTATGGTGCTCCAGAGGATAAATTGGTTGTTAAGGGATGCGGAATTACCACTGAATTTGGAGATAATGAATTTAACCGTATCGTAATAATTTCCGAACAATGAAGTACAAGAAGAAAGTAGCTTGGTTAAAATCAAAGCAAGCATGGTGGGATAAACAAGGTAAAGATTTTCAGGCCGCAACTACTAGACCTGGGTCTATTAAAACTCGATAAGTCATGGTTGCATTTATAATTGTGTGCGTAATATTCGTTGCATATATTTATTATGACCCATATGTAGACATTACAGAAGACAATGTGTTACTATGGTATAATAAAAGCGGCAACAGAGGATATATTATTCTATGGTCGAGAAAAACTTAATCAAGGCATTCATTGCCGTTCTGTTAATCGTTGTGATTTACAACGTCAGCTTATGGTTATTATCCGAATCATTATATGCTGCAAATATCTTGGGGTTGTTACTATTATTAGTGGCAATCCCAAGTTTAGTTTATAGGATATTCAAGTATATTAAGAAACATTATTTAAATAAGGAAAATGAAGACAATTATTAAGCTTTTGTGTGTATTAACTTTGGTGTTTGGCTTGTCTAGCTGTGGCTATGAGAGAAATTGATGCTGGTTACGAAGGCATTAAGGTGAATCTGTACGGAGACGGTAAGGGAGTGGACGATGTGTCTCTTGTTACTGGTTGCTGTGTGGTATAATCCTGTTACCACAGCTGTCTACGAATATCCAACATTTGTGCAGACTGTGGATTATCCTCCTTTTAGTATTAATGCCAAGGATGGTTCGTCATTTACTGTAGACCCCACGATTTCTTTAAAGATTGTTGATGGAAAGTCTCCGAGGTATTTAAGAAGTATAGAAAGGAAGACATCGTAGAAGTAATCAATACTACTCTCTATAATTATGTAAAAAATGCTTTTCGTATTTCAGCTGAATAACTATACTACTGATGAACTTAGTAAGTAAAACGTGAGGAGTTCGAGAAATCTATAGAGGATAGATTGTCAAAGGAACTCTTAGCAGAAAACTTTCAGCTTGAACAAATGACTTTCTGGTCTTCAATATCCGCAGACGCTAGTCAATTCTATTGATGCTAAGAATGCTGCAATTCAACAGGCTTTTGAAGGCAGAGAATGAAGTTAAGACTATTTGAGGCAGAGGCTAAAAAGAAAGTTAGCAGCTGCGCAAGGAGAAGCAGAAGCTCTTAAAATTAAGGGTGATGCAGAAGCTGAATATAATAGAAAGATTTCAGCATCTTTGTCAGTTCTCATAGTTCAACAGGATATGATTAAGAAGTGGGATGGAAAACTTCCTATTTATGGTCAGGTTCCCACCTTATTTAAAGACGTAGCTAATAACAAATGATATATCTAGTAATATGCACTGTGATGGTAATCATCACGGTGCTTATCTTGAAAGATACCCATGTAACCGTTTATTACAATGGGTATAGCAGAAGTGTGGCACTTATAAAAAAAAGACTATGACCTTAAAGTTCCAGTGTGGCTAGTTTTAGTGATACTAATTCTAGGATTTATCCCAGTACTGAACATTATACTATACACAGTAGGATATTTATTCTATATAGTTCATGCTGTGTGGAATCCAGATAAGTTGTCTGGATATACACATAAGTTCAATCTAAGAGGAAATAATTTTCTAACTAGAATAGTGAAGAAGATATGGAAATTCTTAAATGTATGTGTATAACACTTAAACATCTTAGGCGAATACTTAGACATAAGTTTTGGGTAGCTTACTACTGCTTTCAGTTAGGTCTATACAAACAGGGTATCTTGCATGACTTATCTAAATTCGGATGGTATGAGTTCTCTCGTTCTGTAAAATTTTATGATGACGACACATCTCCCTTAAACAAGGAGAAAGAAATTCTAGGATATTCTAGGTCTTATTTACATCACAGAGGAAGAAATCCACACCATTATGAGTACTGGGTAACTAAGCTAGACACTGGAGGTGTTCCAGTGAAGATGCCTAAAGAGTATGCTCTAGAGTTGGTATGCGATTATCTAGCTGCTGGTAAAGTGTATAATGGTAATAGTTTTCAAGGAGAATATAACTGGTGGATTAAGTATATAAGTTCTCCTAGAGCTATCCATCCAGAAACGAAGGAATTTATCACTCAGTGTTTTAAGAATTTAGCTAGTGGTAAAGGCATGAAGAGTTTATTAACAATTAGCTATTAAATAATTTTAGAATGGAAATAATTAATGCAACAGATGGATATAAATTAGGCCATCACAGAATGTATCCAGAAGGTACTGAACAGGTTTATAGTAACTGGACTCCTAGAAGTAACAAATACTTTCCAGAAGCCACTGAAGGTTCTGTAGTATTCGGAATCCAATATTTAATTAAGAAGTATCTGATTGATGAATTTAATCAGAATTTCTTTGGATTACCTAAAGAAAAGGCTATAGAAATGTTTTATCGGAGAGTCCATAATTTCGTGGGAATTGAATCTGTAGGATATAGACATATTGAAGCTCTATATGATTTGGGTTATCTTCCCATTCGCATTAAAGCATTGCCAGAAGGTTCAGTATGTCCTATTAGGGTTCCCATGATGACTATTACTAATACAAAATCAGAGTTCTTTTGGTTAACTAATTATCTAGAAACTTTAATTAGTTGCACTCTGTGGATGCCCTGTACTTCTGCTACTAGAGCAAGACTCTATAAGAAAGAACTTAAGAGACATGCAATACGTACCGGATTTCCAGAAGACGTTAATTTGGATTTCTTGTGCCATGACTTCTCTATGAGGGGAATGGCTGGTTTGGAGGCTGCTATCATCTCTGGCATGGCACATATGACGTCATTTGTTGGGAGTGAGACCATTCCAGCTATTGCTGCTCTAGAAGAGTATTATGGTGCAAATTCTGACAATGAATTAATTGCTGCTACTGTTCCGGCTACAGAACATTCTGTAATGTGTGCAGGCGGGGAAGAAGATGAACTTCAAACCTTCAAACGATTGATTAATGAATTGTATCCATCTGGCTTCGTTTCTATAGTTTCTGATACTTGGGACTTCTGGAATGTTATCGAGAACTTCCTTCCCAAATTAAAGAAGGATATTATGGCACGTGATGGGCGTGTAGTTATTCGTCCAGATAGCGGAGACCCTGTTGATATTATTTGTGGTTTGAGAACTAATCCTCATTTCCACACTAGAATGAAAGAGGGTAAATATTATTGTTGCTATGCCCCATTTAATGATGATGCTGAGTATGTAGAAGTTTCAGAAGGTCAATACTATGGTGCTTATTATATGCTCGGTAAGATTTTTGGATGGAATACTACTTCCAAGGATTATCGCTATCCTAGCACTAAAATAGGTTTGTTGTACGGAGATTCCATCACTCTGGAAAGACAGAAGCAGATCTATTTGAGACTTGAGAATGCTCATATGGCCGCTTGTAATCTTGTTCTTGGTGTTGGCTCATTTTCATATCAATATGCAAGTAGAGATAGCTTAGGCTTTGCAATCAAAGCTACTGCCTGTGTGGTTAATGGAGAATTGAAAGAAATATTCAAACATCCTAAAACAGATGATGGAACTAAAAATTCTCTTAAAGGTCTAATTGCTGTCTATCAGGACGTTAATGGCGTTTACTATGCTGAAGACCAGGTAACTCCTGAGGTAGAAAGTGGAGGCTGTTTAGAGACTGTGTTCGAAGATGGTGTCCTTAAAAAGGAGTACACTCTTAAAGAAATTAGACAGCGGATTAATGAAGGGCTTTATGGAAAGTTTTAACCATCCATTTGGAAAAGAGGCTTGCAAGAAGCGATTATTAGAAGAGTACAAGAAATATGGAAAGCTAATAGTCGCTTTCGATTATGATAACACTATTTTTGACTACCATAATAATGGAGGAGACTATAGTTGTGTTATTAACCTATTGAGGCGCTGTACTATGTTGGGTTTTGAAATGATTTTATTCTCTACTGAGGAAGATGAAGATAAAATTATAGAAAAACAAGTGGAGTGTGTTCAAATGAGAATAGGAAACCTTGTTAATGGCATGATTATACCTCCTTTTACAAGCAGTAGGCTATTTCCAAATTCTAAAAAGTCTTATTATAATATCCTATTGGATGATAGAGCGGGCTTGGAAGAAAGTTACGAAATTTTAAAATATGTTGTAGATGAAATTATTAAACTTAATTAACTTGGACAAGAGTGAGATTAAGTATAACCTCACTAGATTTCCTGATGGAGAACCTCAGGTAAGTTTTCCTGACGAATTTGATAGGAAAGATTCAGTAAAGGTTATATGTAGAATTACTTCTGCTGAAGAATTATTTATTCTAACTCAAGTCGGAGACATTCTTGATAGACAAGAGATTGAGTGGGATTTGTTTATTAGCTATCTAATGTCTATGCGTATGGATAGAGTAATGAGCTTTAACCGCCCGTTTTCTCTAAAGGTGGTTTGTAGTATCTTGAATACTATGAACTATCGTTGTGTTATGATTTTGGAACCCCATTCGGAAAGAACTAAGGGATTGTTAGGAACTAGATGTTGCCCTCAAAAGTTTAACTTTGAATCGCATCTGGATATTCAATCTAATGTTGTATTCCCAGATGCTGGGGCTTACCAAAGGTACAAAAGTCTCTCTAATAATTGGGGACATATTACATTCAATAAGGTGAGAGATTTGGAGACTGGTAAGATTAAAGAATTTTCCATTGGAAGAGAGGTTAATTGTTATTATCCGACCTTTACTTTTATTGATGATTTGTGCGATGCTGGAGGAACGTTTCTTGGAGAGCTTAAAGTTCTTAAAGAAAGATATCCTGATGCTAAGTACGAGATTATGGTTTGTCATGCTGTAAATATTAAAGGTTTGGTAAACCTATGTAACAATTTTGATCGTGTTATAATAACTAATTCGTATTGTGATTACGGATATAAGCCTAGTAATAATAATTTAACAGTGATAGATGTATGTGGATAGTAATTCAAAAAAGAGATGGTAATTGAAGGCCCATTTTACAGGTTAACCCCAATTAACGATTCATCTCCTCGTTTCGACTTGGAGTTGTTGTGCGACATTGGTGGTAAAAATCCGAGAAAAGAGTTCAAGGTAGTAGGATATGGATTCCTGCTAGAGTCTGCGGTGGAGAGATGTACCCACTATGCAGTTAGAAGAAAATTCGGAAAAGATGAAGTTGTAACTTTAGGTAAGTACTTGGATGAGTTTAAAAAAGCAAAGGAGGAGATTGAACTCCAAATCTACGGAAATACAAGAAATTCTAGCGGAGAGGCTGAATAAACTTTGTAGGTTTCTAGATGAAGAGTACGATATTAATGCTGGAGGGTGCTGCTATGTAGCATATTGCCTGGCAAAACTTCTTAGTAAGGACAAATTCAAGTTTAGAGTAATAATATACGAAGATTGTGAGTTAGAAGATAGATTTAGTGAAATTTCTAAAAGCCATTATCATTACGCTATTGGCATCGGAAATTATACAATAAATTCTGCTGGATGTGATAAGGACGAAAGTTTTTGCAGGAATATATATTATAATGTAAGAGCTTCCGAAATTCTAGACCACTACAAAAATTGTAGCTGGAACGAATATTACAATTCAGCAAAGAATAAGTTTATCTTTAGAACTATTCAAGTATTTTATGACGACCTTACGGAAGACTTACGAGAAGGATAAACAGATTGTATATACACATGATAAGTTTATCTACTGTAGTTCGGTTTATCAAACGTGGGGATGGGGAGCAGCCCTCATGGAGGAGAAGTATTATTCCTCTGATAAACCTATTACACTTAAAAAGAAAAATTTAATTTCTGTAAAGAGAAAGAACTATTCACTGCATAGGTTTTTCGAATTACAGTTTGCTCCAGAAGAATATTTAATTAATAACGGTTTTAAAATTGTAGAAAATGAAACAGGATGTAGCTGAGTATTTGATTGACTCGTTTGTAGACTTTAAGGGTGAGGAACACAAAATTGTAGCGTGTGCTTTAAGCCAATCTCCAGAAGAGAGTGAGGATGGTTGCAAACTTGCGGTAGGTTGGGTAAACGAAATGGACGAATTTGTCTGTGTGGACGATCCAGATTACGCAGAGGTTTGCAGAGTCGTATCTGTTGGCATCAGTGTATGTCACCCGACTGATACGTTTGACAAGGAGAGAGGTAAAGCTAATGCCTACAATAAAGCTTTGCACGACCCTAAATGTCCTACTATCTATACTAGAGATAGAGGAGTAGCTAGTAAGACCTTGGTAAAGGCTTTCTTGAAACAAGAGGTTAATTTCCTTAAAGAGAATCCAGAGAGAATTATCAAGGGTTACAATCAGATGAAAGCCCGTTTTGACAAAAAGCAAGCTCTAAAAGCTAAAGTGGAAGGTCTCTCTGACAATGAGAAACTTGTTGTAAAACTGGCAATGAAGGAAGGTGTAGATGTAGTCGGATGCGTTAAGCTCGCAGAGGAGGCTAAGGCTGCAGGTATTGAGATAAATGAACAAGACTAAGTTTTGCTATATTTTAATTGTCATAATGGGATTAATAATTATATACTTGTCTGTCCCTAAGAGAGATAGTAATCCTAGCACTCCTAATGTGCAAGAGATTGTGAGGGACTCTATCATTAGAGATAGCATTTATATAGTTAATGATTCCATTGTTGAGAAAATTAAATATATAGACAAGGAGTATGATGAGAAAGTGTCTACTATTATGTCTAGTTCTGATAGCATCAATTTGTGCTTTTTCTCAGAATACATCGACCGTTACAATAACCAGCGAACAGTTAAGGACAACTAATTTGATATTTGCTGAACATCAGAAGTTGTCTGAAACTGTTCCTTTATTGAAGAGCCAAATAACTAATTTAGAACTTATAAACAAAAGTTGGGAGAAAACGGATTCTGTTCGCAGAGTCCAGTTACTGTATTATGGAAACATAATTGAAGATAAAAATAGATCAATTGAAGGTCTTAATAAGTCTTTAAAGAAGAAGCAGAACGTAATCAAATATGGAGCTGCTGGCTCATGTGTATTAATATTATTATGCCTATTACTGAAGTAATGTTTAAGGACAAAGATGGTTTTCACTATAAACATCCTGAACGTAGCTGTACTAGGTGTAAGAACTATCCCTGTTTGCCAAATATGGACAAACTACAAGGGGACTTTGCCTCTTATGGTTGCAGGAAGTTCGAGGATATTAATACCTTTGAGGTGTGGAAACCAAAGAAGTAACTTACCATGTTAAGTTTGTAGCTGAATGTGAGGACGGAATGGGTTATGCAAATTATGTCTTTGAACGTCTAGAATATGATAATCTAGATTACAAAGACATAATGTGTGTTCGATTTCCGAATTGGAACCAGTGTTCTATGAAATTAGGTGATGTTGGATATGTATCTCTGAGATATGTAGAAGAAGGCATCGATAAATGGTACGATGGTACAGATTTCGTTCCATATAAGGAGACGAATATAATTTTCCTGAAATTTATTCATGAAAAACCGTCTCTAGAATGTGGACAAATATTATTAGATTAACATTAAAATTAGATGAACTATGAAGTATTTTTAAAGAATAATTTATGACTGTATTAGGAGATAAGCTGAGAGAGGCTTTGAATGATAAAGCAAACGATGTTAATAGCTATGTATGGAAAGGACCTAAAGTAAATGGAGTCCAGGAGGAAATAAAGTTAGTGGATGCTGATTATGACCAGCTGAAGCGCTTCTATAACCACTGTGAACAAATGTTGTACAACTCGGATACCAAGAATCCGGGTCGTTTAACATTACTCGATATAGTGTCCGACCAAATACAGAGATGTCGAGCAGAGCTTCTTATTAGATGGCTTAGAGCTGAGAAACAATACACAAACACTCGCTGTTTAGAAGACCTGAGAATTACCATCAAGAATAATAAAGAGATTTTGACCAATGAGGCTATTAAAGTTTATCCTATTGGAAATATTCTTAATGGTATCCCTGTAGAATTTAGAGAAGTACCTGTAAGTCTAGTTATGGATGCTTGTCTTGATTCTCTAGGATTGTTTGATAACTCTCATTTGACATTGAATTTTATTGTCAAGATGGGACTTTGGTTTACACAGCAGGAAATGCAAAAAGATTTGTATCGCAAAGACCCTGTAACAGGCAAGGCTGTTAATAGACTTTTGGTGGTAAGTAAGGAACTTCGTTTGAACCCTTCTATTTCTCTTAAAATCTGTGATACTGGATTAAGTTATGCTGAATTTAGATCGATGTGTAGACTAAAACGAGATAAATATGCGAACTTAACTAGTGATCAGTTGAGACTATTGTCAAGCAAAGTTCTTTATCGCTTCCAGAACCAATGTGAAAGCCAGGCTAAACAGTGGAAGGACAAAATGGAAGAAATTAAGAAAGTTGCTGAACTTAAAGGTTGGGACATCACTAGAAATATAGACTAATGAAGGACCTTTTTACTCCTGTCACTCGTGATGAGCGGCAGGAGGAGTCCGTCAAGAAGTGGATTAAGTCCAAGGGAAGAGGTACAATAGTTGCTTGTACTGGATATGGAAAGACTAGAGTTGCTACTATTATTATAGGAAAACTTATTTCTAAGTATCCTTCTATCAGGGTATTAGTAGTCGTTCCAAATTCTACTTTGCAAGAACAATGGTCTGGAATCCTAGATAATTTAGGATATGGATTAAATGTCGAAGTTGGAATTATTAATTCCATGGCAAAGAACGGGTATGATTGTGACCTTCTAATTCTGGATGAAATTCACAGATGTCCTGCTGATACTTTCTCTTCTGTATTTACTAAGGTAAAATATAAACTTATTCTCGGCTTAACTGCTACTATAGAGAGGCTCGATGGAAAGCACAGTATCATAGAAAAATACTGTCCAGAGATTGATAATATCTCTATAGAAGTAGCTAAAGCCAATGGTTGGGTATCAAACTTTTCAGAATATCAAGTTATAATAACGGTGGATGACATAGACTTGTATAGAAAATATAACAAGGAGTTTGTTCAACATTTTGAATATTTTAACTTTGATTTTGGCTTAGTTATGAGTATGTTAGGTCCAAACGGATTTGTCAATAGGGCTAAGTATAGGGACGAACTATGTAGCCGAAACAGCAAGCTGGATAGGAAAGAAGTTTTCAAAGAAATTACTTTTCATGCTACGGCATTTATGAGAGCTTTGCAGAGTAGGAAAAAGTTCATATACAATCATGCTAAGAAGCTAGAAGTAGCCAAGGAGATAATCAAGTATAGGTCTGATAAGAAAATCATTACCTTTTCAGCTAATGTGAAAATGGCTGAAAGCATAGGTATAGGATACGTTTATACTGGAAGAGAGAGTAAAAAGAAAAACAGAATAACTATAGAGGAATTTTCCACACTTAGCTCCGGAGTGCTTAATAGCGTCCAGTTAGCTAATGAGGGTTTAGACTGTAAGGGTTTATCTGTTGGTATTGTTCTTGGTTTAGATTCCAGTCCTATAAAGAGTAAGCAGAGAACTGGTAGGGTAATACGAAAGGAAGAACCTACTAAGTATGCCGAAATGTTCACAATTGTTATTGAGAACACTGTAGAGTGTGAATGGTACAAGAAATCACACGAAGGAGTGAATTATATAACTATTGATGAAGAGAATCTTATGAAAGTTCTAAGGGGAGAACCCTATGAGCCTTATAAGAAGAAAATACAAAATTTTACTTATCGTTTTTAATTATGGAAACTTATTACACTAAGAAAGAGTATAATGAGATGAAATCCGCACTTACTAAGAAATGTAAGTCGCTAGAAACTAAAGTTAGTAAACTGACATCTGAGTTGAAGAAATTAAAGAAGGATTACGCAATACTTCTTGAAACCGCCAACGAAAAGGTTGAGGACTAAAGTTTATCACGTAACTAAGTTTTAACACCTTAACAGGTAAACTAGACTTAGTGTATAGATTAGTAGAAAATCTATTAATTTGTACACGTGAGAAATCTTGAATTGAAACAACAGCTTCTGTTTTGTGAGAAATATAGTATAAATCCGAGCGAGTTGTTGTTGTTAGAAATTATTCTTATTGCCCAAGAAGGCGACGAACCAGAAATTGTCCATGAGTATTTCTCTTCCAGAGTATGTGCTCGTGGTTTTACAATAGAACTATTAACTGGACTTCGCAATGCTGGAATTATTCATAAATCCTATAAAATTCCTGAAAAAGGAAGTGTATTTAATCCCTTAGATATTCCACTAAACAAAAATGTGGTTAAAGATTTCTACAAATGCTCATTTGAGCTAGGTAAGGAATTATGGGATACCTATCCTCAATTCGGGATAGTCAATAATTCACAAGTAGGTCTTAGAAGCGTGTCCAAGAAATTTGACACCATCGAAGACTTCTATAGGTTTTATGGTAGGACTATCAGATGGAAGCCAGAAATTCATAATCAAATTATAGAGCTAGTAAAGTGGGCTAGAGAGCACAATATTCTATGTACCACTATTGCCAACTTTGTAATAGACCATAAGTGGGAAGAACTTGAAGCATTAAAAGATGAAGGCGGAGTTAATTATGATTCCATGAGATTGCTATGATTTCTGAGAAACTTCTTTATGAAATTGATAGAGGTAGATTGGGATTAAATCATGGTATATCTATGAAACTTCCTAAACTAGAGAGTATTATTGATGGAGTTACTAGGGAAACCTATACACTGATTCTATCTAACTCTGGTGCAGGTAAAACTTCATTTGCCCTTTATGCTTATGTTTATAGACCACTAATGGAACATCTTGATGATGATGATTTTAAGGTATTGTATTTTAGTCTAGAGATGGGAGAAGTAGCCTTATATATTAAGCTATTATCCATATACATCTTCGAAACGTATGGAATACAATTATCTTTTAAGAAGATTCTTTCAAGAGAAAAGGAATATATTTTATCAGAGGAACATTATGACCTAGTTAAGCAATGTATGCCCTGGGTAGATAAGATTAGTAAAAAGCTGGAAATCTATGACAAGAAAGTGTCTCCAAAAAAGGTGTATGCTATCTTGAAAACTAGGTTAGAAGAAATGGGAACTTTTTCTGAAAGTGAGACAAGACTTCTATATAAGCCTAATAATCCTAATCTTATCTATAATATCGTAGTAGACCATATTGGCCTAGTTGGTACTAAACCTGACATAGACTTACTTTCTAGCTATCTTCTCTTCTTTAGAGATAAGTGTGGTGTTAGTCCTGTAGTAATACAGCAAGCTAATAGAGAGCAAGGAAACATTGAAAGGTTTAAGCAGGGAAAGAGTGCGTTTACTATTCATGATGCTAAAGACTCTGGTAATACTGTGCAGGATTGTAATATCATGATTGCACTGTATAATCCGCACAGGGATGGATTGAAAACTTATAAACATTATAATATTGAGTATCTAAATTCTTATTTTAGAAGCATAATGGTACTTAAGAACCGATATGGTGATTGTGATGTTGAGGTTGGAGTGAACTTCTTCGGCTGGATTAATATGTTCCACGAGCTTCCAAAGCCCGATGAAATTTATGATTATGAAAGGTATACAAATCCGAATTATATATTAGAAGATAGTAGTTCTATAGTAGAACAGGAGCTAGATGATATTACAGAATTAGATGATTCAAATGAAAACTTTAATTTTGCATTAGAATAATGGCTGCTGAAACAATTGCTATCGTAGGTGAATCAGGTACTGGAAAGAGTACAAGTTTAAGAAATCTTAATCCCGAAGAGACTTTTATTATAAGTACTACGGGTAAACCGCTCCCCTTTAGAGCATGGAAAAAGAAGTATATCCCTATTAAAATAGAGGGAAAGAACGTAAGTGGTAACTATTACATTAGTTCCAAATGGGATCAAATTCTGAAAATTCTTCAAATTATTGACAAGATGATGCCTCAAATTAAACAGGTAATTATCGATGACTTCCAATATGTTCTCTCTTATGAGTTTGTTGATAGAGCAACAGAAGTTGGTTATACCAAATTTAGTGAGCTAGCTCAACACGCTATGGAAATTCTGAGATATTCAGAAAAGATGAGAGAGGATTGTAAGATGATTTTCTTGACACACTCGGAGAATGTTGGAGACAATGTAAATCCTAAGTTTGTCATTAAAACTGTCGGAAAGTTATTGTCTGAAAAGGTAACACTGGAAGGTCTGTTTACTTATATTTTCTTCACTAAGGTAAGTGAGGGAGATTCTGGTAGAATGGAGTACAAGTTAATCACTAATAATGATGGTACTTGTGTGGCTAAGACATCCTTTGGTATGTTTGAAGACCTAGAGATTGACAATGATTTGAATGAGATTATCCATGTTATTGACGCTTATAATGAAGGAGAGTAATGAAGTTAGACATACTGTTTCACTACGAGGTGAATGAACAAACTGGTGAAATCACCTATATTGGGAAAGAAGAAATTTCTGTTGACACTAAGGCAACGAAAAGTGCTACCAAGACATCTACTAAGGCTTCTGCAGCCAAGGTAGATGCTAATCCAGATCCTATTATTACGCTTGATTCCAACAAGTTAATATTAACTCAGGGAGCTGTAGACCTATTACAGGTTTGTGCAGATTGTCGAATAGACATCAAGTATAAGAAGAAGGATAAGAAAGCAGTTCCTATTATTGGAACTGATGCCGCTTTCGGAACTAAAAGTGGAAACAAGTTAACGAAGAGTAATACTGTAAGTTATAGAGGCGCAGCTAATGAAAAGCTCTCAGCTTATGGTACTATCTTTAAACTAGAGCCTACAGAGGATAAGGGAATTTATTATCTAGTAGGAGATAAGGTACAAGAAGAAAACTCTGTACCAGATGAGATAATTGATATCGAGAATGAACTCGATATAGAATCATTAGATAATATAAACATAGACGAAGATGACAAAGACTTAGAAAAATTTGATTTTAATTTGAATTAATTATGGCATTTAATTTTGGTATATCAGCAGACTCAGCAGTAAGAAACACACGTCGTCCTTTAACTCCTTGGAACATCCATGATGTAAAATTCATGGGATGTGAAATCAAAGAATTTGATGGTAAAAAGGACCCAACGGCTCATTATAAAGTTCTAGCGATCAACTTTGAGAACGAAGAGGGTTACTTCTCTGTAACTCAATTCTTCCCTAAAGCTGGTGATGATGAGAGACGTGAGTTTGATAGTAAGAATGGTGGAAAGGTTATCATGCCTTCCAACTTCGAGACTTTGATGGCTGTAGTTAAGCAGACTGCACAGGTTCTCAATCCTGCAGGATTTGAAAAGATGCAAGCAGCTAGCTCTAAATTTAAGAGCTTCGATGATGTAGCTAAGGCTCTGATTACTATAACTGAAAAAGTTAAAGGTAAAGAGACCAAGTTGAAGTTGATTGGTAGAAACCGTGATGGTAAAGTAGTTGCTGATATACCTCGTATCGTAGGTATTAACAAACAAGGTGAGTCGTTCATCTCTGATAACTATATTGGTGATAAGCTGTTCTTCTCTGACTATGAGGAGGGAGAACGTCAGAAGTATCTGAAAGCTAAGCCTACCGAAATGAAGTCAGAAGACTCGATTGCAGATGTTGCTGGTGTAGATGCTGCACCAGAAAATGACTTCGATCTTGACAACTTGCTATAATGATTTGTTAGTAGAGTAATTCATAAATTCCTTAGTGACTATGTTTAATTATACTTTTGAACCAAAAATTACTAAGGAATTTCTTCTATCTAAGAACAATGAGGAGACTTACATGACTTATTATCTGGGCATCCCAGTTAAGAAAGGATTGTTTAAGTCTCCTTTGCGTAGTGACAGTCACGTCACCTGCAGTTTCTTTAGAGGAAAATCTGGAAACTTGTATTTTAAAGACTTTGCTTCTGGAAAGTGTCTGACATTTGAAGGAGTAGTTATGGAAAAGTATAATTGTAACTACCACACTGCTTTAAAGATTATAGCTAAAGACTTTGGATATACTAAGGACTCTTCTGTAAAGAAAGTTGCAGTAAAAATCCAGCCGAAGTTTGAGGAGGAAAAACAAACCTTTATTCAAATAGAAGCTAAGGATTTCTCAGAATCTGAGTTGAAATGGTGGGGAAGTTTTGGTATTACTAAAGATATTCTGTATAAATTTAAGGTCTACAGTTGTAGTACTGTATTTCTTAACGGAAATATATATGCACAATCTGCCCAACATAGTCCAATCTATGGTTACTATTTTGGAAAGAAAGAAAACATTGAGCAATGGCGTATTTATATGCCAAAACGAAAGGAGTTTAGATTCATAGGCAATGTTCCTACTAAAACCATTCAAGGCTATAAACAATTAGCTAAGAGTGGTAAGCTAGTTGTGATAACCAAGTCTATGAAAGATGTTATGTGTTTATATTCTTTAGGAATACCAGCTATAGCTCCCAACTCTGAAACTCAGTTTGTTTCTGATAAAGTATTAGAAGAATTAAAGCAGAGATTCAAATATGTTGTGTTGCTATATGATAATGATTTAACTGGAGTACGTTTTACTAATAAGATTAGAAAGCAACATCCAGAACTAATTGTATCAATGATTCCCAGAAGTACAGGAGCTAAGGATATAAGTGATTACTATCATATGTACGGAAGAAAAGGTACACAAGAATTTATTACTAACTACATAAAGAAATTTAAGAAGAATGAAAAAGTAGACTAATACAAGTGTTACAGCCACATTTAAAAATGGTGAAAAGAAAACTTTTGAAACCATAGAAGAAGCGTCAGAAGTAACTGGTCTAGAGATAAACTCTATCAAAGCTAGAGCCAATAAGCCTGGTTCTGGAGCAAAATCGAAAGATGGAATTACTTTTGAATGGGCTGACCCTGCAGTAAGAAGAAGTAAACAAGCTAAGAAAAGTAAGCAGAAAGGCTCTCAGTATGAGTTAGAAATAATTCACAAATTGAGAGACATAGGATATGAAGGGTGTGTATCCAGTAGAAGTCAAAATAAATTGGCTGATGCTGATAAGATAGACATTGTAGACATGAATAATGAACTCCCAGTTAATATCCAGGCTAAATTCACCCAAAATATGCCAAACTATTTTGACATTAGGGACGCTTGTAGTGATAAATCTAAACCGTTCTGTATATGTTGGAAAAAGGCAGGAAAGAATGGAGCGCCGAGTGTTGGCCAAGTTGCTGTAATACCTATAGAATATTTTTATGAATTGCTTAAGAAATGAAAAAGTTAATAGTTAAAGGTCCAATTCCTACGATTAAGAACTGTGTAGTTAATGACTTTGATGATGAGTATGCTCTCTATTTGAGGACAGCTAAGAAGAATTGGAGAACTGAGGAAGCATTTTCTCTGGAATTTGACTCTACATTATCTGATTTGAAAAAGAGTCACTTTGTCTACGTAGATAGAGAAGACCTTGAACTTTTAATTAAGAAGCGATTAAATGTTATTGAAGTAATCGAGTTATGAACACATATTTATTTCCATGGCATACAGACGAAGTCTGCAGAATTGGTAAGGTGGTAGCTAGAAGCTACGAGGATTGTGAAGAAAAGATAAAGAGTATGTATATAAATAAGTACGACGATTTAGATGATCTTCTAGATTATGATGACTTCTGTGAGGAACTTGCTGACAAACATGGAATATATTTAGGAGAAATATCTGAGATAAATGAATTCATGTAATCCATTGAGAATAGCACTAGACTTGGATGATACTATCTTTGACTTTTGGGGAGCTTACAAAGCTCTATTTCCAAGAGAATCTGATTTAGTTGAACACGTAATTACACGGAACGTAGTAAGTCTTCGCTATAATAAGGAGTTTTGGGAAAATTTACCCTTGCTAGAGAAACCAAATTTTGAACCATATATTTATGCCACAAAGAGAATAAACAGTAAGGTTTATACTAGGAATTGTCTAGCTAAATACAATTTACCCATAAGACCTATTTATCAAATGTATTATCAGCATGGAAATAAGGCTGACTTGATAAAAGGCAAATGCGACGTATTAATTGATGACAGTATTAGTAATGTACAAATGGCTATCAATTCTGGTCTTCCAGCTCTGTTAATTGACAGACCTCATAATCAGAATGGAGACCCATTATTTCGCATTTATAGTTTAGATATTGACGAAATTAGATTTGCATATGAATTAGAATTAGAGACTTTAGGATGGAACTAAAAGACATCAAGCTTAGACCTCTGCTAGACACGCTAAGGTTGGAGAAGATAAGTGATAAGGTGTATTTTTCCGAGCAATATAGTGGATATGTAAGTAATTCTCGTTTGGGATTAATTAATCCTAGGCAAGATGGAAATCCGGATAAATTTTTTACTGGATTTAAAAATACCTTCTCTCCCGCACTTGAGCTTGGTAGTGCTGTACACGAACTCGTATTACAGCCAGATAGTTTTGAGCTTTCAGAAGACATTGGTAAACCGACTGCTAAGTTGGGAGCGATGGCTGATGAGCTTTATCCAGTTTTCCTTAAAGGGGACGTAAAATTTGATGATGTGAAGGCTGCTTCAGATAAAATCGAATATTACAAAGGAAAACTTACCAAAGACCTAGCTAAGTCTGTTATTGAAGCGTCTACCAATTATTGGAAGAATAGACAGCTTAAAGAATTTGATTTGACTCAGGATAAGGAAATTATATACCTTGATAATAAGTCACTAGAAATTGTAAAATCTTGTGTGGCTGCATTAAATAGCAATAAGCAAGTACAGAAACTTTTACATCCTGAAGGGATAACTAAAACACCTATTTCTGAAAATGAGCAAGCTATTTTATTGGACGTGGAAGCTACTTGTCCCAACGGCAAGAAGTTCATTTTGCACTTAAAGTCCAAATTAGATAATTATACCATAGATACGGAGACTAACACTATTGTAGTGAATGATATAAAAACTATCGGTAAGATTGTCAGTGAAATCGACAATAATATCAAGAAGTTTCATTACAGTAGAGAGTTTGCAATGTATTTATATCTTCTGAAACTATGTGCTGAGAAGTTCTATCACCTAAAGAATCCTAAAATCCAAGCTAATTACTTGGTAGTCTCTACTATTCCAAACTTTTATAGTAAGGTTAGACCGGTTACTTATGGAGAATTACGTGAAGGATTTCATGAGTTTAAAACTCTATTGAAGTATGTAGCATATCAGATAGGTTATAGAGACTATTCTCTGGATGAACGACCTTCAAAATATCAGCTTTGAAAAATTGTCAGCAATTTATAACAAATACTTTACCTTAAATTACCTAAATAGCAATATGGGAGATAAACTAGCTTGTATTGCTCTCACTTGTTATATAACTAATGAGTTAAGGAAAAAAGGTCAAAAAGTAACTTGTTATGATGTTCTCCTAAAAATAGGTAACGACTTTGGGGCGGTGGAAAAAAATACCTTCCTGAAGTCCCTAGGGGCCATTTGCGAGGATTTAATGTATGGGTGTAATACTTTCCTTGACTTTGGAATAAAGCCCAAGGATATGCCCAAACAACTCAAAATTTTGCTAGACAATTATGTACCATTTTAATGTTAAAATTTTTATGATATACCTATTAAGAAACAACAACTTTTTGAAGATAGGCTTCGCTAAAGATGTCTAGAGGAGAATGAAATGCTATAATACCTGCGCCTTTGGATATCAATTATTAGATATAAGGGATGGAGATAAGTAGGTAGAAAAGCTGCTCCATAAGATGTTTAGAAAATACCAGGTAGCTAAAGAATGGTTTGAAGATAATGATTATATTATCTCACACTTTCATGATAGTGTAGAGAGACTGATAGAATAGTCTCAAAATGTTACCAAGTAGAAAAAATACATTAGAGTCTGGACCTCAAGGGGCATATTTTATAAGGATTACGATTCTATATAGGAGTGTTCGGAGAGTTTAGGTTTTCCAATATAGGATATAAAGAATGCTTTAACTAATAAAAAGACAAAAGTCGGAAATTTTATTATTTAGCATAAGGTGTGTGACTAGGGTCAATTTAACACCCTTTAACATAAAATTAACATTTAAAGATTAGGGTTTCCCTAAATTACGAAGTATAATTGATTACATCAGTAAGGGAAACGATACTGATTAGATACAGAAAAGTAGTTCTAGATTATATGTTAATGATTTATGTTTAAAATTTTTATTTATTATGAGTACAACGATTTTGAATTTTAAGAAAGTAGAAGTAGTAGCAGAAAGCAAAGAAGCAGCAATCGCACAAGTAGAAAGCACATTGTTCCACGTAAACGGAGATGCAACACAGGCTTACAAAAATTGGAAAGCTAAGCAGACTAAGGGTATCACAGAGCGTGATGTAAAAGAGTTCATGCTTGAATATCTTGCAAAGAAAGGTAAGAATTGCCCCGGTGCTGGTTATTTGATTACTATTGAATCATCTGTTGCTGACACTCGTGAGCGTCCGTATAAGATTGACGATGTTAAGGGTGATGGAAAACGTAAGTTTAAAACATTCTACAAGTGGATTGACAAGGAAACTCATACAGTAGTTTGTCAGGTTGACACTAACAAGGCTGACGCTAAAAATGCAATTAAAGAGTTGTATAAGAGCGGTAAGTACAAAGGAAATGCTGAGTTGGTAAAGACTAAGGATGTTGTTGAGGGACAAGCTGTAGTGGCAACTGCACAGTACACTCCTTCTAAGAACACTAAGAACGGTACTTGGATTGCTTTCGGTATCGAAGCCTAATTTCTTAAAGATATAAGTTTTAAAAGGAAGATTACCCTAGGGTGGTCTTCCTTTTTTATTTTGAGATAAATCTAAGTTTAACAGATATAAAACGTAATTTAATTATGAAAGTGTAACAACTAATTAACAATTAAATGGAATTTACTCCTATAACAGGACTTCAGATTAGAAGAGACTTTTACACCTCTAGTGGGTGCGTTCTTGAAGATGTAATCGAGAATTACTTCTATCAACATTTTAAGACAGTTAATCCCTATATAATAGGGAGAAAAGAATCCATAGCTAGAAAACCAACTGATGGAATAATTAGATTCTATGATGAAGAAATGCATCTGAAATTCTGGATTCTCCAGGAAACTAAAAGAGATAAAGGTATCAACTCAGTTTTCTTACATAGGTCTTTTTTGCAAGCCCTTATGTATCTGGGAAATATTTATTATGATACTAACACTCATTTAGGAGTAGATAAATTCAATGGGATATTTCTAGATTCAGCTAGGTATTTCTGTTATGTTCCTAGAAAAGAAATAGATATCCTTATGGAAAAGTTTGAACCATTATGGCGAAAATATTTTCAAGTTTCTCCTTCCAAAGCGCACAAGGAAGAGGAGTTGGAGCAGTTTGCTATAAGAGCGGCGAAAATACTCAAACCTTCAGCATTGGATGAACACTTTAGATTAGACCTCCTATTGAAGGAGATTTACTATAATAATGTTTAAATATGGAATTGACGATTGAACAATTGATGCAGGGAAAGGCAACTAGAATTAAGGATAAGGAGTATTTTACTACAGAAGCCTATGTAACTCCGTTTATAGACAGAGTATCTAAGATGACTGATAACTTTATCATTAATGCTAAGCCTGCCGACCAAATATCACTTACTAAAGATGGGGAGATTAATTTTGATGATGTAATATACAATAGAGTTTGGATTCAAGGAGTTTTACCTGACGAATATGCTTGGGATAATCATAAGAGAGTAATCAGTATGATTTATGCTCTGGATACTCGTAAACCATTAGTTAAGTTCTATGTAGGAGCTTTAAATATGGCTTGTCTTAATCTATGTGTATTTAATCCAGAAATGTTAAATGTTTCTGAGCTAGAGCCTGAATCTGCTATTAACTATAGCTTTTTGAGAAATGCTATGTCAATGACAGACGAAACTAACTTGATGCTTAAGAAGCTTTCAGAGATGGAATATAAGAAAGATGATATATATGCTGACCTAGGCCACTGGGTTGATAATTGCATCAATTCTAAAATCAACATGGGATTTGGTTCTGTAAAATTAGCTGAATCTGCTCCGATTGATGTTTATAAAGATTTATTTTATGATGAAAAATCTAAGTATTATACAACAGACAATGTTGTAGACGGATTTACTGTGTATAACGCATTTACTGACCTGATTACCCAAGATAAGAGAGATTTGGTTAATAAATTTGAGAAGACATTGTTAGTTAAGGACGTAATGGGTATTTAATATGCAGGTAGTAAAAAGAGACGGAAGTTTACAGGAGTTTGATAGTAATAAAATAGTAGAAGCAATATCTAAGGCATTTAACGCCTGCTGTCCAGATGAGAACAAAGACGTTATTAATGCTATGGTATCAGATATGCATTTATGGGATGGAATTACTATTGAAGAAATTCAAGATGTTGTAATTGAGACCTTAAGAGACTATGGTTATGATGATGTAGCCTCAGCTTATTCTCAATATAGAAGTGAGCAATCTAGGCTTAGAGAAATCATAGCTAAGATTAGTTATCAAGACAACTATATAAATAGTTCTGAAAATGCAGCTACTTCATCTGAAACGGATGGAAATGCTAATGTTGTATCTAAGAATGTTGCTACATTAGAAAGTGAAGACAGAAAGCGTGAAAACAGAGAAATTCAACGCTATCGTATGAAGAAGAAATTAAAACTTCTTTATCCTGAATTATCTTCCCAATATGCTAGAGACTTAGATAGTCATATTATCTATACTCATGATGAAGCTTCTACCTCAGTACTTAAACAGTATTGTATGGCAGTTTCATTATATCCACTTATGTTGGAAGGTGTAGGTAATATTGACGGAGTTACTCCAGGTCCTCCTAATGATTTGCAGTCATTCAGTGGGCAGGTTACTAATCTAGTATTTCTACTGTCTTCTCAATGTAAAGGAGCGGTAGCTGTGGGAAGCTACTTCATTGCTCTTAATTATTACATCATAGCTGAATATGGAGAAAAATGGTATGAAAAGCTTGACTGTATATGTACCTCCGAGCATTCACTCATTAAGCGTACTATTAAAGACAGTATTCTCAAAGCATTCAAACAATTTGTTTGGGGAATTAATCAGCCTGCTGGAAATAGAAGTTATCAGTCGCCCTTTACTAACGTATCGTATTACGATAAAACATACTTCGAGTCCTTGTTTGGAGAATTTTATTATCCAGATGGAACGAAACCGGAGTGGAGTGCGATTGATACATTGCAAAGACTATTTATGTCTTGGTTCAACAAGTTGCGTTTAAAGCAAGTGCTGACATTTCCAGTTGAAACCTTCGCTATGGTGCATGATGGAAAAGATATTATAGATAAGGAATACAAAGATTTGTGTGCAGAAATGTATGCGCAGGGTCATAGTTTCTTTACTTATATCTCTGATAGTGCGGATAGTCTAGCTTCGTGTTGTAGACTTCGTAATGAATTGGCCGAGAATACATTTAATCCTACCTCTGGTATGACTGGAGTGAAAACTGGTTCTTGTAATGTAATTACTTTAAACATTAACAGAATTGTTCAGAACTGGTTTAGAAATGTGGATACGAATTACTTTGGTGCTTCTAAGATTCCTTATGAGAACTTAACAGAGGAAGACATGAATGACTTGAAGGCTTACCTTAGTGACATTCTAGAAAGAGTTTATAAGTATCACATTACTTATAAAACTATGCTCTATGAATGGGAAGAGAAGAAAATGTTTGCTTCTTCTAATGGTGGGTATATCAATATTAAGGACTTGTATAGCACCATTGGTCTAAATGGATTGAATGAAGCAGCTGAGTTCCTAGGACTAAAAGTATCTAATAATCCAGAGTACTTTAAGTTCTTGCAACTAATCCTTGGAACTATTAAGGAGCAGAACAAGATTCATTCCATCCATGATAAGAAGAGACCTTTCCTATTTAATTCTGAAGTTGTTCCAGCAGAAGGACTTGGTGGTAAGAACTATAGATGGGATAAAGAGGATGGATTGGAACCAATGTCCATCTAAAACCTTTTTTAATTGACTCGGAACTACTCAGCTAGTACTGAAATTAGGCTGAGACAACGAGGGGCAAGCAGGATTTATCCGTGCAGCCTGAACGAGTAAACAAAGAGGGCTTTTAATTAAGGTATGTGAATATATTGATTAAAGGTATGCAGTACTCTGAACTCTATGGTGACATAGAGAGGCAACAGAAATGATTGCCCGTTTATATTAAGTAATCGTCCCAAATTTTTGGTACCGGTACCCAAAGTGGTTATATTTGTACTAGTATTAATTTAAAAGGTATAAATATGGAAACAAAAATTTGTAGCAAGTGTGGTAGAGAACTACCACTTGATAGGTTTGAATCTGGAAGAAATTAGTGTAGAGATTGCAGAAATGCCCGAAGGAAAGAGCTAAGAGACAAAAATCCAGAAAAGCACCGCTCTGAATCTAGAAAAAGACAGAAAGAGCAGACAGAATGGTTACACTCTCTCAAAACCCCATGCATTATTTGTGGGGAATCTGAGCCTGTATGTATTGATTTTCATCATACAGACCCTAATAAGAAGGACTTCACGATAGGAAAAAAGTAGAGCTGGAGTAAAGAGAGACTGTTGCCAGAAATATAGAAATGTGTTTGCGTTTGTGCTAACTGTCATAGAAAGATTCACTACGGTTTGATAAACTTAGACGATTATTTAAATAAATCATCCCTCTGCCAACGGGAGGGAGTGTAACAGAATGATTGGGTTCCAGAAGACAGGAATTTGTACAATAGCTATTTTTATAATGCTCACGACGATACCTCTGTATTAGATAAGTTTATACTTCATGGAAGACAGACTTATCAATATACTGATGGAGGTAGCGCGGCTCACATAAACCTAGAGGAACATTTATCTAAGAAGCAGTATTTGAAACTTATAGATTTTGCTATTGAACAGGGAACTAACTACTTTACGTTTAATATTCCGAACAGTAAGTGTGAGGATTGTAAACATATCGTAAAAGCTCCAATCAAAGTATGTCCAAAGTGTGGAAGTGAGCATATTACCCAATATACTAGAATTATTGGCTATCTAAGACCTATTACTGCATTTGGTAAGGATAGAAGAATAGAGGCTGAAAAGAGAACTTATAGTAAAAATGTATAAAGTAGAAGAATTTTGCGGAAAGCCAGAAGAACTGGAAGATTATCTAAATAAGAAATGTGAAATAGAACATATGTCTATTTCAAAAATGATGTCTCCAGCAAGGAATAGTTATGTAATAGTGTTCTACGATAATGATGAAATCAAGAAGAAACAACTATTACTAGATTATGCTAAAGAGAATTTATGTAAGGGATGCTTAACTTGTGCAAACTTTGCATATTTCTGTAGAGGAAGCAAGGAAAGTTGTGATAGTTGGGAAGAAGATATAAATGCTTATCAACGATTAGACCGAGTAGTATGATTTATATAACTGTTTTGGATTATTCGATAGATACCACAACAGTGTATACTTCTCAAAATGATTTGAGTGAAGAAGAAATTGAAAATCTTATTAGAGAAAATCATAGATGGGAAGATACTTATTATATGGTATCTAATGAATTAAATTTTAGTATAAAATCTATATGAGTAAATACTTAATTATCCCAGATGTACATGGGAGAACATTTTGGCACAAAGCCAAAGAAATGATAAACAGTGTGGATAAGGTAGTCTTCTTAGGGGACTACCTAGATCCATACCCTTGGGAATGTATCTCTAGACTTGATGCTATTGAGGAATTTAAGGAAATTATCAAGTTCAAAACTGATAACCTAGATAAGGTAGTCTTGTTGTTAGGCAACCATGATTGCGCATACTGCTTTAACTTTGGAAGCGCATCAAGATATGACTATGACAATTCGCATAAAATAAAGACATTATTTAACCAAAACATAGACCTATTTGAGCTCTTTCATAAGGAAGATACTTATTTGTTCAGTCATGCGGGGATAACTAATGACTGGTTAAAAACTTATTTTAGTGGAAAATCTATTGATGAGTTCTTAACCTTGAGTAAGGAAAATATAATTCCTTACCTATGGGTAGTTTCTTTCTTAAGAGGGGGGTCTGACAACACTGGAAGTATGGTATGGAGTGATGTTAGGGAAAAGGATAGAGAGTCAACATTTTATCAAATCTTTGGACATACTCAATTAGAGTCAGAACCTATTATTACCGATAAATGGGCTTGTCTAGATGTAAGAAGATGTTTCTTATTGGATACTGGAAAGATAGAGGAGATATGTTAAAGTATGTAGACACCAAGGTAGTTTTTCAGGAGATTCCAGACGAGATTACCTTAGCAATAAATATATCTAATTGTCCATGTCATTGTCCGGGATGTCATTCTTCATATTTGGCAGAGGATATTGGCAATCCCCTAATAGAATATCCAAAGGGATACTCAGACGACTTTATAATTCACATTGATGAACTAATAGAAAAGTCTCCTGGTATTTCATGTGTTTCTATGATGGGAGGAGATTCAGACCCAACACTAGTTAATGTATTAGCTAGTTATCTTAAGGATTTTTATCCAGATTTAAAGGTTGCTTGGTATAGTGGTAGAGAAAGTCTACCTAAGAGTATTAATCTAAGTTACTTCGATTATATAAAACTTGGGCCATATATTGAAGAAAAAGGTCCCCTCAGCAGTAGAACTACTAACCAAGTAATGCTTCAAATAGATAATAGTTATGGAAAACCCATAACTAAAGACATCACATCACGTTTTTGGAAATGATTCTTAAAGTAGTATATGACGACGACAGTCAAATATTGGTTGACAAGCTGAAAAGTATTCTTCCTAACTATCCATTAATTGAATTAGAATCTTATCATGAAGGTTTATTTAAGGAGAGAAAGAAAGCTTTTAAAATTAAAGGAGGCTTTAGTGCTAGACATACTCCTTTTGCGGTGCTCATCAATAATGATTCAGAACCAGTAATGGCTTTTTATAGTGAGGCTAATACTTGTACTATAGATGAGATACTTAAAACATTAAATAATTATACTGTATATGGTAGAAAAGAGTGACGTATCTGATATTCTTAGTAAAAAGTATCTTCTGATAAAGGGTTTGGAGGAGAACATCTTCAAAGATTTCACTAGTGAGGAAGAAGACCTTCTTCACTCTAAACATGGTAAGATAAAGGTTTGGCACAAATCTGGTGTCGGAAAGGTCTATGATGGTATTACTGGAGCATTTAAGGTGGGACTTCCTGTAATCATTAATTGTAATCCTGTAAAAATAGTTCCAAAGATTACAACAATAGATTGGGATTCTCATATGTTTCAGACCATAGATGGAGATTGGTTTAACTTTGAATTTACTCCTATTAAATTAAGAGAATTAACTAGCTTAATATGATTAGAAAATTTACAAATATTGTTTGCGTTTATTATAACGACAAAAACTATATTCCAGCTAAATACAACTGTCCAGATTTAGAAATTGATGATGTAATTCTCAACTTGACTACAAATAAGGAGCAGAACTACGAAAAGATTTCTGAAATTATAGTTGATTATGCTTTTGCTTTGTTTTGTAATAAATCTGACTTAAAGGATTTTGCACAAGACCACAAGAAATATAAGAGACAAAACTGGAAGTTGTTAGACTTTAGAGAGATAATTAAAACTGCAGAGACGACTAATAAACAAAAAGATTCCAAATGAAATACGGAGTTATTTTAGCTAGATTTCAGCCCATTCATAATGGGCATCTAGCTTTAATTAGAAAAGCCTGTTTAGAGAATGATAAGGTTCTTTTGCTAGTTGGAAGTGCTGACAAAATAAATGCTAGAAATCCCATTCCGATAAACATTAGAATGAGATTATTGGAGACAGCATTAGAAGAGGAAGGTTTGCTCAATAATTGTGTGATACATCCTCTTAAGGATTTAACTGATGAGTCAGATAACTCTCAAGATTGGGGATTCTATTTATATGCTAATATAGTTAGTATTATAAAAGAATCCTCTTTTAATATCTACTACAGTGATGGTTATGAAATCATCACTACATGGTTTCCAAAATTCATGTTAAAGGATTACATATCTATGACTCTTATGGCTAGAGAGCAAGTAGAAGAAGGAATATCGGCTACTGTTGTGAGAGATGCCATAAGAAACGATTTAGAGTTAGAAGGACTAGTTCCCAAATGTATTATAGATGCTAAGTTTTATTTAAAAGAATTTATTTTACTCCATGAAAGTATCAATAATTAATAAATCGAGACATCAACTTCCTAAGTATGAAACTTCCCTCTCAGCAGGTATGGACATCTGTGGAGATTTTAGTAGAATTGATTTAATAGACGGGAAACCGAAGAAATTCTTCTTTGATGCTGATGTTGTAGCTATAGGCCTCATAGAAGCTCCAGATGCTCCGTTTGTCTTAGACAAAGAGGGAAATCCTACTGATAAGAAAATTCCTACAGTCCCAGTAGCTTCTGCCATTGAGATTAAACCTGGTGGTAGATGTTTAATTCCTACTGGATTATTTATCGCTTTGCCTAAGGGTTACGAAGCACAAATTCGTCCTAGAAGTGGACTTGCTTTGAAGCAGGGACTTACAGTCTTAAATTCTCCTGGAACTATCGACGCAGATTATAGAGGGGAAATAGGAATAGTGTTGGTTAACACATCTAATCAACCTGTACGAGTAAAGGATGGGGAGAGAATAGCCCAAATGGTTATTGCTAAGCATGAAACTGTTGAATGGGAAGTTGTAGAAGAGTTACCTTCTACTGAGAGAGGAGAAGGCGGATTTGGACATACTGGAGTATGATGGTATACGCTTTGGCAGTAATAGGGTTATGTAATATCTTGCTAATTATAGGCTTATCTAGAAGGATTGAAGATATCAGAATGAGAATAGAAACTAATGGTGCTCTGATTGATGATGTTAGGGATAAAGTTAAATATCTAACGTCATTGATGGACGTGCAGGTGAATATTTCAGACGAAATAGAGAAGCAGTTTGGTAAGATGAAGAAAGAGATTGTTGTTAAAAATGTATTGAAAGTTCCATGACAAAAGAAGAGTTAAGAGAACGTATTCTAGAGCTAGAAGATAGGATGTCGAAAGAAGATAGTAGAAAGGCTATTTCTGAAATGAATGATGAATGGAAAGAATTATCTAGTAATTTGGAAGACATCTTATACGAAGAACTAGAAGGAATAGCCTTAAAAATAATCACAGAGAAGATTATCGAAAGGTATGATGTTGATACTGACGTATTAGTCTCTGAATATATGGATAGTGGAGATTTAGAGAAAGCGTTTATTGCTGTAGCTGAAGAATCCGACTGTGGTTGGAAAGAAGATATTAAAAAGGAAATTATAAAAAGGTAATTGTTATGACTAAAGAAGGATTTATTAAACTGATTGAGAATGCTATGAATTATAGTAAGGAACTGGATAGATGGAGCGACTTTGGTATTGATTTGTTTGAATTACCTATTTCAGAACTAGGTTGGAATTTCCTTAATGTTGTTCTCCCAGAATTTTTCTATGATGAGGGCGTAGACTGGGTTAATTGGTGGTTGTTTGAGAAGCCTGGATTCGGAGGAGACCCAGACCAGGCGTATGATGAGGATGGGAATGTAATTCCTACAGATACCATAGATGATTTATGGAATATTGTTAAAGACTATCAGAAATGACAGAAACAAAGGAATATATATTGGAGAGATTGTTTCCTGGTTATGAGGAAACTAAGAGAGCTTTGGAATCATACTCTGATTGGGAGTTAGGTTTAATTATGGACAACATTCCAGAATGCCCAGAGGATCTAAAAGACTCGATTATTAAAGAAGTTCAATGGAGTATAGTTGACACATTGTTCGAGCAATTTATAAATAATTGGGATGACTTTATCTCAGATAATGAAGGTCTAGTCATGGACTATTGCTATGATACTGTATTTCTAGGGTATAATTATGAAAGTAGATCATACTGGATATCTAAAGAAACTATCGTTGATATTTGCAAAGATTTAATTAGTGATGTAGATGAAGAATATTCTATAAATGAGAATGTAGACTTTAGAGATATAATTTCTGACCTGAATAAATACTATCCAATCAAATTTTGTGAAGGATGATTAAATATTTGTTAAGCAAAGCCTCTACTGGTAAATTTAGAGTTGTATACCTATCTACTACTGAAGAGTGGGATGAAGAAAAAGCTGGATTTGTAATAAATAGAGTTACTGGACAGCTACATGGAAAGATGACAGAACAGCCAGAAATAGTTATTACTAAGGGTAAGGCTGGTAGAACGCATAGAGAGCAGCTTGAGTTACAGTTTAAGTCTGAGCTTAAGAAATATTTAGATAAAGGTTATAAGGAAATGGAAAATGATCCAGAAACCTATAGTGAAACGCAATTGGAGGAATTTTATGGAGACATCAAGACGGACCAGAATGGATTTGCAAAGCATATGCTTGCAAAATCTGCAGATAAGGTTAAAGAATCCTCAATCAATAAGGTCAAGTATTGGTATGCTAGCCGAAAAATTGATGGAGTTAGATGTTCCTTCTACTACAAGGATGGTGAGATTTTATCTGCTTCTAGGGGAGGGGGAAATTATGACTATTCAACAGGCCATATCAGAAGAAATGAGAAATTGCTTAAGTTCTTCGAATCTCATCCCGCTTACATACTTGATGGAGAGTTGTATAAACATGGTAAAAGCCTCCAACAAATCAGTGGAGCGGCTCGTCTTGAAAAGAACGCAGTTGACTGCGACTGGCTTGAATATTATGTTTACGACATTATGATTCCTGGAATGAAGTTCTCAGATAGATTGGAGATTCTTAAGCAGTTGCAAAAAGAACTTAATCTTGGATTTGAACCAAATAAAGAATGGGAAGAAGGAGAACTTCAAATGCAAATAGTTCCACAGGAAAAGGTTTCTGGATATGAGAATATAATGAAACTTCATGACCAATATGTATCAGAGGGTTGGGAAGGAGTAGTATGTAGAAATCCTGATAAGGAGTACGGCTTCGGAAAACGTACTAATGATATGCTTAAATTTAAATTCTACAAGGATGCGGAGTTTGAAATTACCGGCTTATCAGAAGGTCTTCGAGAAGAGGATATGTGTTTTACGTTAATAACTGAAGATGGTATAGAATTTAAGGCCAAACCTATGGGTTCCAGAGAGCTTAAGCAGCAGTATAGAGAAAGGCTTAAAGAGCTTATTGGAAAGATGGCTACTGTTAAGTATTTCTATCTATCTGATGAAGGAACACCATTGCAGCCTGTTCTGAAGTGTATTCGTGACTATGAGTAAAAATGAAAAAGATTAATTACAGACAGTATTACTATAATGGTGACTACGCTAATACTGAATTACAGGTCCCAGATGAGTGTGGTCTATATGAAATAGGACTAGTAAATATATCTCATCAGGTTCGGATACAGAAAAGGAAACCTGGACAAAAGCCTATGCGTTATTATGTCCAACTGAATTTGAAGATTCTATCCTTCTTGGAAATGTTTATTTTAACTATATAGATGATGTATTTATTACCGATTCTGAAATAGCTGTCCTAGATGTAGAATCTGCCCCACGATTTAGTGGGGTATATTCGGTTGGATATTACAAAGATATGGAATCAGAATCCAAATTCTCGGCTTATCTAAGTAAAATTGAAGATGTAGGGAAGGTTAGTCCAAATGAATTAGGAGAATTAGCGGAGATAGCAAAAGAATGTAAGAAAATATGCTCCATACGTATGCTCAGAAAAATTACACGTAAAGGAATAGAAGTTAGTAATATATGTTTTAGAGACTGGGTTTACGGAGAAGCTACGGCTTCTATGAATATCTCTGATATTGAATTTGGAAGAATCTTTGGGGAAGAATTTACTACCGATAAGGATATATCTGAGTTATTCTTAAAGGAGTCTGAGAAAATCTATAAATCTATTATTAATAATGAGTGACGTAGAGAAACGCTATATCTGGCTAGTAAAGCATCTAATATGGAATGGTTCTAAACAGAAAAATGGTGTCTATTGGGTAAAGATTACTAAAGAAGACGCCTCCCTCCTAGAAGAAAAATACGAAGTGTGTGATACGCGAGCTTTAAAAGGAGGAATAAGAGCAAATGTTATAAAAATGTGTGATAATTTTATTGTACTTGATACGCGATGAAATACGAAAAGTTTGATATTTTAAAGAAGGCTAAATTCTCTACCATTCCAAATAATAGGGAATTATACATAGTATATGTAGAGTGTGATGCGAACGATGGAGATTACATGAGAGATACTCTTGAATTTGATAAAAACTCTTTTGAGGAAGACGAGCTTCTTTTACTAGTATTATCCTATGTTAGCAAATACTCTGGTAAGTTCTCAGAGGGAAAAGGTTGGAATAATGGACATTATGGACATTACGTAGATGAGAATGAGGACTTCCCATGGTTAAGTGACTACTTATCAGAGAATGATATTCTAATCTTTGCCGGGATGTGTGATATGCCGTGCCACAGTGTAAGCGGTATAGATATTGTATACTATGACGATAATGGAATAGCTAACAAAGTAAAGCTTCCAGATGTGGATGATTTATTTGAAAGCAAAGGAGAGTTTGTAGATTATTTAAACAAGCTATATTCAGCTTATTATGACGAAATTGAATAAAGGAGGGAAGCTTCCAAATAAGTTTAAAATAGCTAATCAAGAAATAACTGTAGTCATGGAAGACTCTCTTCCAAATAATGACTATGGTTATTTCTGTGATGCTACGAATACCATTAAGTTAGCTAGAACTATTAACTCTGAACATGATGGAGAAGTTATTTTAAGTGATGAACAAGTAAGAAATACTTTTTATCATGAATTATTCCACGTGTTTCAATTTTACTTTAATAATGAGTTTAACGAAACACAAGCTCAGGTGTATGCTAACTTTATGTGTGAATTTATAGAAACTACAGAAGAACCATTTTAAATAGAGAATAAATGAAGTTATCTAAGAGTAAGAGAGCCAACGTAAATTATTTGGCAAAGATTGTAGACATTAAGAATTTCAGAGCACATAGTAATCCAGAGGTTACTAGACTTAAGTGTTGTACCATTGATGGTTTCAATATTATTACTGGAATTGACTCTCAGCCAGGATTGTATGTATATTTTCCAACGGCTTGTTGCATAAATCCGGATTTTCTGAGATATTGTAATCTTTATCGTCATAAAGAATTAAACAATGACCCAGAACAAACTGGTATGTTTGAGGATAATGGTAGAGTAAAAGCTATCAGATTAAAGAATGAGCTATCTGAGGGCTTTATTCTTCCTGTAGTCCAGTTCCAGAACTACATAATGTCTGTAACTAATAAGGAGATTGAAGTTGAAGCGGGTATTGAGTTTGATATTGTAGAACATGAAGGTAAAGAATTTTGGATTAACAAAAAGTACATTCCCAAGAGACAACAGGGGCAAGGAGGAACTCCACGTAACAACCAAACGAAGAAAGTCAAGGGAATCGACAAGGTTATCGACACTCAGTTCAGATTCCATTACGACACAACTCTTATTAAGAAATGTCCTAATGTAATCCATCCTAATGACTTAATTAGTATTACCGAGAAAATACATGGTACTTCTGGTATTTCAGCATATGTTTTGTGTAAGCAAGATCTAGATTGGAAACAGAAGATTGCTAAATGGTTGACAGGAGAAGAGTTTAATAAGTATGACTATCTCTATGCCTCTAGAACTGTCATTAAGAATCAGTTCTATAACAAAAATGTTACTCCAGGATTCTACGGATGTGATGTTTGGGCAGAGGCTGACAAAATAGTAAAGCCTTGTTTGTCTAAGGGCATGACAGCATATTATGAGATAGTAGGATTCTTACCAAATGGTGGTTATATCCAAAAGAACTATGATTATGGATGTATGCCTCCTAAAGAAGGAGAAGCATATACTCCAGAAAAACACTTTAAGATTCGCATCTATCGAGTAACTATAACTAATGTTGATGGAGTTGTTCATGAGTTTTCTGCCCGTGAGGTACAGCAATGGTGTGCCAAAGTTGGACTTACTCCGGTAGAGGAATGGTACTATGGAACTGCAAAGAATCTATATCCAGAACTTAATGAAGCCGAACACTGGAATGAGAACTTTATGGAGAAATTAGCAAACGATGCTCAATTCTATATGGAACGTACTTCTCCATCTTGTGATAATAAGGTACCTCATGAGGGTATTGTTATCAAGATAGAAAATATGAAATCAGAAGCTTTCAAATTGAAATGTTTTAAATTCTTGGATAAAGAAGGGAAAGAACTAGATAAGGGAGAGTCTAATATTGAAGACGAGAATTAAATCATGCATAGAATATCAGTAACATATGAAATTATAGTGGAAAGGGACTTGTCTATGGATCTAGATGAGGTCATTGATGCTGTGATTAAGAGTTTGGACAATGATTCTGAATTTGACCTATTTACACTGCAGTGTGTATTTGGAGATAATATGGGATACTACTTAGAGAAATTAAACATAATTAATGACTCAAGTGTTTTATCTGAATACGTTCAAGATGAGATATTTGAAAAATTTACCAGTAGAGTGCTGGAAAGATACCCAGAACTAGATGAACCTTAAGGAATATTTATTTAGTAAAAAGTATGGAAGCCTGAGATATCGGGCTTCCTATTTCTTTCATAGTAAAATTCCGTTTATCTCTCCAGGGTGGAATGAGTATAGAAACCCTTGGTATCATTGGTGGGAAGCCAGAGAATATTTTAAACGTCCTAAGGCTCACTTTCTCTTTAGAAAGAAGTTTTGGACGTTTGGGCTTCCAGCTCGAAGAGATTACTACAATCCAGTAATTGATATAGGATTTCACGCACTTGGATGGAAAGATAAATGGGATAGTCCTAGGCATGAGTGGGACCCTATGATTTGTATAACGTTTTTCAGAACTTGGCATTTGTTATGGATATTTAACTGGGTGGTTAAAGAAGAAAAGAATAGTCTTACCAGAAGCATGGCTACTTGGGAAGCTATTTTGGACTACTCACGTTACAATAAAAGTATAGACCAAGTTGTTGATAATCATGTTTGGAGCCATGAAGAAAACGGTGAAAAGAAATATATAACTATTATTCCAAACATGACTAGAAAAGGACTGCAAAAGTATGAATCCAAACACATTGAAGAAAATACAGAGGCTGAAGAATGGTGAATCTTTTGTCACAAGTGAGCCTGGAAACTCTATGCTTCCTCTGTATAAGAGTAATGAAAAGCATCTTGTTACTCCTATAACTTGGCAAGAGTGCAATGTTGGAGATGTGGTTTTTTGTAAGGTTAGGGGTTCGTGTTTTACCCACAAGGTATACTCAGTAGACCCTAACAGAGGATGTCTGATTGGAAACAATAAGGGACATATGAATGGATGGACTAAGAATGTTTATGGTTTAGCGCACAAATTATGAAAATATGTATTTTAAGTGACTTGCATGGATTTCTAATTGATAATATTCAACCATGCGAGCTGGTATTAATCTGTGGAGATATTGTTCCGTTAAGAATGCAAAGAAACAAACCACAGTGTGAGAAGTGGTTAAAGACAAAATTTGCTGATTGGATAAAATCCCTTCCATGTGAAAAAGTCGTGTTTGTAGCTGGAAATCACGACTTTGTGTTTGAGAATAGAGAATTTATGTGGGTAAATTCTATAATTACATTTCCTACTGAAGGGAAGGCAGTATACCTAGATAATTCTCACTTTGATTATCTAAGTAATGATGGAAAGGTATACAGAATATATGGAACTCCAGCCTGCCATATATTTGGTAACTGGGCATTTATGTATTCTGATGAAAAGCTAAAAGAGTTGTATCAAAATATTCCAGGAAATTGTGACATACTGATTAGTCACGATGCTCCTAAGTTGAATAATTGTGGTTTAGTGCCTCCTAATATGTGGCACTCAACTCCTGTTGATGCTGGAAATGAGGTTTTGGCTTCTGCTATTCTAGATAAGAAACCAAAATATGCTTTTTGTGGTCATATTCATGAAGGAAATCATCAGTTAACAGACATTGGAGCGACTAAAATTGCTAATGTGTCTATTCTTGATGATGCTTATAACATTTCTTATGAACCATTATATCTGGATATTTAATAACATCCTCCTATACATTCTTGGAGGGTCAATATTATCATTAATAATAATTGAAATTTATGAGATAGTAAAGGAAGAAACTAATTTCCTTAAAACCTACGGGTCTAGATTCATTTGTAATATCAAAAATTAATCAAATGGAACAAGCTGTATTTCAGAGAATGTTGGGAGAATTTAATGAAGTTAATGAACGTGCTAACAAACTTAGAGAATTTATTCTGAGCGATAAGAGCAAAGAAGTAGATAATCTGAATCGTGATTTGTTAATTGCCCAACTAAAAGCAATGGAAGCATATGTATCTGTACTATCAATTCGTATAGGACTTAATGCTCCGAAAGATGAAATTTCAGAGGCCAAGGTTGTGAAAGAAGGTGAGTAAGAAAATCATTTTCACCGACCGCTCGGATTCATTATTGACTAGTTACCTCAAAGATATATCCAAATATAAAATATTGGATAGTGATGAGGTAACTCGTCTTATTTGTGAAGCCCAAAAGGGAGATGATGTTGCTAGAGAGCAAGTTATAAAATCTAATTTAAGATTCGTTGTAACTATTGCTAAGCAATTTCAGAACAGAGGTATTCCTTTGATGGATTTAATCTCTAGTGGAAATGAAGGTTTAATGAAAGCTATTGATAAGTTTGACCCAGAAAGAGGTGTCACATTCTTATCATATGCTGTATGGTGGATTAGACAAAGTATTTATAACTCTATATATTGGCAGGCTAGGGAAATCCGCTTGCCAATGTCTCAGCAATTACTAGTAATTAGTATACTCGATGCAACTAATAAATTCCTACAATCTCACGATAGAAATCCTAGTTCGGAAGAAATATCTGAAATGACTGATATTCCTAGGGAGCAGATTGATTATCTTGCTCAATTTTCTAACAAGCTAGTATCTGTGGATGATTTTATAGGAGGAGATGAGGAAAACAGCCAAGTCTGTGATGTTATACCTGATGGGGAAGACCCTTTAGATGAACAGGTGAATAAGATTTATGTAGCTAAGGAAATCGAGAATTTGCTCTCAAAATTGACTATTAGAGAGCATGACTTAATCTGTATGCTGTTCGGTATTGGAATGGCTCCAGTAAATCCGAAAATTATAGCCGATATGTATGGCGTTGGAGGAGAAAGAATCCGACAGATGAAAGAAGGAGCATTAGCTAAACTAAGACGTAGATTTTCTAATCAACTTAAAAATTTATTATAATGAAATTCGAGGAAATTTTACCAGCATTGCGTAGAGGAGAAGTAGTAAGAAGAGGAGTCTTTCAAAGTAGCCTTGTAGTATTTATGCAGATTCCTGCAGAAATTCCTGCACAGGATGTCTTGAAGATGAAATCTATACCTACCCAAATGAAGGTTCTTATGGGAGAGTATGAAGCTGGGGTTACTTATCACGACCAGTTTATAATGTATGACTTTTCAGACCAAAGTTGTACATACTATCCCTTTGATGGGGAAGATATGAATGCAGATGATTGGGAATTAGTTGATCCTATGTCATACGACCCTTATGAGGACTTTCGATAATTATCCAGTAGGAGCAGCTGACGATCCTAGAGCACCCTATAACGAACCATTAGCAAGAAATGTTAAGGTAGAAGTAGGAGTTGAATTAGGGACAATGGTAGATATTGAAGTAGTTGGAGACCTCTCAGAGGACATAATGCAAGAGTTGGTTAAAGATAAAGTTATCGAAAAACTGAATATAGATAATGAGGATATTGTCCTTAATGATATAACAATCTATAGTCACGATGATTTATCTAGTAAGTAGAAATAAAACTCTCTTTCGCCCTGAGAAGTATCAACATATTCCCTTTGAGAAGGCAATGGATTTTCTGTTGCCTTTGAAAAGGGTTCAATTTGATACTGAAACTATGGGTCTCGATGCTCATACTAAAGATTTATTAACTGTTCAACTTGGAAGTAAAGATAACCAAGTTGTATTCGATTGGACTACTCTAACAGAATGTGAAAAAAGATCTCTAAAGGACTATCTAGAATCTGGAGTACTAGTTATTGGAGTTAATCTAATGTTTGACTTGTGCTTTATGTATGTTCAAGGTATATATCCTAAGAAGATATATGACATAATGTTGGCTGAACAACTAATCTATTTAGGATATCCAAAGATTATAACTAACGAGCTGTATAATGAACTTGGAGTAGAGCTTCCAGGATATGAGTTTATACAGGAGGCAGGAAAACTTCCTTATTACGAGCTTAATTATTCTTTGAAAGCTATGGCTAAGAGGTATCTTAATATAGACATTGATAAAACAGTCCGAGGTAAAATCATAAATGACGGTCTTACTGAGGATGTAATTGTTTATGCCGCTGGAGATGTTATGTATCTGGAGGACATTCTAGATAAGCAGATGGAGGAACTTAAGCTTCAAGACCTAGTTTTGGCTGCAGAGTTTGAGTGCGAGTTTGCTAAATCCCTGGCTTATGTTAAGCATTGTGGAGTTCATCTCGATGTTGCCAAATGGAAAAACAAGATGGCTAAAGATTTACTTAAACTCAAAACATCTGAGCAAGAGTTGAATGATTGGGTAGTAGAATGGGATTCTAAAAGAGTTAAGAATGGAGATTGGGATATTCGTTATCCAGAAATGGATTATGATAAGCCTAATGATATAGCAGAGGAGGAAAGAAGATTATTAAAGGATAAGTATATACGCTCTCCAAAAGATGACCTAGAAGTGCCTTATCAGAGCTTAAAATTGAAAGCTTATAAGAAGAAGGTATCAAGTCTATTTACCAAGATAGATTTGCAAGGAGACCTATTTTCTGGTTTTAATGATAAGCCACAATGTGTTATAAATTGGAGTAGTTCTAAACAAGTAATCAAACTGTTTGAAGTCTTAGGCATTGAAGTTGATACTTTTGATAAAAAGACTAAGAAGAAAAAGAAGTCCGTCGAGGCTAAAATGCTTAAGCCTCAAAAGGATAAGTTTCCTATTATTCCTATTTATTTGAGGTATCAGGAAGCTGCAAAGGTGGTTTCTACCTATGGAGAAAACTGGCTGAAGGCGATAAACCCTAAAACTGGAAGAGTCCATGCAGACTTGCACGTAATAGGAACTGATACAAGTAGAATATCATCTGGAGGAGGTCCTTACAAAGTGAATGTGTTGAATCTTCCTAGAGATAAGGAGACTAGAGCGTGCTTTACCTCAGAGAAAGGTAATCTATGGGTTTCTTGTGATTATACTGGACAAGAAAGTGCTATTACTGCTTCTGTATCTAATGACCAGAAGATGATTAATATTCTTGAGTCTGGGGGAGATATGCATAGTGAAGTAGCAAAAATGTGCTGGCCTGATCTTCTTGGAAAATTAACTGTTGAGGAAGTTAAAACCAAGTATAAGGGACACAGACAAAATGCAAAAGCTGTTGAATTTGCTATTTTCTATGGAGGTGATGATAATACTTTACACGTCAATAGTGGGTTTGACAAGAAGGATGCGAAGAACATTTATGATAACTTTATGAAAGGTTTTTCTGGAATTGCAGAATACCAGGACTATTGTAGAAAAGCAGTAATGCGAAATGGATATATCCTAATGAATCCTATAACTAAGCATAGGGCACACATATTTGATGCAAAGTGGATGTTCAAAATGCAAGAGAAGTTTAAAGAGGATGGATATTGGGAATACTATAGAGAAATGAAGCGTGATGCTCCAGGCTGTGATACTGTCCAGCAAGTAACTAGGTATTTCAGAAGAAAATCAGATTCTGAAAAGCAATCTATTAATTATAGGATTCAGAATAGAGGGGCAATGGCTTTTAAGCTAGCAATGATAAAGCTATTTAATTGGATTATGAATAATAATCTAATTGATATTGTTCTTCTATGCGTTACTCCATATGATGAAATAAACTTGGAATGTCCAGAATCTATAGCAGAAGATATGGCTAATGTTCTAGTTAAATGTTTAGCTGATGGAGGAAAGCCATTCTGTACTAGAGTACATCTTGGAGCTGACGTAGCTAGAATGTTCAAATGTCATACTAATTTCAGTGTGGCGGATAAAGTCATAATGGAGAATGGTGATGTTGTAGATTGTTTAGATGGAGTATTTTATAATATAACTAAGAATACTACGTATCCAGAGTCTGAGGTAAAAGGGTATAAGGATTACATTGAAGCTGATGGACCTTTGCCTAATTATTGGATTCATTAACGAACAAGGGGCTATAGTAGCGATGCCAAACCTGAGCCCCTGAGTAGGCTTAAGAGTAATCAGCCGAACAGCCATCCTTGTAATGAGGTAGGAGTGCAGTTAGGGCATCTTTTTTAAATTAAAATGTTATGAAGAAGTTTATAGTTTTATTTATGATGATTCTTGCTATGATGTCATGTGCAGATAGCAAGACTTTTGAGAGAGCTGACGGGACTAAGTTTGTAGCTGAACCTTATGGTTGGGCTAACTACCAATCTAATAAGATTGACGGGGTAGTCTATGAAGTGTGTGCAGGTAATATCTTCTGGGATGTTATCACTGTAGAAACTATATTTATCCCAGTATGGCTGACAGGGTGGGAATTATACGAGCCAGTGTCTTACGTAGAACCGAGTACCACTAATTAAGTATGAAAGTTATATTTCTGGACTTTGATGGAGTGATTACTACTCTAGAGTCTCGATGGAACATAGATTCAGAAAAGTGTAAGCTTGTTAAAAGAATATGTGACGAAACTGGAGCTAAAATAGTAATATCTTCTTCATGGAGAAAAAGCAATCTTGAATATACAATGAAGCAATTCTCCAAAGAAAGTTTCTTATTATATGATTATGTGATAGATGTTACAAAACGATTATCTATTTCTGGAAGTGCTTCCATAACTATTCCTAGAGGTGTGGAAATATCAGAGTATATAGAATCTCATGATTCGATTACTAATTATGTAATACTTGATGATGATACTGATATGCTCTTGTGGCAGAGAAATCATTTTGTTCATACCAGTACATATGAAGGTATAAATGAAAAGAACGTTGAACAAGCAATTAAAATACTAAATATGAATGTAGAATTTACAACAACAGAGACAATAGTCGATAAACAGATTCTTAAAGCATTTGGAGAAACCTTATGCTACGATGATGGTGTGTTTGATAAGGAATCTTTCTTTGAATCTATAGAGGGTTCACTAGATATGTGTGGGCTAACTATGACTGACGCATCAAAGAAAGAAATTACTGAGCAACTGAAAGTGTTACTTACCAAACTAATAGAAGAATTATGAGTAGTTATTTAAATATTTATGGTATTCCTAAAGAAGGAAGAGAACCAATAGAAATTGTAAGTTTCAGTAGGTCTCATTGTGTATATGGAGCAATCTGTGATGAAGTAAACGTTGCCTGGGCTGGAGATAGTGATGTTTATACTGATCTCACTACTGAAATGATAGACCAAGTGGTTAGAAGCATAGAGGAAGACCTAAAGAGTTGTACAAGTAGGCTTCAAATCTATGAGAAATATGCCTCCCAAAATTCTGAATATATCCAAGAAATTATAAGCCTACAAGAGTATATTGAAGAACTTAATACTACAAAATCTTATTGTGAAATGATAGGTATAATAGTAATGCAATGTTCCCTTTCTCTTTCTGGTTTTAGTAAAATCTGCTGCAACATATCATGAAGTTTAAATTAGAATTTACATTTGATATTTCTGATAGCTCTCTATTGATAGATGCTAATGATGGTAGAGATGAGGAATATACTAGCATAGAAGATGTACCAGAGGATACTCTAATGGATGTAGTATACCATTATTTAGATGGGGTCGTAGAAGGTATGACTTATGATGAAGTAACAATTAAGAAATTATGAAAAGGTTTTTAATTCACGTTAGTACTAATTGGTGTGGAATGGATAACACATTCCGTGCTATGGCTGAAAGTGAGTGTGATTTATATGATATAGCTCAGGACTTGGCTTATGAGAACTTTCAATCTTATGGATGTGAAGCTGATATAGCAGAAGAAGAGGGCTATGACCCGGATGAAATGGAAGATTCAGACTGGGATAAACTATGGGAAACAGTTGATGAATCTCAATACTATAACTTCACTATTGAGGAGTTTGAAGGTGACGATGAGGAATGGGAAGAGTATGGAGGAGAGATTTATGGAAAGGAAGAATGATGGAAGATTTTAAATTCTATGAAGTTGGTGGTAAGATACGTGATGAATTTCTAGGAATAAAATCCAAAGACGTTGATTACGTAGCTGTGCCATCAAAAGAAGTTTTTGATAAAATTCACCCACGAGAATCCCAACCTAGTCCAGCTATGTTGGTGTTTGACGAACTGAAGGACTATTTAGAGAAACAAAAGTTTGAAATTTTCTTGGTAACTCCTCGTTGTTATACCATACGAGCTAAATTCCCAGAAGGACATAAATATCAAGGTATAGCAGATTTCGTAATGGCACGTAAAGAAGTAGGATATATTCCTGGTACTAGAACACCAATAATATATCCAGGAACTCTTTATGATGATTTATCACGCAGAGACTTTACTGTTAACGCTCTTGCAAAGGACCCTGATACTGGTGAAATTGTAGACTACTTTAATGGTATGAAGGATATATGGGGAAGTATTATAAGAACCCCTCTAGACCCAGTGAAAACCTTTGACGACGATCCTCTGAGGATTCTTAGAGCCATAAGGTTTGCTATTACCAAAAGGTTTACTATTGCTGATGATGCTTGGAGGGCTATGAGGAAGTATGATTACTTTGATAAGATGTCTGTAGTATCAGAGGAGAGAATAAGAGAGGAATTAACTAAATGTTTTAAATATAATACATTAGGAACACTTCGTTATCTAAGCCGACTTCCAGAGCTAGAAGAGTATATCTTCAAAAAGACTAACTTATGGCTCAAGCCAACTAATGAGAAATAATATGTATCATATTTTAGAATCCCGTAAATTGACCGAGTCCCTAAACTCTCTTCCTACAGTTAGGGAGATACATTTTGATGATGTTATAGAGATTAGGCGAAGTATTGGTCAGGGAGCTTATGTGTGTAAATTATTAGCTCAAAAAAGCTATACTAATGAAGATGCCATTAAATTGTTTCACGATAAAATGAAAGAAATTTGTAATGATTGATTCAGAAAACCTATGCAGAAAGGCAATGGAAATTTACGGATTTCCAGCTCAAGCCGCTATGGTAGTAGAAGAGTGCAGTGAACTTACTAATGCTATCTGTAAATTTAGAAGAGGTAGAGTTGGTAATGATGATATTATAACTGAAATTGCTGACGTTATAATTATGTGCGAACAGCTTTCTTATTATTTTGGAAAGGAAAAAGTTGAACTGGAAAAAGAAAGAAAGCTAGAAAGATTAAAAGAACGTTTATCAAAATATACTGATTAAATGAAAGAGAGAAAACTTATTATTTGTAGAGGTATTCAAGGAAGTGGTAAGTCAACTTGGGCTAAACAATGGTGTCATGAAGACCCAGAACATCGTGTGAGATTCAATAATGATGATATTCGCAATATGTTAGGCGATTATTGGGTTCCAAGTAGAGAAAAGTTGGTAACAGAGGCTAAAGCTAATATGATTACATTTGCTCTTATTAAGGGTTACGATGTAGTGGTTGATAATATGAATCTAAATCCTAAAGAGGATGCATGGATTCGTACTTTATGTGAGAATATAGAAAAGGATACTGGAATTCATGTAAATATAGAATATAAAGACTTCTGGACTCCAGTTGAAGAATGTATTCGAAGAGATGCTGCCCGTCCTAATCCTATTGGAGAGAAGGTTATCAAAGAAACTTGGAGACGTTACAGAAACTTTATTATTAGTTCCGATATTAAGGAAATGCTTAAGAATAAGGCTGAACACGTTGACGGAGGAAGACCAGTGATATTAGTAGATATGGATGCCACTCTCTGCCTGAACACTTCTGGAAGACCATTCTATGGGAAAAATAGTGCCAATGGTATGCTAGAGGATACTCCAGTAGAAGAGATTTGTCGTCTAGTAAGACAAATGGGAGAGCATTGCTTAGTTTTCATAGTTACTGGTAGAGAAGGGACTGCTGAGGTTGTAGATGCTACAAAGGAATGGTTAAAGAAGAATAAGATTCCGTCTGATGCTACGTTCTTTAGACCAGTAGGAGATTATAGTCCAGGTCCAGACTGTAAGAGGAAGATCTACGAGGAAAACATCAAGGGAAAGTATAACGTACAATTTGTCCTTGATGATAGTTCTAAGTGTGTAAAGATGTGGAGAGAACAGGGACTTATATGTCTACAACCTAACGAAGGAAAGTTCTAATATGAAATTTCTACAAAGGTTGAAGAATCTATTTCTTCCAGAAGGCAAAATCTCTGATGGATTTCATAGCTTTGACGAACTTTATCATTATAGAATGCTGTATAATGCAGCATTCTTTAACAGTTTAGAAGGTAAATATGGAGTCCACAAATCTTACAGGCACGCAGATGGAGAGTTGTGCTTTAGAGGAGGATGGTTCGTAGTTATGGCTTATCTTCCCACTGGTCAAGTAAGTAATCATTACAGAATAGAGGATTGGAATCTGTTTAATATTCCTGAAAGATGGAAAGCAGATGAATGGGATGGTCATACTCCAGTTGAAGCAGCCAATAGATTATATAAGTTTTGTTTACACTATAATGAATATATCCTATATGGGAATGTTAGTAGGACAATTAATTAAAATATTGGAGCAGTTTGACCAAGATAGAGAGGTTATGATACACACCCTAAGTGGAGAGACTGTAGAGGTTAGAGGCTACTTTGTGCAAAAGGATATAGATGATAATTCGTTTTATATAACTGATTTGGATGTAGTTCCTAGGTGATATGGATATAAAAGAAGCTATTGAACATTGTTGGGACAGAGAAGACTACCCAGAAGTATTTAGAGATGATGCAGGATTAGATATTTCTATTCCTGGATTCATCACTAGAGGTTCTTGGATTAGAAATAATTCTCCAAGAACTGTTACACTAGATGTAACTACTTATTGTGGAGTAAGTTGGAATGCAGTCCATTATTATGGTAATATTACCATTGAGGGAGTATGGTTCAGTCCAGAGGACAGCCCAAATACTTACACTATGTGTAAGGAAACATATGAGGCTGAAGAGAAAAATCCTCTAGCTGCTGGATCCTATAAAATAGAATTAGTAAGACCTGTTACTTCTGAGGAAATTGAAGAAGATAGTTCACGGTGGAGTGGGTATAAAGTTGGTGATAATACTAATGCTTTCTACTCTCCGGAAGATGTAATAGCCCTAGCTAAGGAAGTATGTAAGGCTAGATTCCTTGGCAACTGGAAACTTAAGATTGTTGACTATAGTGGGAAAGATCTGGATTCTGAAATTTTAATCAGTGAGCTATGACAAAATTTAAGCTGTATGAGGACATATTGTCCCGTTCTTGGAACAGATACTTCTATGATGTAGAGGCTAATACTATAGAGGAGGCGGTTGAGAAAGTTAGATATGGAGAGGTCGATTGTTATGATTCAGAACAAATCTATGAAGTTATTAATGAGTTAGATCCAGTAGACAATAATGGAAGTCCCACTAGAGAGATTTACAATGATAAGGATGAACTTATGTGGCATAATGCCAAACTAGTTAATAGGGGAGAAATTATTACTCAGGGTATAAGAAGCATTTCCGAGAATTTATCACTAATTATGAAAGGTGAACCAGAATCGTTTATAGGTGGAGGTATAGCACTCTCTACTGTGGTAAAGGTAATGGAGAGCCTTGGATGGAAATTCTGTACTTATGATGGGCTTGACACTAATGGATGGGACATAGACTATTGGCTTTATTTCATAAAAGATGAAAAGGATTTTAGTTATAGGGTTAGTGGAAATGTGTACTTCGGAGGTATTAAAATAGAAAAATGCGAAAAACATTATGAAAGATGAATTAGGAGATAGAATGAAATCTTATTACGAGAATCGTTCTAAAACATTTTTAGCTAGACGTACTCCAGTTATTATAAGACTGGATGGAAAAGCATTTCACACATTTACAAGAGGTTTTAATAAACCCTTTGATGGGGCCATGTGTAATGCTATGCAAGAAACAATGAAGTACTTATGTGAGAATATTCAGGGATGTGTTTTAGGATACACACAGTCTGATGAAATTACTTTAGTACTTATCGACTATCAGAAACTTACTACTGACGCCTGGTTTGATTATAACGTCCAGAAGATATGTAGTGTGGCAGCATCTATGGCAACTCTTATTTTTAACAGAAAATTCCAAGAGCAAATCGTAGAGCTTTCTTATAATGGAAAGTTAGACGATGATGAGTTAACTAGCTCGTATAAGCGCTCTCTTAAAGCTGGAGCAATGTTTGATGCTAGATGCTTTAACATTCCAAAAGAGGAAGTAACTAATTGTATCCTATGGAGACAACAGGATGCTACTAGGAATAGCATTTCCTCAGCTGGGCAGGCACATTTCTCTCACAAACAGTTGGAAGGTTTGAACTCTAACCAAATTCAAGAGTTACTATTCCAGGAGAAAGGAATTAACTGGAATGATTATCCTACTAAGTTTAAAAGAGGAAGCTGCTGTATAAAGAAATATCATCAGACTATGAATCAAACTTTAAGAAGTTATTGGTTTATTGATAATGAGATTCCAATCTTTAAGGGAGAGGATAGAGAATATATTGAAAAACTTATAGCATGAGTAGAACTTATAAGGAACATCATCCTACCGCACACAATCCAAAGAATAGAGTCCCTGCCCCATATCTTGATAAAGAGGGAAAGGTAGAACGTAGAAGAAAAAGAAGAGCTTATGGTTCTCAAGGATGGAAAGGGTGGGGAGGTGAAATCTATTTCAAAAAATATGGAGAAATAATGATGGATGTGGTAGATAAGAAAAAAGCAAGACGTGAAGCTAAAAAACATATAGAAAATGAATTACAGGATCAATTATAATGTAGTCTTGTATAGTGAGACACTCTACGATAAAGAGATTATAGTTAAGAATAAAAGCAACGAATTGGTAGCTAAATGCTCACTTGAAGATTACCTTAAAAGGAAGCATGGAGATTCATTCAGACAGCTTATTATAACTAGATGTGTTCCTGACTACTTTGGAGGTGCTAATATATTTAACGACTTATTTTATGGTAGACAATTTTGAATATTTAGCTAATCTATTTGATGGATTAGTAGATAAAGATGATTTTTATTTCGTTCAAATAATTCAAAGAAAGAAGGATGGGGTAGAACTCCCATCCTATACATCTGGCGCTAGAACTATTAGAAGTTTCTACTTTTTTACAAAGGAAGAATTTCTGAGACAAGAGTCATATATAAAGGACTTGTGTAATAGTAATAATGCTAGAGCTTATTTTTGGATTAATCCTCGAAATACTCTTGACATAGCTTGTGAGTCTATTAAACAATTTGCAGACCTGATTAAGAATGGAAATACTAGGCAGGGCATAGCTGTATATGATAGAGCTACTGGTGCCAGTAGAAGTTCTAATTATAGGAAGTTATGGATTGTTGATGTAGATTCTAAGGATGATGAATATAGGAATAGGATAATATCTCTAATTAATGAATGTAGAGGAGCGGTGGGAGATAGGATTAAGCATATAATTCCCACTGTTAACGGTTATCATCTTATATCTAATGGATTTGATAGACAACAATTTTCTCAGAAGTTGGCATTATATCAACTAGACCAGATTGATATACATGATAATAATCCTACCCTATTATATTACAAAACCTTATGTTAGAATTTATCATAATTCTCATACTAATTATAACTAGCCCAATCTGGATAGCTATTATAGCCGCAGGATTGTGTTTCTTTGCATTGGTGCTATATTATATCACCGCTGTGATATATATGGCGCTTATAATTATATTAAGTAAAATTTTTAATAAACCAAGAAGATGAAAACCTATACGTATTATATAGAATCTAAGAAAAGATGTGCAGAAACAGTTACTATAGAAGCCCCAAGTGAGGAGGAAGCTAGAAAGTCTCTAAATGAGACCTTTAGAAATCTCACTCTAGTAGAGCTTATTTCGGAGGAATAAAATGAAAAGATTTATATATCATATAGAACATACTTACGGGGATGATCAAAATGTTTGGACTACTGCTGAAGATGAATATGAAGCAGAACAAAATATAAGACATGATTATCATTCAATAAAAAGTTTAACATTAAGAAAGGTAGAGGATATGTATTTAGAAAATGGTGACGAAGTAATAGAGGCTGATAACGGAAAGTTAATTCTAGCTAATAGTGGAGCTTATTGCGACGAGGATGGAAATCCAACTGGTGGTTGTATTGACTATGAAGATACTGATGTATATGTAACGAAGACTGGCAGTGTTTATCATACTAGTAAGGATTGTCCTTCTTTGAAGGCTCGTAACCCGGAAGTTAAGAAAATATCTTTATCAGATGCTCGTAAACAAGGATATAAAGCTTGCAAGAGATGTCGAAAGAACTAGAGGTCTCTTTAGTAAACTATCTATGCCCAGTTTGTGGGAATATAGCAGAGGAGGGAATCATAATGAATTCCCTTCTTTCTGAAAAAGCTGCAAAAGAGGTAAAGAATCTACATGGAAAAACTGTAGGCTATTCTGATCATGCTTGCAAGGAATGTGCAAAGTATAAGGATAAAGCCTTATTCATAATAGGCATTGACACAGAGAAATCCAAGAAAGAACCTTGGAGAACTGGAGATATTACAGGAATTAATAAGGATTGTCCTTTAGCATTACATATAAAGCCGAATACTAGGACATTAAAGGATGGAACAATGTATTGCTTCATGGATAAAGCATTAGGTATAGAACTAGGACTATGGAAATGAAGTTGATTAGAAAAGACGAGTTAGCAGAATTATTAAGAGATAGATGGAAGTTGCGTTGTCTAGAAATGGCAGGTGTTGATAATTGGACATGGTATGACCAGGCAATGAGTGACTATGAAGCAGATGAATACACTAATGATGAACTAACAAAGGATTACAATGAAGCTAATTAAACCATATTTTGAAATCTTAGAACAGAAACCTAGAAACATAATCATTCCATCTGATATGGAAATAGGACCTAAAATGATTAGGCAAGAGCTTATTGACACTGTATATAGACAGATTGAAATAGCTGGAAGAACCTGTTACAAATCAGAGGATAAGATTACTCCAGATTCTGCTGCAAAATTTGTTGAGAGAATGGTAAAGTCTGGGCATGGGGCTATGTTAGAGCATGGTACCGTATATCTATTTCTAACGATGTCTTCTAGACAACAGTATTTTAAGTATTGCAGCAATCCTTATTCTGTAGCTAATAGTACTGGAGAAGCAGAAAAGGGAACATGGAATGGATTTGTTACCACTAATTACAGAGTGCTAGTAGAAAATGGTTGGCTTGAGGATTTGGAATATATCTGTAATCCAGGCAAGGAGCATGAGAAGAGAATAACTGTTCGCTTTGTTTGTGATAGAGGGGTATCCCATGAGTTTGTAAGACACAGAGTGTTCAGTTTTGCACAGGAAAGTACTCGTTATTGCAACTATTCTAAAGATAAATTTGGTAATGAGCTTACTTTTATAATCCCTCGTTGGTTAGATCTTTACTGTGGTTCTTATACTTATGATTATCCGGACGGGTTTACTAAAGATGGTAGTAAGTGGAGTTCTAAGTTAGAGTTTAATACTTTTCTTTTATCTTTGGTTAGGAGTGAGACTGCGTATTTACATCTAATAGACCAAGGATGGAAACCACAACAAGCTAGGGCTATACTTCCCAACTCTTTAAAAACCGAGTTAATTATGACTGGTACCGTTGAGCAATGGAAGGGATTCTTTAAATTGCGTGATGCGGAAGGTGCACATCCACAAGCTAGAGAATTAGCAGAACCTCTTCATGCGGAATTTATAAAATTTGGATATCTGGATGCGTAACGTTAGAACCCCTGAGGAGATTCGCTTAAAGATAAGTGAATTAACTTCTGAAGCAGAAAAGCTAAAAGAAGAATTGCATATATCTTGTGCAATTAATGGAGAAACACCATATGATAAATATAAAGGCAAGTGGGTGTTTCACAATGCCTATGAAAGTGGCTGTGATTATATCTACGTTTTGGGTGTAACAGATGACGTAGATGATGTATATTTCTATGGGTATGGCGTTCACTATGATTACCAGCTAAAGAGGTTAGAAATGACTAGTTGGGAATACCCAGATGATTTTTACATTTATTATCCAGATAATGTTACCATTATTGACGAGAAGGATGTTAAGAAAGAAGTATTAAAACTACTAGCTGAAGAGCTAGACGAATTACTTGATTCAGACAATGGGTAAACAGTTAGTATATTCTAAGGATATATCTGTAGACAACTTATTTGTTGGCTTGAAATACGTTACCTTGGTTATTTCTGGAAGAGTTTATAAGAACACTAGAAAATTTCTTGGATGGGACTTAAAGCCAAGGTATACTTACACCCTAAACGTTCCATATATAGAAAATCCATATTTCGATGGTGAATATGGTACTAATAAAATACTTAGGGCTAAGTCAGAAATCTTGAAGCAGATATTATTAGATAAGATTGCTGAACTTGAAGAAGAAAACAAATGAGTAGGTTTAGAGTTGGTATATATTCCTCCCTTATAATGGATATGGGATATGTAATCCAGAAGAAGCATTGGTGGGGATGGTCAAATTGGGGACATTATGACTATGAGGAAGATGCCATTGAGGATGCTAAGATGCTAGAAAAGAACGGACACATAGTAGATTGGTATCTATGAAAGCTAGTGAGTATTTTGGAGATTGGATGGGAGTAATTGATACGCAGGAACTATATAGGGTAGTCTCATGGATAGGAAAGCTGGACAAGACTACCCTGTGTCCTGCTTCTCAAAACATATTTAGAGCGTTTCAGGCGTGCCCTCTTAAAGATTGTAAAGTTGTATTTTTAGGACAAGACCCATATCCACAACAAGGTGTGGCTACTGGAATATTGTTTGGCAACTCAAAGGACACTCCAGAAGATAAACTATCGCCTTCATTACAGATAGTTAAAGAAGCTGCAATAAATTATGAAATTCCACATAATAGGATAGAATTTGATAATACTCTAGAATCATGGGCAAAGCAAGGTATTTTAATGATTAACACTGCTTTCACTTGTGAAGTTGGTAGAGTTGGCCCACACTTTGATGTGTGGAGACCCTTTACTGCCAAATTAATTCACAATCTAAGTTCTAGAGATGGGAGTATGATATATGTCTTATTTGGTAATCAAGCATCATCATTTAAGAAATATATTGTAAATAGTCCCAAAATTATAGAAGTGTATCATCCTGCCTATTTTGCTAGACAGAATAAAAAGATGCCTTATAGTGTATTTACTGAAATAAATCAGGAATTACAGAAACTATATGGGCAAAAGATTGAGTTTTATAAAGAAACAGAATATGGAACTTGTTAATTATGAAGTATAATATTGGATTTACGCTTGGAGACCCAAGTGCTGATGGGCATGGACATTCGGTTGATTATCACATGGTATCTAATTATTCAGCATTAGAGATTGATAGAGCTTATACTAATACTACAAAGATACTTGGTTTTAACCTAGTCAAAGATGTCGGAGATGAATTTGAAGGTGACTATTGGGTGCCAGAAGATTTTACTGCAAAGCTTCTAGAGCTAGGAATAATTGAAGAGAGTGATATAGAGAATGAGGAAACCGAGTATGGTCCTCCAGTTGGAACATATAGTTTGGACTTAGATAGCTTTGTTGACCTCTATTTCAGAATCGCTCAATATTCTTTGCCAGATCTGGAGTGGGATGATAGGGACCTACTAGAGGAGCAAATATATGATTTGAATGGAGCGGCTTATGGATTAGCATATCATGGCTAAGAGAAGGATACCCAGAAAAATAAAGAAGGCTCTTAGATATACATTTTTATATCCAAGAGTATGTGGAAGATATCTCAGATATGGAGCAGTATATACTGTAGGAAGAAATTCTAAATGGACTCGTAAAGCTGCCAAAATAAGAAGACAAATGGACTATGCTGAAATGATAAATATGATGACTGAACAGTTAAAAGACATTTACGCAAATAGTCCAAGAAAAAGTTATGAGAATTTAGACTCTAGCTTTTTCGAATGGGAAGTAGAAACCAATTTTTATATAAGTAAAAATTAATATTATGAATATTTCAAGTATTTTCGGTAACAAAAAACAAATAAAATCATTTGATGAACAATTAGCAGAAGTAAAGAATATTTTCAAGACCTCTTATGACCAGGCTATGGCTCTAAATGCAGCTATAGCTGAGGACATTAAAGTTAAACAAAATGAGATTGCTTCTATCCAAACTCAAATTGAATTCAACCAGCAAGTAGCTGAGGATAATAGTAAGTATATCTCTAAACTTAAAGATTTAATTTCTTAATATGTTCCTTAATATAAAAATGCTTGAGGATTTTCGAACCCTCAAGCAAGGTGATGAATTTAATTTCGATTTTAGTAAGCATCCAGAGATTCTGATTGCTGGAGATAACGGGTGTGGAAAATCAACTCTTGTTAATATTATAAGAGATTATCAATGTGATAATAGCAAAGATGACCCAAACGCTATGTATCAGACTAAGCTTGGATATCGTGATATTAAAGGATTCAAAAATAAGGTTGAAATAAGTACTGACTTTACTAGGTTTTATTTCATTAGTGCCGAATTTGACGACCCAACAAGTCTTAATAATAGTGCTTCAGCAGAAGCCCTACTTGAGAACGGAGGATTCCAAACCAAACGTATGTCTACAGGTCAGAGAGGTCTAGCGATGTTAGGTAAATGGTTAGAAGAAAACAAGGAACATTGGGATGAGAAAACTCTATTAGTATTTGATGAGGTTGACAAGGGATTCGATCTATCTCGCCAAGTCGGAATGTCTAATATGTACAGGAACTTGCATAAGAAATTTAATGTTTCAATCTTGGCAGTAACGCATACCCTATTTCCTATATTAGTTAGAGAAGAGATGTTTTACTTTGAATTTAGAAAAATGGTTTCATCTAAGTTTTATTGTTTGATGAAAACTGGGTATAATATAACTGCTGAAAAACTAGAAGAGAATGAGCGAAAAGAAGATTAAGTATAGTCCAGACCATACGTTCTTCACTTCAGATACTCATTTCGGACACACCAATATAATTAGGTTTTGTAATAGACCTTTTCAAAATGTGGAAGAAATGAACGAAGTTCTGATAGAAAACTGGAATAAGGTGATTTCTAAGGACGATACGGTCTTCCATCTAGGAGATTTTGCCTTTGGTGGAAGTAGTGTATGGAATAGCATCATCCCTCGTCTAAATGGTCATATAAACCTTATTATAGGTAATCATGACAGAAAGAATCTTAGACAGGGATATATGTCATATTTTGATATGGTAGTACCTCAGTTGCAGATAGAAATTGAGGATAATTCTATTTATTTAAACCATTATCCATTTCTGTGTTATGGAGGATCATATAGAGGAGTATGGCAATTATTTGGTCATGTTCACTCTGGACCACAAGCTGATGGTTTGGATATTTCTAGACTTAGGGTACTATTGCCGACCCAGTATGATGTCGGAGTTGATAATAATAATTTTACTCCGATATCATATAGGGAAGTTAAAGAAAAAATAGAATCTCAGAAAAATGAAAGTTTGGATAGGACTGTCTCCAGATGATGTTCAAGGGATGGAATTTGATTTGACTCCATTAGAACTTAGAGATTTAATAGGAAAACCTAACTGGGTTCCTACTAAATTTCTAGGTTGGAGAACCTGGAAGACTTCTGTATATTTTAAAATAATTACTTGATATGGAAATTCATGAAAGAAAAGCTGTAAGCGATGAATTAAAAAAGTATGACCATTTGGCGAAAGATTCAGACTTTATAGAAGTAACAGAATGGGCAAATGGAGAAGGTTGGGATATTTGTTTAAATGATAAACTAATATCCTTAACATATGGACAGTTAGAAGCAATCAAATATCTGGTTAAGGCTTTGGATTATAATAGGTAATAAATTAATTATGAAAATAGAATATACTGACGGATGTATTTGCACATCACTTACAGTTGATGGAAAAAAGACTGCAGATATGACTCCAGAAGAGATAAAAGTATCTATACGAGCTATGCTGGATAGAGAAACCGATATAGCTACTCTTCAGGATGTATGGATGTCTCTTATTGAGCATCTAGGAGAATATAAAGACTTAGGACACTGTGAATGTTGTGGGGATTGGATTTCTAATTATACTTTGGAAATATGAGCTGTGTTGAATTACATACAGGAACTTTAACTAAAATTAATACAAAAGGACTTACAGTAGAAGAATATTGTGAGTATCTATGTAAGAAATATGGTTATGAGATTGCTTATGAAGGAGATACATATGCTGAAACCTTAATGGATGTGGATGATACTTATAAAGTGTTAAACGGAGAACTGTATAAATGTGATGATACTCAATATCCAGAAGACACTTCCTATTTGGTTGACGTTAGAAGTAATGGAGATGGAACTTATGAATACATTGCCCAATTTTACAATGGAGGCACTTGGCTAAATGAAGTTTTAGAAGAAGGATTAAATAATTTAAAATGATAAATATAAATGAATGTATAGCTAAAGCAATGAAGTCTAAAAATCAAGTAGAACTTCGTGCATATAAGAATCTGAAGGCAGAAATTCAGATTCTACAAACTGCTAAAAATGCTAAACCTTATGATGAAGCAGCTGAGATACAGCTTATTTCTAAAATGTGTAAGAAATTAGAGGACAGTATTTCTAGCTTTATAGAGGCTAATAGAGAAGATCTTGCCTCAGAATATAGGGAAGAATTAGAAGTGCTGAAAAAGTTGCTTCCTGAGCCTGTAAATGAGTCACAGATAGTATGGGAACTGTTTCACGGATGGTATGGACAGACCCCAAGTGGTGCAGTTTGCAGTGCAGTACATTTGATGAAGATTCCTAAAAAAGAAATGGGAAACGCAATTAAGCACTTAAAAGCTAGATTTCCTCAAGCAGACGGTAAGATGATTTCAGAAATTGTTAAAAAATATATAGTATGAGCCATTTTGTAGGACTAGTATTCGGAAGTAATGTTGAAACATTGTTAGAACCCTATGATGAAAACATGGAGGTAGAACAATATGTTAGATATACAAAGGATGAAGCCATTGATGAGGTTAAAACTAGACACGCTGATAACTATGAGTATGCCATCAAGCTAGCAGATAAGTATAAGAACCCTACCACTGAATGGGAAAAGGAACAGCTTGAAAGAGCTAATAAAATCATAGAGAAAGGGTTGTTTATCTCATATGAAGATGCCTGGGAAGAAGCTAAGAACTGGGGATATGAAATTGACGACGAAGAGAACTTGATGTCTACATATAATCCTGACTCTAAGTGGGATTGGTATTGTGAAGGAGGTAGATGGGGAGCATGGTTACTTCTTAAGGAAAAAGGAGAAGACGGAGAACCTCTTAGTGCCATCTCTGCTACCAAAGAAGAAGTAGACTGGGACGCTATGTTAGAAAAAGATAGAATCCCATTCTGTTTTGTAACAGAGGACGGAGATTGGCATGAGTCTGCTAGTATGGGTTGGTGGGCTATGACTACCAATGACAAAGATGAAGATGTTTGGAGAAAAGAATTTTTAGATTATCTGGAATCGGTAGAAGATGATGTAGAAATTTCCGTAATTGATTTTCATATTTAAAATGAATGTAATAAACTTATTTGCCGGACCTGGAAGTGGAAAATCAACAACCTGTGCCGGAGTATTCAATAAGCTAAAATTAGCTGGAATAAACTGTGAAATGGCTCTAGAGTATGCAAAGGATAAAGTATGGGAGAAGTCCTTCCATACTCTAGATAATCAAATATATGTATTTGGAAAACAATTACATAGACTTTGGAGATTAAAGGATCAAGTTGATATAATCATTACAGATTCTCCATTACTTTTCTCTATACTGTATGATAAAAGTTCAAATGATAAGTTTAGAGAACTAGTTTTAGACCAATTTAATCAATTCAATAATATAAACTACTTTATTGAAAGAGACCAGTCCTATAACCCAAAAGGAAGAATGCAAACTATGGAAGAATCCATGCAACTGGATTCTAGGATAAAAGAAATTCTTGGAGAATACAATATTCCATGTACCTATGTGGGGAAGGAAACTGCTACTGATATAATCTGTAAAGACATATTAAAAAACCTATATGGCAGAGAAGAATGATAAGTGGACGATGTTCAAAAATTATATGCATAATGAATTGGGCATTACTAAAGACGATATAAGAGCTTGGCTTAAAGAGGCTGTCCAGTCTCAAGCCGAGCTTATGCTCCAGAAAACATTTGATGATTTTGATATGGATAAGTTTGTTAGAAATCACATATCTACTCAAATGAGATACTGGACTACCGAAGAAGTTAGAAGGCAAGTAGCTTCCCTTCTAGCTGATAGATTAGTAATATTAAGTACAGATACAGAAAAATATAATAAAGCGTAAAGTATGATTACAAGAATTGAAAAATTTGGAGCATCATGGTGTGGACCATGCAAGGTGTTAGACAGGACTCTTGAACAAATTTCTGGGATAGAGATAGTAAAGCATGATGTAGATGAAGAGGAAGATTTGGCACACTTTAAAGGCATAAGAAATGTGCCTGTGTTGATTTACTACAATGACAGAGATGAAGAAGTTAAGAGAACTGTTGGTGCTGTATCTCTCGGAACTATTATGCAAATCGTAAACGATAATTAATATGTATAGAGTATTACTAAGTAGAACTGGAGTAGCTTATGCTAAAGAATGTGACGACGAACTTGATGAGTTTAATTTTATAGACGTATTAAGAGATTTTGTAGACTCTGGAGATGTAATCATATTTGTAGATGATTTAGATACATTAAGAGATTCTATGGAACTTGAATATGAAATTGAAGTTGTTAATGGAGACGAATAAAGGTGTTAGGGAGTATAATGTAGGAAACTCTGATTACAGTAAGCACAAAATTCAACCTTGGGATATATGGAGAGAATACAATCTCAATCCGTGGGATGCCGATATAGTTAAAAGGGTTTTGAGAATTAAAGAAGAGCCTGGAAAATCTAAAGAAGATGCTAGAATAATGGACTATGAGAAAATTATTCACATCTGTAGAGAAAGAATTAGACAACTAGAAGAGGACAAGCAAGCCCAGAAACCAGTATATGAGGCAAAAGGGTGGAGTATAGGAACAATCTCTGTTCCTAAACCTACTGTAACTTACAGTCTAAATGAAAAAGAAGCAGAGGCTTATGCTAAATTCCAAAAGGAGCATTATGAGCTACATAAGGGAATAAAAGCGTGTGGATGTTCAGTAATATTCACTCACACTGGATTAGGACTAGGTAAAACTGTACAATGTAATGTATGTAAAGAACATACTAATATAACTGATTACGAGACGTGGTAAATAATAAAGGGAATATGGGTTGGCGATTATGCCTTCCTATATTCCCTTATTTTTTTATTCTTCTCCAATACCATTTATAGTATCTCTTTTATACATTTTATATGTGTCCTGTAAAGAACGTGGTAATGCTTGGGATTTTGTAACTAACTCTCCAAATGTAGTATCTCCGAACAGGAATCCTCCAATGTCATTATAGACTTTAGCTCCCCACTTAACAGATGCAGGACTAGTGTTATTCATTACATAGTCTAATATTGGAAGAGGTCCCTTAAACTCTTCAAAGCTACTAGAGCTACCTTTATATAGTAGTTCAATAACAGCATTAGTTAGAACATCCTTTCCATCTCCAGTCTTCTTGTGCTCCTTATATGCAGGATTGATTAATTCCTCAAATAGCCAATACAATAACATAGCTACTAGAGCATCCGACAGTATTCTTCTCCAGTTCCTCATCTACATTGGGTTACTAAGAATATTCTACTTTATTCCTTCCCATCCTCTACCATGATAAATCTCTGAGGCTGTGTCTAGTACAGTTCTTAATACTCCCTATACAACTAATGGAACATCAGTTAAATATGGAACTCCTGTATTCTCTGTGGTAACATTTCCGTTATCATCTATCCAGAGTTTATTTCCGTTCTCGTCCTCTTTCTAGACTTTCTAAGTTTCATAAGAAGATTCTCTTCTCTACCCTAGATATACATCATATATACCATTCATCCAAGTAGAAAACACTCCAAACTGTGAACCTATAGCAAGATTTTCATACATAGCTTTTGTGCTTCGGTTATATGAACCGTATATGGTATCTCCTAAATTCTTGATTTCATCAATCTAGTTCTAGGTATAACCATCTGGTAAATTAGTATCAAGACTGACAGGAAGATTTGCTTCTGGATTCTCTTCATTAAACTTCATAATCTGGCTCAAGTACAGAGCTTTCTACTTATTGTAGGCTTCCATATCACTCTTATCATTTGAAGCTAATAAATTAAATCTTTTATCCATTCTCCAGTTATATACTAGTTTTCCATCCACAATAGAATAAGCATTATGAGAACCATCATGTTTTAGTTTTCCCATGAATAGAACCATTCTATTTAGAAAGTCAGGTTTTCTAAGAGTGGCATACATCCAATTTCCAGCATTTGTTATACCTCCTCTATTAGTTTTATAACCTTCCTACTGCTATTCTATATTGATATTAGAAATAAGATACTTACTATTTAATTTATCTAATAAGTCTATACTCATAGCAGAATGAACTCCCTACCTTAATACAAATTGATACGCCCACATAACATCTTTGGCGTCTATATCAGTTCTATATTTTGTCATTGTTCTGACAACATTAGATAAGAAGCCTCCAAAAACGTCTCGGATAGCCGCAACAGGACTAGCAGCAATATATGCTGTAGATACTGCTTTTCTAAGAGGCTGCAACCTAGCAATAATTTTCTTAGAACTTTCTTCCATTATACTCCTGTTGAATACTGCTGTCTTAATGTAGTCATCAATATGCTTAATAGTCTTAGCATATTTTTCCTAATCATCCTCTCTAATTCCAGTTAACTTTAACTACAGAAGAATACCTTTAGCCCTAGTTAACATTTTATTCATTTCTTCTTCTTGAAGACTTTTATATGAATAATCTATCACAAGGTTCTATAGGTTGGTTTCAAAGTAATCCTTTCCATATCTAGTTAACAATCTTTGTCTACCTTTTGTAGTCTCTGAAGCTCTAAATCTATTATAAGCCTACATATCCTCTATATCCTAATTAATCTATGATTCTTCCTAATCTGTTAGGATATCCTCATACATTTCCTTAAAGAATAATGTTGGATTTTTGCAATATCCTCTAACCCTTCTTTTAAAGTCTTCAAAGTACTTACCAGGATTACTCCATCTAGTAGATGAAGAAGCTTTTTCCAATGGAACCCATAAGTATTGGGGATTATTTTTTATAAACGATAATAGAGATTTATCATCTTCAGATTTATATGAAAAGTTATTATCCTTAAATCTTAGTTTATTTATTTCAAATAATGCTTTCTTTAGGAATTTCCTATCATCCTCGTCCAAATCTTCAGAATTGTCATATGGATTCTTGAAGAATAACTCTCCATCCTTTTCTTTATACAAGTGTCTAAAAACTTTAACCTAATCTCCTATCAAAGCATTTCGAGTTTTCCCATATCCCTTAACTTTGTAATATTCTAAACAGGCTAAATTAAAGTCTGATATTTGAGGTTCTAGTTTATTAGAAATATTGTGGATAGCATCTTGCAATAGTTTACTAATAATTCTAACCTATGAATTGGATATATTTTGAGGTCTTGCAAGTAATCGTTCCATCTCTGATAAATCGCCCTCCGATATTCTGATAACTCCAGACAATCTGTCTAAAGCTATAGAAGCATTAAGTAACAGTTTACAGCATCCAGTGACTAGTTCATTCCTTTCTGGATTGGCTAGTTTAGCTTTTCCAGTAGCATACTTTATAATAGTATCGGGAGATACAGACATATGCTAATTAGACATGATAGTATTTAACTTCTTAATCAATTCCTCTAGTCTCTAAATCTATATTTCAGTAGTTTCAGCAGATGCCAAAGAGTCTATTGTAGTTCCGTTTAATAGATGCTACAATCCGTCCGTATCAGACCCAGAAATTAATTCCTTTAAAGAATTGAAATCTGTTTTTCCTAGATTAGGAGATTCATGTAAAATATCCCAAAATTCATTTATCAATAATGATACTGGAGAGATATGCTCCACAGTAGAAAAGTTATTATTAATTTTAAGATTTGGTTCTTTCTTATTTAAAACTTCCTGAGCTTTAACAAAATTTGAGACAACTAACTGTATTGGATACTATTGACTCTATATTTTTCCACCCAGCCCACCAACTACTATTAAGTCCCCCAACTTAACATCAGAACCTAATTGCGGTATTATCTCGTTCAACAAGAACATTGTTCTCATCGTCTCTATATTTCCGTATGTGGCTTTCATCAATTCTCTACCCTGATTATCAGTAGCCTATAAATCATTCAAATGGAAACCTAATATATTATCTCTACCCTCGAAAGAGTGTTTCTAGTCTAAGTTTAAACCAGAAAGAGTAACTACGTTGACCTACCCAGTAAGAGTATTCTTAAACATGATAACGTTACAGTTATCTAACGTATCATTCTTAACTACTTCCCATAGATAATTGTATTTATCCTTTCCGTTTACCTTAACAACAGAATGTTCAAAGTATGGACTAAACAGCTAATCTAAATAGTCGTTGTCAAATTTTGGAAAACCAAATCTTCTAAATTCTCCTATCTAATTCACTATACCTCTAGCGCTCAGTTTTCCGTTATCTACATTTAGAAGTTTATCCTGATTTTGCTTAATAATTTCTATTACTTCCTTATTCTTACTCTTAACTTCGGAACTATTTACATGATAGATTACTCCATCTATAGTGAGATTCCAACCAGTATCTGGCTACTCTCCTTGAGTCCAATATGTCCAGTTTTTATCAATATATTCTTCAATAGTAGATGTTATTCCGTCAGCTTTTATATCTCTTTTTGGAAATACCGCACTTAATTGTTTATTTACAGTATCTATTGAAGAGTCGTTTATTGTGATAGTTTCTGCATTAGATGCTATGAATCTTTGAGCTAATTTCATAGATTCTTGCATTATAAATGCACCTCTATTATGACTATAGCACTCTGCTCTATTAACAGTAATCTCTTTTATATTCTGAAACTAATCATCATACCCAAGTGTCACTGGAATAACATTAAATCTAATATCATTGGTATTAATTCCATTATACTAAAGTATTCTAGATAATAAAGCAAATTCATTTCTATATTTTTCCTTCTTTGCCTAATCCCAAAATGCGGGAGATTCGTGTGAGCTTTTTATGTTGAATACTTCTACAGAACCATTTGGTTTGACTACAATATAATCAATATGTCCAGTAATAGTTTCGTCTCTTCCTATTAATTTGGCAGAGAGATTTAGATTCTTGAGAATAACTGGAGAAGAGTCATCCCCAAGTTCTCTAGATTCTTTTCCGTTTCCTAAATATACCTAACTAAATATATCATCATAAACCTAGTCATGTATGACGTCGCTTAGATGCTAAAATGAAGTTCCCTTAGTATTATCTTCAGTCTAGGAGTAAGAGGTTTCCTTACCTTGCTTCAAGATAATTTTATGTAAATCTCTACCATCTTCTGCTATTCTTTTCCAGCTATTTTTTAAAATAGAGATGTGCTAATCGACCTAATCTTTAGTTAATCCCTTCTATTCATATAGAGATTTCATTCTTTCAATATAATCATCCACCTATAAAACCGGCATTATTTGTTTTCCATACTAGTCAACATATAACCCAGAATCAATAAATGATTGAGTTGTGTATCCAGATGCGTTTATTTCTGCACATCCATTTATAACATCTACCCTGTCAGAAAATTCCTTTCTAAACTTGCGTTTCCCCTATTCCTTTAATTCTGACAGTTTGTCAACCACTCTTGTCTAACGATTATAATCTTTAGAATAAAGAATGTCATATGCAAGCTGCGGACTTCTTTTCAAGATTTTGACTAACTCGTCATAAGAGTGGTTATACTGCCTTTTTCCAACTAATGTGTAATTACAATCTTTCATTTACAGTTTTCTAATATTAAACCTTTCTCAATTCCTTTCTCTATAAGGTTTGAAATGATACGATTCTTCTACATTTGTCCTACCTATGATGATACTAGAGTATTTATACTTGACTGGAAACCTAAATCGGAGTCCAAATCAAGTTTAATATTTTTTCTAATATTTTGTCTTATGTTTAGAAATTGCTATCTAAACAAATCAATCGCTTCATTAGTTCTGTCACTATAGTAAAACACATCACCATTTTCAACCTGTCTAGCTAAGTGTCTAACGACACCCTCTTCCATTCTATCTATATATGCTAAGTTTCTATAGAGATCATTAACTCTATTCTTAGTCATCTAAGATACTTTTTTATCATAGAAATTCAAAATGTTTTCATAATTTCTAGTACCTTCATTCATATCCTGAGCTTTTATGGCTCCCAGTACAATGTGGAAAGTTTCGTGAAGAAGGTCATTAATACTAGCATTACTCTGATTTATGTAGAGATTATTGTCATAGATGAAAGCCCTCACTCCATCAGTACCATCAGGGAATATTCTATTTCCATTCTAGTCCTGAAGCTGCGCCAGCTATTCATTATCTGTAATAACTATCTTAATTGGAGTATCTTTGAAAAGTGTGTTCTCAAGAGTGTCTTTTAAATTAAATAGTGTACTTGTAAGACTCTACGTTGGAGGATTTCCTGCCAAGTCTACCCCAGTAGAATTTATAGTGATTCCAGAATCAGATAAAGATTTTATATAGGTTGTATAGTTACCCTCACCATTCTTGTTACTTCTTTCTACTAGATACTATTTAATTGGGGCATTATTTATATCAAATATGATTTTTCTTATATTAGCATAGTCAGAATCTTCTAAGGTCTTTCCCTACATAGCATTGATAGAATATCCATTTTCTGTCATTGCATATAGAAAGATTCCTATTTTTTCAGGAAGGTCTAAAGATGAAATATCTATACCTTTCTGTTTATAAAAGGCTTGGATTTCTGAGGGCTTCTTTGTAGTAATTAAATTATATTCCTGGGCAAATAATTTAGTTTTTGGGCCTATTGGATAAGCTATAGAATTTATGGTCTGGCCAACATTAGTTGGAAATTCTAGGTTAACATATCTTTTTCCGTCAGAACTTCCTAATATCTGCTTTAATCCTACTTTAGTTTGTTTTGATACATTAGCTGAGCGGTTAAATCCTTCTACTGCTAACTTAGCATCCTTCAATGATTTAAACTTTGCCGGGTCATACAGATTTGGACTAATAACACTGTTACTTACTATAAATATATTATCCCCAGCCTCGTTTAGATGATTATATATATAGTATCCTTTATAGTATCCGTTATCCACTCCATCTTCATTTACTGGAGTAAATATATTCATTGTGTCATATCCAAAATTAAATTCATCTTTTAGGACTCTTCCTTTCCTTTTTAACTTAACCTTATCGTCGTCTGTAAGCTTTTTACCTCTATAACTGTACACTATCTAGTCCTTATCTTTAGAAATATTTAGAGTATATATCTCTCCATCTATATCCATATTTAAGTGGCCTTGAAAAAAGGCTTGTGCATCCTCTAGGGATGATATATTATCCTCATAACTGTTAGATAATTCCAATTCTCCTAAAGCCTTTCTCTCTGTATTCTTAAGAGCTAAAGTATTTTCAAATAATTTTTTTACCTAAGACTTGGTAAGTCTTATAGTTTGGGGAACAGATTTGCCAACTGATTCTACATGGTAGTTAGATAGAATAATATCATTCTTAAAATACTTTTGAAGTAAACTTTCCATTCCATCCTAATCTAGATTTATGAACTACTACTCACTAACTTCTTGCGAAAATTCTGGAATGTAAGTAGCTAACCCTTTATATAATTCAGATTTTCCAAACGACTCTCTTTTCCAGTGTAGCCTTCTTAAGTATCTAGCTAAGTCGGATTCAGAATCCTCATTTATTACCTACTACTTATTAAGTTCTCTACAGAAATCATTTAATACAGAACCAGAATCAATAATCTAGTCTCCTACCTTTATCAGCTTGGTATAGTCACTACTATTGTTAAGATAATCTAAAATAAGATGTTTGATGGTAAACTACTCAGATGGAGTAGGATCTACTTCCTTAGTAATTCTCTCTAAGTTCTTCTTATAGTTATCCCTAATAATATTCAGTTTATCCTTATACTTTTCTGATAGATACTAATCAGTAATATCATTGTCAGCTATAATTTGTTCGGCAAGATGTTTCTTATACTCTGTTTCAGCAAAATTCTGAACATCAAACTTATTTCTAAATATATAACTAACTACTCCGTTTACTACAACCCTCCCTTTAAGCATATCTCCATTAGAATATGCTTTATCTACTAGAGTAATTATATAGGGTTTCTCAATATCTTTAATTAATTCCGTTTCCTCTGGATAACGAAGTTTCAAATTCTCGAAAGAACAGTTTCCTATTAGCTGTTTGTCCAAGAAGTATTTTTGAGAGTTTTTCACTCTTGTAGAGGATGTCTACAAGTCGTAAATTAACTGTTTTATTTTATGTTCAGGAAGGGTGTCCAAGTACTCCACAATATCTTGAAGAGAGTCTAGCTCCTTTTCACTAGACTCTCTATCAATTTTAAAATTACTTTTCCCTCCTATCTCAAGAATTACATCACATTCCATATTAACATAGTTTGTAAATAAGTAACCTGTTCTATCTAATGTATTGTGCTAACTATAACACTTTGTCTTTCATGCTTGTTTCTCCGTTTCCAGAGAATATAGAATTTTCTCTTAATCTCTTATGAAGTTCTGGGAACATTACCAGAGAGTTCTGTGCATAATTATAAGTTCTCTCGTCTATCTCTCCCTGCGTTAAACCTAGATGGTCTAACTATAATAGAGATTCTGGTTTACTCATGTCGTATTTCCAAGTATAATCAGACCTATCATAGTATCTTTTATACACGTCATATCCATGAGCTGGATTAAGAACTTTAACATAAGGCTCTGTCCTATAATTTAATGCATAAGTAGAATATACAGTAGGAGCCATAGCAATTAAGAAGTCTCTCTTAGTCGGCATAATATATTTAAAGTCGTCATTATAATCTTGTTCAGACATGAATTTATAATAATCATACAGAACATTACCTTCTCTGACCTAATCTCTAAATATACCAGTCATGTATTTTCCTCCTAATTTAGTTCCGTTTACTGCTAGGTTATATAACATCAGTATGTCAGCTACTGAGTGATTCTAATCAAATTTTTCATTAGCCAACTCTTGAATACCTATTAAGTATCTATTATAGGTCTACTTGTTAGTCAGACTCTAATCAATTTCAAATAGATTAAGAGCTGTTCTTAGCATACTCTTTCCTCTATTAGAACTCTGTACTAATTCTTTGACTAAGAAATTATCTGGATAAGTATCTTTCAACCACTCAAAGAAGTTATTCTCTACAAAGTTCTTCAGTGAATCAATTCCATTAAGGGAATTTAGATATAATTCATCAGACCTTACTAAATTATAGTTAGAATCGTATACTTTAGTATCATCCACTTTAGATATATCTATAGGTTCTTCTTTAGATAAGAAATATGATGTTATCAGTATCTTATCAGCATACTGTATGATGTTTTTATAATCTCTATCAGATAAAGCACTATAAGACAGCTCTCCTAAGGAAATTAACTAGTCTACTATTTTAGACTTATTTGCAAATAGATGTCTTTGCTATAGAGTATAATTTAATAAATCTAGATTCATTTTGTAATGTGGAATACGGTTGACCATATCAAGAATATTCCAACTAGATTTAATTAAGTTATAATATGTAGCAGCAAGCTCTCTATATGAAACAAGGTCTCCCTGTCTAGTGTTATAGATGGTTCTAGAACTTTGAGGAAGTACTACTTTCTCGTCATTCAGAAACTTGTATAAATCAAAATTTCCATACAAATCCGTATTAACTGCATCCTCTAATATCGAAACTATTTCAGCAAAAGATAATTCTGGGTTATTTCCCTAGATACTCTTTATAGTCTTTATCAGACCACTTTCTGTTTTATTCTTAGAGGTTTCTGGAACAGTGGGTAACATAGAATACCTTTCTAGATATTGTAGAAGCTCCTACTTAGTTCCAGAATTTCCAGTAACTATATCTTCTTCATCGGACAAATTAACAAATTTCTACTTGTTAGAATCTACAGGTTTTTTTATACCCATTCTTCTCTCTCTAGTAGATACAGTAGCATACATTCTCTTGATTAGTTTAATTAAATCTATATCCGTTTGTGGGATACCCTAATTTAATTTCAACCATACAGAGGCTAATGTAGAAGTCTCATTTGCTTCATCTGTTATTCTCTAGAACTCATTTAAGTCAAGCTTGAAGTCCAGCATAGAATAGTTACTATTCGGATGAATCCTATTATAGTCTTCTATCTAGGATCTTATATCGTTTACAATCTAGTCTATATATCTGAATACATAGTTAGTATTCATATTAGAAGTTACTGGCAGTTCATAATTTGCCAAGGCTGCCATAAATTCTGGACTATTAGCAGATAAGGGTTCAGTCTTAGCTTTAATATACTTCTATACGAAATCTTTAAGAGACCTAGCCTATGCTGTCTTATACATAGAACCTAGTTCTTTAATTACCCAAGAATACTCATTATTTACTCTTCTTGGAGTACGACCTTCTGCCATTAACTCCATCATCATATCTGCCTCAGCTTCCATAGCTTCCATCTAAGATTCCATAGCTTCTATTCTTTCTTCTGGAGAAAGGTTATCCTATGGATTAACTATTAATTTAGACAAGTCTATGTCTCCATTCAGAGTCTTAATGGCATTAGCCACAGAACTTGTTTGATTTTTATATAAATCGTTTCTACTATACTTATCTATTAACTCCACTACAGGACTAGTCATAAATGCTACAATATCCTTAAGATTGAATCCCATCATAACTAGGTGTAGATGATATTTAGCCAAGTTGGTACCGGCATTAATTTTAGCTAAGATTAGCTCTTTAGCATTATCGGTTGCTGCTGAAAGAATCTAAGAAATTAACTAGTCTACGTATTTATCATCCATGTCTATCTAACCATCATATGTAGCATAAAACTCTTCCTTAATTTTCTAAGACAATTCTGGGGAAGCATTCCACAAGTCTGGAATGTGTTTTACAACTACATTCATTAGTTGGTCAGTAGCACGCCCGGATAATCTACTGTATGAATGACTCATCTTTAGAAAGAATCTATCTTTCTGATTTCCATTTCTTAATACATTATGATAGTAGTAAGTAAGGTTAAACCAGTCTTTTTCACCATTAGCGGCTATACCAATTACGTTTTTACCAACTAAGTTCTAGTTTTGCATTACGTATTTGGTAAGCGGATTCATCATATTTAACTACTTAGTTTTAGCCCCCTTTGGAGATTTGTCGGCCTCTTTCTGCAAGTCCCTCATTGTAATAGGAGAATATGCCTAGTCTCTATTTCTAATGTTATGAACAACATTTCTAATATTAGCACTGGCTACATTTTTGTATGCCTACTCTCTCTGTCTATAGCTTACTTTATAGTTTTCATGTTTCTGAATCTGTTCTATAATCTTCTACTTCTAATCAGCATTCTCTCCAACTATATAATTATATCTTCCATTATTATTGTCTATCTTATATATCAAGTTAGCCATTTTTCTAAGTCTTTCTGGACCAGATGAAGATAATATACTATTAAGTTCGTTTTCTATAGAATATTGCTCTCCTTCCACCACAATTAATTTATTTCCTCTTGGTAATGGAAGAGTTTTACTAGCATCAACCATTTGCTCAGAAGAATAATTGAATAATGGACTCCAGCCTATATACATAGCATCATCACTAAACGATTGTCCCATGACATAAGCTTTATCAATATCGTAGTCAGAACCCTACAAATATGTCTAAATATAGGAAACATAAGCGGTGTTAGAGGTATCAGCAGTCCATCCTACACAAGTCATAGGCATAAATGATTGCAATGACTGTGCTGGGATACGAGAAGAAATGAAATGAAGAGATGTTAAGAACGATGAATATTGCTTCTTATACTACTGAAGATACTCATAGTAAGACGTTCTTATCTGCCTATACTATTCCTAGAAATTATTTCCAACTAGGGCATTTCGTAACTAAATCATATGCTACTAGAATCTTGGAAGTTTCTAAATTTCCTCTGGAGTCATTAAAACTCTTTTATTAGATTCCTTATCATATTTTGTATCGTTTCCGAAGTCTACAAGACTATTGGCGATGGTTCTCCTAAGATCTGGGTTTAGTTCTATACCAGTATTAACCTATATATCTATATACTTATCCTGAGAATAAATGTTATTAAGTATAGAAGAGATTTGGTGGAAAGCATCTGAATTTAATACATCCTAATCCTTACTTTTTTTGTCTAAAGCATTTCTTATATCCTAAACGGGAGCTATCTTGTATAAAGTATAGTTAATTAACTACTACTCTCCATTAACTAATTCCGATTTAGTATACTTGTATCTTTTGACATAATCTATTCTCTACAATACATTCTCCACGTTTCCATTCTCATCTTGAATAAGTCTATAGCGAGATTTGTCTATCTCTTGATTGTTCTAGTCTAGAACCTTTCCGTCTAAATATTTCCAAGAAGATTGTATATATTTTCCAATCTTTATCCCATCCTAGTGAGTATAAATTTCGTTATTATCGTTTATATACTCCTAAGTATAATCAAATGGGTCTTCATATATATTAAGAGTTTCTATTAGATTACTAAATGAAACTAAAGTATGTTGACCATTATTCTTAACAAATGCAAGATTATAAAATCCAGCAGGAATCTTTGGAACCTCAGTCTGTTTCCTGAAGAAATTCTCTCCCTAGTCCATAATATCAGCAAGAGAAGCATCTCCAGTCTAGAAAATATCTTTATACATATTACCAAGAACTATTTCAGCTTCGGTATTTTCTAAACTTCCAGGAACTATATCTAATACCTATCCATTTAATTCAAATTTTCCCTTATCCAATAAGTCTAAAACTTCCTGTATTTGGGTTTGTTTTGGTCTTTCAGATTTTGGTAAATTCCATGAACCTCTAATAATTGGGTGGTCATATATAGTCATGTACTTAGTAACCTCTTTCTGCTTCTAAAATATAGGTATTTCTATATTATTTCCTTTTCTATCTTTTACCTATCTTTTACCCACTTCTATAAAACCATAATTTCCAAATCTGTTAATTCCAGAGATTCCACCTTTAGTAAGTTCTCCCCATGTACTTAAATAATCACCCTGAGGAATATATAGTGCAGCTGCTTCAAATAACCTCTACTTTTGTTCTTCAGTTAGCTTTGGAGCAGTTTCAAATGTTTCACCTTCTTTAATAGTTTTAAAATGAATAGACCAATAATTGTCCTCCATATCTTTAACTATTTCAAACTTTCTATCTGGATCTTCCTATAAACTTAAAGTAAAAGCTTTATTAGATTTAGTAGGGTCGGATTTCCATCTTTTATCATACTCTTCGGATTTTATTATCCCTAAAGACTCTAGAGTATTTCTATATTGCCATCTAATTAAAGATGGTTTTAAGTTATTTGGTTTAGTTACACATAATTTAAATCGTGTTCCTTCTAACTCTTTTCTATTTTTGAAATCATAATATGACTTCATATCACTTAAATCTATAACCTAACCGAGCTCCCCAGTTGGAGTAATAACCTATACTATATCAGTAGGCATAAACCAAGACTTGTCCCTTACTTGCTCTGCCTCCTGTTTAGAAGCTAGAAACATATTTACAAGCTGCCTATTATACTCAGTCGTGTCCTAAGATGTTATATTTAAATAAGGAATAAGAGAAGTATCTATCTTATCAGAAGATTCCTAAATTAGTGTGGCTAGGTCAAAACTTGAAATTCTTCTTTTACGTTCTCCATATTTGTTTGGGTCAACCCCATTTTGGGCACACCATGCTTCTAGTCCACTTCTTAATTTCCCCTTAAAGTCATTTCTGGCTCTCTTTAAAACGTCCTCAAAAAGATACTTCCTATATGTTTTGGTTTTTGGGTCAAACCATTGAAAGTATTGAACTACGTTATAGCCTGGTGCCATAACATATCCAGACCCAGGGTGTTTACGCTTAATAGACTTGGAATTAATTACAGAAGTAATATTAGTAATAAATTGTGTATAGATACTAGGATCGCTAAAAGGAATCTTTAAACCAGAAGATGAGTTATCTTTGTTAATTTTAAATTCTTTGTTTATTTCCTATTTTAACTTTTCAGTTAAATCCATATCACTATTACTCTTGGACTATACTATAAGTTTTCCAACTATCTTATACAACTAGTATTTAGCTTTACTTGGGTCCTCAGCATAATCTTTGAAGTATCTTTGTATATTAGTTAATTCCTACTCAGAAGCCTAGAATGCTGATTCAGCCAATCCGTAGTAAATCTCATTCACAGACTTATAATCCTTTCCATATGCCGCACAAGCCGCAACTACCTGAGAGAACTCTGTTAATTCTGAGTCAACTACATCATGGTCAGCATTAAGCTGAATACCTAATCCCTATATATTTAACTAGAAAGTATTAAGAGGAGCATTATTAGTCCATACGTCTTTACTATTTATGTTCTTAGCACCGTTCTTTACTGCAGAGTTATTAAATACATATGCTACAAACTTATCTTTAAGCGGTTGGACTATATCATTTATAGAAGTTACTTTCGGATTAACTTTATATCCAACATTAATTACAAAGTTAGTTAAAACCTAATTACTAAATTCGGAAGTTACTCCTTTAGCATTAGTACAGTTAATACCTCCAAGAGCAACAAACAATTCATAAAGACTGTCTATTGTATGGAATCCCTATCCACCAACTGTACTATGCTCAGATGTATCATCACTAAAGTAATGATATACCTTATTAGAGCCTTTTCCTAGAATAGTCTCTACGGTAAAATATCCAGAATTGTCTTTTCCAAAGTCAGTCACCTAGACTATTTCTCCAAGCTGGTTCTTATAGAATAATTTTTCTCCTCCTAGAATTGCTTCTCTAAACCATCTAGAAACTTCTTCCTAGTCATATGCTGTCTACTGGAATTGATTAATGTTCTTAGTCAAATCTATAGCTCCATTCCAACGTATATTATGCATTTTCTTAAACATATTATACTAAGCTGAATTAGACTATAATGATTGTAACATCATCGCATTAGTCTATCCAAATGATGCAAACTTAGCTAGAAATGATGTTAAGTCCCCAGTCTAATCGTCCCATATAGGCTTTCTGTTTGTTCCAACTCTCTAATCTCCCAGAGAATTATTTTCCAAAATAACTTGAATAGGAGACATAGTTGAACTACCATCCTAAGAATCTATTTCATCAGATTCTCTTAGGTTATTGACTGGTGCTGACATATCATATGCAACAGCAACGTTAACCCTATTAGCAACACCATTTATCAAACCAGTAAGAGGATGCTACAAAGTAGCTGGAATAATAACATTACGTTTAAACTGAGTTCCCTATGCAGTATTTATAATTTCTATGATAGTTTTATCATATATATCCTACATATTAGGTTTTCCATCTAAATCATTTATAGCTCTCATTGAAGAAAACTCTTTGATAAAATTATCAAGAGAACTAAAACCTATTTTGTTATTATTTAGTATATTTTCTAAAGCCTTTCTAGCTACATTAGTTTTTATCGGATTGCCGGCCGCTTCTTTTACATCACTAACAGCAGAAGCTATCTTATTAAATAGTGTTCCCTTTGCTTTGTCTGGATGGTTTATTTCTGTTCCAGATAAACTAAGTCTCAGGTTATTACTAAACAAACCCTCTATATAGAAGAATTTCTCTAAAAATGGATTCATTTCTGAATCTTTCTATAGTAGCAATTCTCCTGTTTCTTTATCAATCCACTTGTCGGCGAAAGCTTGTCTATCTTTTACTTGAAGCAATTTAGTATCAGACAATAATCTAACTGTCTAAGTAGCAGCCTTCTCGTTTAATTTATTATTAATCCAAGAGTTCAATTCCTAAGTCGAATCAAACAATCGGAAATTAACACCATATTCTCTAAGGTTTTCTAGGAACAGTTCCTACTGCTGTTTTAGAAATTTCTTTAGGCGAGCTGGCTCATTATATAGTTTAGCATAAAAATCTGTTATTTCATTAAGGTCGCAGAATTTCTTCCTATTTCTATAATCCTTGTCTTTCTCTAACTCTATCTTCTCAAGATTGTGTTGGTTATAACTAAAGACAAGAGAAATTAAATCACTCTCAGTTCTATTTCTTAGGAATGTTCTAACATTATCTAGTCTGTTAGACGTAAATACATCTCCTTCCTTTCTGAACTATGCTCCATATTCAGTAGTCAAAAATGACATTAGTTTTTCCATTTTTGTTACTACGTTAGCTTGAATTTGATTATGGGCAGAGAAGAAAGTATTTCTATATAAATCAACAAATTCTTGACTCTTATCAGACATTAGATCCATTATGTTATCACTAAACATAGATAGATTAGACATATAATTCAAGAAGTTGGTCTTATCAGAGTATACAGTAGGTTGGAAACATATTCTTCCAGTCTTCAAGAAGGAACTATAGAACTTATCCAGGATTGCGTGTTGAAATAACTCTGAAGAGGACATATCTCTAACAGCTTTAACATCGCCAATGGGTGTGGTTATTTCTCCATCAATTACTGGGTCTATATCTATAGCATTAGGGTTCTATACAAATAATAAAGAGTTTGCTGGCCCACCCTCTTGGCGCTATTTATGCAAACGTCTATTTAATTCTGAACCTAATCTCGATATACTATAGTTAGAGACACTTGAGCCAGCCTTATTTAGAGATGTAGAGCGTACAGACCTTCCAGATGCTTCAACAAAGCTTTTAGCTAAGTCGCTAAGTGCTTTATCACTGGTAGTTACGGGTTTAAAATAAACTCTATTAGCCTGGATGTCAAAAACGTTAGAGGATGGTTTCTTAGACTCTCTATTAAACAAACTTGTATATTTAGAGTTCTCCATCAAAAACTATTTCATATCCTAATCCCCAGCGAGTTTTACCTAGTTATCAATGTCAGCAGTTCTAATTGCTAACTTTAGGAAATGATTAAGATAATTCTTAGAAAATAGGTTATTTTTTGGGTCATAAGTATACTTGTCTTTATACCCCTATAACGCTTCTAGCCCTTTATCAGATAAGAAATTAGTATCTAAATAGTAATCAAACATTTCTAATAGATTATTTAGAACTGTTTCGTACTCATTTAGTAATTTTTTATTTTGAAGAACCTTATTACTAAAATCTCTAAGGTTTATGCCAGCTAATATATCTAACATTGGAACCTCTTTTCCATTTATGCTCACCGTAGAGTTCTCTAGCTCTAAGTTGTCCATAGTAGAGAACAGTCCCTCCATATTAGAAGCTCCTTGATTATATCTAAATCCAAATGTATATAATGTTCCTTCCTTTCCAGGAAGTTCAACCTTAGATATAAACTTACCAGTCTAATCTGGTACGGAAGTATATTTATATTTAGATAATCTATCTCCCCCAAGTTTATTTATCTGTCTAGTCTTACTTCTAAAAGTAATTCTTTCGACAGAATCAAATAGGTCAGCATCCCAATTAAATTTCTTCTTTACAGCAAATAAAGATTTCGATGATTGTAGATTACAATCAATATAATTGTTATTTACATTTCTATAGATAATGGCACATAAATCTGAAACAGTCTCTAAGAATTTAGTGCTGTATTTTAGGCCATCATTTACTCTTCCTAATTCTATAGATATATTTGAGTTAGGATTATCCTTATTCAAAACTTCATTATAGAATGAATATAGTATATTCTTATGCTATTCTGAGAACAGGTTCTCATTGCGCATAAAATCTATCATTCTACCTCTAGAATTTTGAATAGCCTATGGTTTAAATAATATTTCTAGAATATCTATAATATTATCTAAAACATTAACATTCTATGTATTAATTAAATCTTTCAATACTCCTACAACAGCTTCACTATTACTTGTATCGAAATTGATATTATTATTCAATACGTCAGATAACAAGGATTGCCATGCCTGCATCAATGACGTCATATTTAATGTCTAAGGAAGTAATTGATGAGACTCGTTATATTTATAAACAAATATAGTGTCCAACATATCCTTTACTCCAGTACTAGTATGAGCTTCACTTCCCTCATTGTTAGCAGTTTCCCATCCTGCCTTTTGATGCGCATGAGATTCTCTCAGTGCATATTTCTTAGCGTTCTATCTCTATGGTTCTACATTATTCAAGAAGCCTCTTTCTATACCAATACTACTTCCTAGTTTCTAAGCTAATAAATCATCGAACTGCGTAAGAGCTATATAATCATTTACATAATTTAATAAATCATCTTTAGGATTTTCTATCTCCTGAATAATAGGCAATACCTCATCCTTAAACTCTGCACCTCTCTCAATTTCTTTCAGAAGTTTATCCTTAATTTCTAGATAGTAATTAGAGAATCTATTAGCCATAAACAGCTAAGTCTTTGCTTCTGAGTTCGTATAATTAGTATTGTACTTGTTATTAAACCATGTATTAAGTTTAGGGTTATTTAGTATAGTCTTAATTAGTTGTCTATAGAGGTATTCTTGCTATACTTTATTTTTCTGTAGGATTTTATCCTCTAGCTATTGGTTAAACTTTGTATTTCTATCAGGGTCTTGCAATACATATTTTCTAAAAGTATCTATAACATAGTAGTACTGACTAGAATTTAACATTCCATTGCTATACATACTTGTAATGGATTGCAAAGTAGAATCATTTGGGAACTATTCCTTTAGATGACCAAGAATGCTCTCAAATTTCCCTTCCTTATAGTCCACGATTCTCTTGTTGACTTCATCAGAGGTCAATTCGTACTTAGTTTTCAGGTAGTTATTATATATTAACTTCTATTTAAGTTCTCTTCCAAAGCTGTCAGTTACTTCCTGAATAAGACCAGTATTTATCGGTCCGTATATTTCTAATAAAGTGTCTTCTACTTTCTATAATTTTCTTGCTTCTTGACTCTTATCAGTTTCCATTTCCTTTTCAGTCTCAGAAATCTGAGTTGTCACTTCTCCGACACTATTCATGTCGAAGAAGGTTGACAACACAATATTTCTAAACTTCATGGCTTTTTCTGGTAAGTTGTCTAAAGAAGCATTAGCTAGCCCACATACTATATTGTTTACATCATCAATAAACTCTCTAGAAGTTTCATCCAAGTTTTCAGAATCTGTTAGAAGTAATCTTTTATCCTAACCATCTTTGGATTTATATTTAAATTCCAAAGTTTTAATAATTCTGTCCTCTATTCCAGGTCTATTAATTTGATTATACAATAACTTTAAATCTGAGGCTAGTTGCTAATAACTTTTTTTGTCATACTTAACATTACAAGCTGCCATAGTCGTTTATTTTTAAAAACATGAAGTATCTACATATAATAAGTAATCAGATAAAGTCCATTTTAAATCTGAATCTTCTAGTTGTTCTATTTTATTATTCAAAGTATCTTTCATACTTACTAACAATTCTAGATAGCTTTCTACATTTGAAGAGTTTGATAACATTTGCACATCGCTATCATCCTAGAACGTTTCCTCTAGCTAATTTAGGAAGTCCTGATGTGTCATTATATCCATTCCTGTTGGGTCAACAACTATAGAATCAAATGACTGTCCAGTAATCTCTTCAACTGAATTAGTTTTATTTGGTGTCATAGAGATATACATATCTTCAGTGTCCAAACTCAACTCTCCAGTACCATCGTTTACGTCAGTATATATTATTTTTCCATTTTCATACTTTACATCTTTTATGGTAGGCTATCCTAGCTACATATTAATAAGTTCTACTATGTTATCAACAGGTGATCCGTTTCTAAAGAAATTAATCAATTTTCTATTGTTCTATATAGTAACATATTCCATATAGCTTTGCTCGTTGTCCTCTTTTCCTTCATTAAGAAGGAAGTTCTGGAATCTAGTTCTATCCTACTCATCTACTATCTTAGAGGAATAACCTACATACTATTCCACCGGATTTTCTACTTTGGTTTCTTCTTTTAGTTGTCTTTTTCCTCCCTCTAATAATTTAGAAAGGTTAAGGGCAATACCTCCAGATATAACATCAACATCAACGTCAAAGTATATAGGATTAGTTCCACATTTTAGGAGTGCATAATCCTGTCCATTTTGTCCTCTAACGTTTATTTGCTTATAATCCTGACTAGTTTCTAAATCTGGGTCTACAAATATTCCATACTTAAACGGGGCTTCCTCAGTATAGGCATGAGGCTCCTCTAAGCTCTATACAGTACCATGAAAGATAAGATTAAACATATTAAATAATGTATTATCATTACCCCTTCTCTCTAACATTCCATCCCCGAATAGAGCTGAAATATCAAAATCAAACTTATCAGTATTATTCTTTGTGTCAATAGTAGTAATACTAATTAACCCATTAGCTTTACTATTAGTTTGATATATTCTTGATTTAGTAGCAATAGCTGAGACAGCTTTAGGGAAGAAGCTAAACATTGATTCTGCAGGAATAGTGGACGTTGATATAACATTTCCGTTTTCGTCTGTTTCCCCAATTACTATGTTCTTATTATTTGTATGAATAAGTCCGGAAAGATTTCTTTTTTGTTCGTTCTTTCCTATATATTCATTCGTAGCATAGTTAGAACCATCAGCCTTGGCTAGTCTAGTAGCCATAGGTTTGAAGTTTAATCCAGCCCTTCTAAATATTTCAGGAGGCTCATTAGCTGTTAACTGTTCTAATATAGATGACAGAATAGAATGGTATTTATGTGCATATTCTTCTTCTATAGCTAACATATTAGCCTCATTCTTTCCATACACACTAGAATTGCTAACATCAAATGACCTTACATATCCGCCAATGTTTTTGTTAGTTAGGTCAATTCCTAGCCTAAAAGTAGGTATATCTTTGCAGTATTCCTAGTTAAACTTTATTAAGTTTTCCAAGTCTGCTGCTGTTACTTTATACAGGTTTAGGAGCTTCTATACCTCCTAACTACCAGCATTTAGCTAAGTTATCCAATTCTTGCCATATCTACTAAACAGTTCAGATTCAACTTTGGAAATATCTAGTATCTTATTGCTATCATAATCATTCTCTAGCTTCCACTTTTCTAATTGAGCTATGAAATTTTCTAAGCCAGCTCTGAAATTCCACATTGCAGTGAACATCCTAACTCCTAGAGTATCCATTCTCCAAGGCTTTTTAGCCTTTTCTCCTTCCCCAGTTAATTGATTCTATATTCTATGAGTAATAAGTTCTGTAAAACTTAAACCATGATTGTTAAGAACAATCATTCTGACTTCTGGAGTATGTGCATCAGGATTTCTCTTCTGCTCTATATATCTATCAGCTAACTCCTCTGGAGAAAGATTAGTATTAGATGATGCAAATACTACAGCCTTACCGAAAATAGACTCTGATACTTTTCCTTTCAATACATCTGATTTATTTCCCAAAATATATACTGGAGAAACTACTTTTCTCTTGTCAGTATCCATGAAATTATTATAATCAGATATATAGTTTCCGTCTTGGTCCACTCTGTTGTTCTCAACAGTTGCTATACTTAAGGTTCCGCCAAGTCTTCTTGGAACTTTCCTCTTGACCAGTCTAGTGGTCTAATGCGATTCGTACATATCAGGAGTAAGTTCTATAGCATGACCTTCTGGATGTTCAGAAACTATTCTTCTAATAAAGCCTTCATACTATTTAACAGATTCGCTCAAGTTATCTCTAAATCTTTCTGCCTTAATCTTATTCTCTCCAGTGATTTTTCCATCTCTAATTCTCTGATTTATTTTATCCTTTATAGCCTACTATACGGCAGGTTTTCTTAAGTTATTAAAATCAGAAAGAAGGCATATATCAAATACAGCTGAGAATGGAGTATCCTAGATAGTTCTACTTAAGCCATCTAGTCTACAAGTAATAGATACAATATAACGTTCTCCGTCTATATCTATGTATGTAGGTTTCAAGTCAGTTCCTATTCCAAAGTTGTCAGAATCAGTAGCTCTTCTGACTTCTAACTACAATTTTCTGTTTTTCCAAGCCTCGCTAAATCCTAATAATGATGTCATAACTGGGTCAGTTACATTACCTCCAAATATGACAGAACTTTGGATTTTAGTTATAATATCCTAATATCTCTGTTTATCTACCCTCTTGGTGATTGGCTCAGTTCCATCATATATAGCATTAATGTTTCTTCTAACAGAAGTTTTTTCTCCTGGAAGCCATGCTGGGTATTTTCTTTGTGTCCCATCAGGATTAACAAGAGTCTCTTTTAGCCCTGTAATTGGCACTACTGTATTGGCTTCTATCAAAAGATCTGATAACTCTGATACTTCTATATCTTGACGCTCAGCTGGATTCTTTTCTACGAAATCCTTATATATTTCTGTTTTATTAGATTCCAGTTGTTGCTACACTTGCTCTTCAGAAGCTTCTGGATTAAACTCTGGAGTATTTTCAACTGTTGGAGATATTACTAATTCTTCTCCCTCTTTCTTAACTTTTGGTTCTTCCTTCACTTCCGGAGTTTCTTCCTAAGTAGTCTATGATAGGTCTAACTTATCTAGAGCCTTAGAATACTAATCTCTAAATAACTAAACTTGGTTAGCTAAACTAAACCCTATAGATTTTATATCATCCTAGGTATTAGCTCCAACAAGTCTAGATAATCCTCTATCTAAGAAAATAGAAGCAGTCTTTCCTCTAGACATTAGTGTATAGAATCTTCTTAAGAAAGTTACCTTATCATAAGAGTTTGGTCCATCTAAGTCTACAGATAGGTCTATATTATCTACTATAACATAATCAAATTCCTAACCCTGCATAAACTTCTTTCCAGGAATAATTTTCTCTGTTAGGGGTTCTCCTAAATTAGAAAATCCTGCAGATTTAAGCTTCTAATATGCCTACGAGTTAACATCTCCTATGAATCCTATACTAGCATCTTTATGTTTATCCTATAGTATCTTTATTACCTCGTCTATGTTTCCTCCGATTAAGTCTCCATTTATATCATCCTACTAATTATAGACTCTTAAATTCAACTTTCTGATAAGATTTGGAAGCTTAGCTTCAAAATCATGCCATAATTGATTATCTCCAGATTCTATAATATCATTTGCAGTATCTAATATTGCAGAAACTTTGTTATTATTACTTTGCTTCTGGATATTAGAAGTTCTTAAAGACTCTTGAAGTTTAGAAGTTCTAGTAGCAAATATGTCATTTGTCGTTAAATTCTCTATTTGTCCATTTGAATATCCAGACTGATTGGAATCGCTAGCCAAAAATACAGTTCCCCCAACTCTTTCTGCATACTCATCTAGCAAAGCTATCTATAGACTATTCATGTGGGCAGCTTCATCCACGAAAATAAGCGGAGCTTTTATATCGGGATTGAATTTTATTTTGTCACTTTTAAGGTCTATTTTAACCCCCGTAGCTCCGTCCTTAGCCCATCTTTGCATAACAAAGTAGTCTGTCTCAGTCTTATATTCTGTATTTTTTTCGTTTTTGTTTATTTCAGAAGCTGCTCTTTGAAAGCTTTCGTTTATCTTATCCCAATTAGGTAATAACTTACTAAATATATTTCCGTCTCCTTCTATAGTATAAGAGGTTCCCTCATTAAGAGAATTTTGAAGTTTAATAGCCTAAGATGTAGTAGGTCCTATTACTAAGGCTTGCTATTCATAGAAGCGCTATCTAATATTTTTTAGTACAACCTCAGTCTTTCCAGCCCCTGCTACTCCGTTTATATAAACTACATTTGGAGTAACTGTGCTATTAGGATTAACTAATTTAGCCAATGCTTTAAATCCAGCCTTATATGCTTTAGTATGAGCGGCTTCCCCAAGTCTAGAAATATTCTATTGTACTGTTAGAGGAGCAATATCCTCATTATCTTTAATAGAGTTTTGTACAGATTTATAGTAGTTAGATGGATTATCAGATAAAACTGATAAAATATACAAAGCCTTGTCATACTTAGTAAATTCAGTAAGATTTTCATTTAACTTACTAGTCTACTGTTTTTCTAAATCAGTGTAATTTCCTAAGTACCTTTTCCAAAAATCTGAGTTAGCAAAGAACTACTCTGGAGTCCACCCAGTATCTTTTAATATCTTATTAAAGTTATTGTGAAGAGTCTGTTCAAACTGGAATAGCTATCCAAGCTGATTCTCAGGGTTTCCATCAAAAGGAGGTAAAGAATCCAATCCCTCAGATAAATCATATTCCTTATCTCCTACTGTAAACTAGAAAGATAGTCCACGACCTATCTCATATCTTAGATTATTTACAACATTCTCCGTATCAACAAGACGTCTTAACTTATTCATACTGTTATTCTCGGATATTCTCTTCCATAATTCTATTTCAGTATTCAAGTTAGTTACCTCATCCTATAATACTTGAGCATAGTCCTAACTTATTTCTGGAAGAGGCTCCCATTCTCTTGTAAGAACATCCCTATGCGTATTGGCAAACTCATTTATCTGCTTATTCTAACCAAAATAATGAGTCCCATCTGGAGATACTGATGCAGAATATACATATGCGGAAAGTAATTCTAGAGCTTTCTATGCATTATTTAACTGTTTAGCCTGAGTATCATTTAGCTCAAATGAATCTAACTTATCCTAAGATATATAATCTTTATACACCTAGTCAAGTATATAATTCATGTTGAATACCTCTTCCTAATTATCAGACATTTCCTTAGTTATAGAAGATAAAATATTTTCTAAAGGACTGTGTGAATTTACCTATAACTTATTATAGAATGAATATACTGGGTTCTTCTATATTCTACTAGACAGATTATTTACATATCTATTTAATGTAGAAATCTGTCTTCTAACTGGTTCTCCAGCAACGTCTCTTGGGTCACTAGCACTATTAGTAAGAAGTTTAAGTTTAGAATCCTTTCCAAAATTCATAGGAATCTACTTAAGAGCTGCACTTAGTACTTCTGGTAAGGCTGAAGATTTTCCAGAAAAATACTTATAGATGGCAGAATCTGGAGTGTCCAGACCTTTTATTAATTCATCAATAGTGATATTATCACCTATCTCTCCATCACCTTTTATTCCATAGTCCTTTCCTACCTATTTTGCAAAGTCATTTAATATTACCTAAGCATTTTGACTTTTAAATTTGAATTGCATTGGAATAGTGTTGTAGAATGCTATAGCTGCTAATTCCTAATCCTGTTCATCTGCTTCGTCATATTTTCTTTTTGCTTCTTCTATGGCTGCGATTATCTAGTCTTTATTTTCTAGGTTAGATTCTCTTAGAGGTGTAAGTATCTTATTTTTCAGAGTTCCTCTCTATACCGCGTCTTTCATTGGTATAAGAGTTTCCAAGGGAGGAATAGTATCATTTAATAGAGTTATTACTTTATTTGCCTATTCTTTTACTATAGTGTAATGCTTATCCTATAGCTATTGCTGTATATCATCAATATTTGACAAATCATCTTTTAAATCTTGCAGTATGGTTCTATATGGATTAACGTCAAGCTTACTGCCCTAATCGACAAACGGATATTGCATTTCTCTCTTGATAATATCTTTAAGTCTATATCTAATGTTTTGCATGATAGTCCTATTTGTGGAACTATCAATCTAATAGTTTATAGGTCTTAAGATATCATCAAATTGCTATATATAATCAGCTAGTATCTAATTATTCAAATCAAATACTCTTTGCTGTCTTTGATAATACTTTTGAATATCATCAGGGGTTTCTGTATTGTTTCTAGCGTTATACTCTTCTTCAGATTCCTCTATTCCGTTCTAGTCGACTAATCTTGAATCCATAGTATAGAACGGCTTGGCATTGATATATTTATCTAGTGATAAATCTTCTTTATTATATAACTAATTTAATGCATTAAAAATGCTCTTGTATTGACTAGCATAGTCCTACTGAGCTAACATCTGTGGAGATACGACCTTCTCTAAAGCCTTATATGCTAAAAAGGCTTTATCTAAGTCTTTAAGCATAGTCTCTTTAACGTGGTCATTCCACTAGTTATTCAAATCTATCTAATCTTGTATTGTGAGTTCCTAAGTAGGGTCTATTTTGTTAAGTAACCACTTAGTTCTGTCAAGTCCCAAAAATGCAGAATTAAGAACTGGGTCTAAGGCAAAGTTAAGTTTTCTAGTATAGTCTAGAGAAGTGTCTCCAGATAGAAAATCATTCATTTTCTTCTGAATGTTATCTACTGATGTCTAAAACTACTACAAATTCTTAATCTTATCCTACTTTTCTGCCTCTGTAGGAGAATCTGTTATTCTTCCCTCAAGAGTTCCATCGGCAGTCTCTGCGGCTTTATTATAGATATCCTTAGCTTGCAACAACTAATCCTGTAACTTTCTAAACTCTTGATAATATCCAGTCACGTGAGAAGCATTCTTATACTCCTAATATCTTGCTTCTTGTAGAACCATCTTGTCAAACAGTTGGTCTTGACTAAGTTTTGTACCACTTCCAACTATGGCTGCCTCTAAAGAATTAATCTTCTCTAGTACCCTATTACCTACCTATTGGTTCTAAGATTCTTCGCTTTTGTCTGTACTTAACCAAGTAATGTTTCCAGCATCATCTTGAGAGTATTGTAATCCAGAAATTTTGGTATTACCTGCACGACCTTTAGATACATACCCTTTTACTATATTTCTTAACTCCTAAGCTCTCCCATCATTAATTAAGTCTACTAAGTCTTTGTCCCTAGTTTTGTTAAATCCCTTATACTTCTCAACTCCATAGAACAATCCTCCACCAATAGCACCTCCTATCAAAGACATGGAGTATCTTTCTAACATATTATCAAACGCTCCAGTATCCTTAACGCTTTTATCATACATCCCTAAATCTCCAAGAAGGGAATAGGTAGACTTAGTAAGGTCTGTTACTAGTTCCTCACTAACTTCTTCTAAACCTTCTCCCAGAGCCTTACCAACTCCTCCAAGATTGTGATCTTTAAGGTTTTCTACAAATGTTTCTGCTGCCCTCTTTCCAAAAGCTACACCCTTTTTATACCAGTTACCTGGGCTATCCTTGGTTCCAGGTTTATATATTTCTTCGAAAGCTTCTTTCAGTTCCTTTTTTACTGCTTGTCTTCCCTACTTAATGGATTCGGCTGTAAGATCATCATAGAACACTTCTCCAAGGTGTAAGTACCTATCCACCCCATACATTCCAGCCGCACTACCCAATGCTACCCAGGCAGCCTCCTTTTTAGTAGCACCTCTCTCTAGCATATCAGAGTAAACATCAGTGTTTGAGATTAAAGACATATACACTAAAGCTAAATTAGCCCCTAATCTTTGTTTCTTTCTCATAGTTTCAACTACGGGGTCATAGTATTTTTTCATACATAATTGACCAAGAGTAGATTGTTTCCATAGTTCATCAGATGGAGCCTCTAGACCTTTTAAACTTCCTCCAACTTTTGATTTGTAGAATTGGAATGCCTAATCTTCAGCCTTCTTCAATGCTTTTTTATCTCCAAACCATCCTACAGCTTTAGCTATCTACTTCTATTGTCCCCATTGTAAAGCAATATCAGAAATTAAATTAGCTAAGTTTTCAAAAGAGAATGTATGCTCACTGCTCCAGACAGAATTAGTAGTAGATAATGATTCTCCAACTGCAGCTGCTTTTCGCATCCATTCTGGGGCTTCATTATCTCCAGAACCAAACAAGTTGGTAGCAATACTATGAAGCATTGGAAGAGTCTTAGATATTTCCTTAGCTATTATAGCCTTATAATAATACGGAGCCGCAGGAGTAAACATTGGAGCTATTAATGCTATATTCTTAGCTATAACTCCAGTAGCACTTTTCTCTAAGTCATCGGAATCCATGAAGTCTATCTTGTTTAGAGCAGAATCTTCTTTTGTTAAGATATTTGCAGCTGATAAAACTGTTTTTCCAAGTGGAGAACGTCCGTTTAATTTCTCATAATAATAAGTTCCTTCTGGATTAAGTTTGTATTCTCCTTTCTTATGTTTGTTTCCCTATTCATCAACTTCATCCTAGTCATATTGAGCCAATACCAAGGGTTCCCTAAATAGATTCTAAACCCATTTTACTGGATTACTAAATAAGGCATAATCTTCAGGAGTATAATTTTCAAACTTTCCTGTTTCTGGATTGAATATTTTCTAAGATTGAGCTATTTCCTGTTCAGATTTAGTTTTCTTACTTGTAGTTCTCCAACCTTCTACACCAATCTAAACCCTATCAGGATTATAGTCTGGCCCTAAGTTAAATTTGTTTTCTTTAATTTTGGCATTAGCTTTATTGCTTGCCGTATCAAAGGCATCTAATTCTATTCCAGTTGGAAATTCATTATTCTAAAAATCTCTCCATCTGGATGCTTGCATTTCATAAAATCTATCAAACTTCTCTTTAGAAAAATCTCCCTTATCGTCCTTGAACACGGGATTATCCTTAATGAAACTTGACTTCAAATACTAATCCTTACTTAGAAACTGGGTATTTTTAGTATTTAAACCTCCAATTGAAACTAACTCATCTATGTCTAAGGTAGGATTACTTAAGCTTGACAATATCCAATCATTTTCAAACATAATTAATTATTTAATATTGATGGGTCTAATTTAGTAAAATTTAGATCCCTATTTTGGTATTCTTTTTCTAACATCTATCCAGTATTTGTATCAATAGTTTGATTTCCTCCTAGAGCTGCGGCTGCCTTGTTCATGTTAAGAGGTATATAAATATTTCCTTTAAATATATGGTCATAACTATTTATAAATTCAGGCATTAACCATTCTGTCCAGTCGTACTCATCAATATCGGGATACTGAGTCTCTTTTCCAGAACCTGTTGCCAAACTAGTCTTTAGCTACTAAACTAATTCCGGAGATTGCTTAACTTCTGTGATAAACTTATTTTGCTTCTTGTCTATTTCCACCATACCATCTGTCGTCATACCAGACGCTACTATAAACGGAGCAAACTTATCCATATCTAGTTCTCCAGTGGGTTTGATTAGCGAGCTTAGTCCGGGATACTTTTCTGCATCTCCAAATATTCTAAGTCTATCTTCATCTGTTTGAGAACTTAGTAAGAACTCTGCTTGGGCGTTAGAATATTCCTCTAATAGATCAAAATTAGGAGAACCATCTGAGCGTACAGGAAGATTTACTCTTAGCAATCCCTTTCCGTCATATGTGATATTTAACAATGAATCTAAATCAACCTTTTGATTTCCAAAGTACACTCCGTTATCAGCATTGATAATAGAACGTAATCCAGACTCATTTAATAAATTCTCCATTGATGTTCTTCCTATATGATTTCCTTTAGTGTCCTTTATCTACTCATATGCAGTTCCCTAAACGGTCATTCCTATTCCCGACTTATTATTTAATTGGTAGATAGTATCGTGACCTCCATGACTAGCCTGAATTAGTGTAACTAAATCAGCATCAAGACCGTCCCCAGCACCATTTTTATTTTTGGAATTAGAACTTGGGTCATCTAAATCTAGAGAGAAGTCTGCAGTTGAACTTAGTTTAGAATTAATTAATGTCTACACTAGCTAAACAGCCTCTGCATCAGTTCCATTCTATGTTTTAGTCTTTAGTAAAGTCTTGGCATTAGCTGGAAGAGTTGTATATATATAATTAAGAGCAGCTTGTGCCTACATAGCTTGGCTCTTAGTTAAGAATTTTCCTTTGTACAAATTATCTACGGTAGCATTATAATTGCCAGATTGTTGCTATGCATTCATGAACTCTTGTAAACCATTAATAAGCTATGATGCTTGAGTTCTGACAAAGCCCTCATTTGATTCAGAAGTAGTTCCTAGGTTTTCTATGCTATCCTATATCATTTTAGTAACAGACTCTATTCCTATACCATTTTTTACTACCTTTAGTAGTTCATTATTGTTGGCTAATTGAGGAGACTACGCTCTATAGTATAATAATTCTGAATTAGTTAATGGCTGATAGTCAGGATTCTCTTTAAGCTATTCCAGAGAAAATAATTTAAAGTCCCCTTCATCATTCATGCAGAATAACTATCCTCTATCTGTTACAGCAAATTCATTTATTCCTCCGTTTTTATCAACGGTAGAAAAGGCGTCATCATATTCCTTTCTGTTGAAGTTTGCTATCTTCATTTGATTTAAAGCCTATAAGTATCTAGATGCTATGTTAGAAGTACTTGGGAACGGACTGTATTGCTAGTCTATATAAAAGTTCTAGAGAGTCTAAGTTAATACAGCCATATCACTAGGAAGTCCGTCTAACTTTTCAAGCATTTTTAATAGGTCCTTGTCAGTTAAATCAGTTGTCTCTTGATTATTGCTAGGAGCTGCTACAGAAGCTCCAGCAGTTGCCCCGCCAGTAACAGTTACTGGCTGATAAGAAACAAGAGGGGGAAGGGCATTCCCCCCTTGCTATAGTTTCAGTATCATTTTATCATTGAAGCTTTTATAAGTCCATACAAACTCTTAGATAATCTATCTATGGCTTTCTCATTTCTATCTATGCATTCTTTTATTTGTTTCTAAAACCTCTCCGCATCAGCAGTCTTTGCTTCTATTCCAGCAACAGCTATTTTAGCTCCATTCTTAGCAGATATTGCTTTAGAAATTGTAGGAGACCAAGGAGTATCGGGAGTCTTTCTAGACCATCTAGTATTAGGAACATTGTAATACTATCTTAATTGCTCAGTTTCCGCTCTAGAAACTTTCTAGGCTGCCAGTTTATAAGAATTAAATTCTTGAGATGACAGACTAGAAGGATTAGTTCCAGATAAAACTTTATTCCATACAGTTAATTCATCAGGAGTCAAGTTAGCTCCATAATCATTTGGAGCATAACTAATAGCGTTATGAATATCGGACCTAGCAAAATTATCAGCCAAAGCCTTATTTTCTTTCTACTTCGTTCTTGCATCGTATTCTAACTATTGTCCGAATACATCCCAAATATTAAACTTCTTAGCTAAATATGCCTATTCGTATTTACTTTTATCCTAATCAGCTCCCCATTGCTATGCTCTGTTAAACATAGCAGCTTCATGTCTGTTAGCAGCGTTTTCTTTCTCCTGCTACCAAGCTAGTTCATCATACTATCTTTGAACCTAATTACTCTGCTCCCTTCCGGCTGTTCTAGCTTCCTGTCCCTAAACCTCAGCCTACAACTATGTTGCAGTTTGTAAACTTCCATCAGAAGTTATAGGTCTACTAGCTAATCTTCTAAGATTAGCATAGTTACGCTCTCCTTGCATTTCTGCATCTAAATCGCTTCTAGTATAACGATGTACCTCGAATGGGTCTTTCAATAGTGGAACTACAGATTTTTTAGCTAAATCAGTAATTCTTCTATTCATTCTATCAGCATACATCGCTCTTGGTAATCCATAAGCTATAGTGGGATTAATATTACTAAATAACGATTTATTCTGTTTATTATCACTAGGTTCTTGAGAAGGTTGTATTACTGAGGTTACAGTAGGAGTAGTCTAGCTATCAGCAGGATTAGTGGAGGTTGTAGGAGTTTCCGGTTGATTCCATACTGCTATATCTCCATTGGCTTTTTTGTAGACATATCCAAAGTTTCCATCTCCTAAGTCTATTTTATGGATTCTTGATTTCTTTTCCTCATCGGACAAGTTATCAAATTCTTTCTCGTATCTATCCATTCTTCTCAGCCAGGTAGATGAACCAACAATATCCTCCAAATTAGAGTCATAACCGATATTCCATACATTATTAGAGTTATCACTTCTATTTCTAAACATATTCTTAAATAGTCTATTATGCTCCTAAGCTCCAGACTACTTATATGTTCTTTCCTAGTCCCAATATCCTCTAATTTTAGCTGCATTAGCATTGTATGCGTTTACGTACTCATCTAGAGATTTTCCCTTAAAAGAGGAATCATAATATGATTGTAAGTCCTATCCTACTAGATTTGGATTAGAAGTATAAGAATTATTTTTAGTATAAGCCTCATTCAAATCTCCAGCTCTATAATGCCCAGCATTCTCGTTAGTAATAGATGGTCCAGCCAATGACTAATTCAACGAATTATTCCAACCAGTTAAATTCTAAAATTTATAAAGTTTGGAATACCACTCTGGGAATTTTCCAGCGTTTTGAAATTTTCTTACTCTAACAAGATCTAGAGTACCACCATCTTCACGTTTAACAGTTCTTCTATCATCCCGTGATGTTTTCTTTTTCTTTTTAGATTGTCTATGAGGAAGTTCTCTATTTCTGAAAGCTTCAATAACGTCGTATCTCCTCTGGTTAAACAGTCTATTATACATATTCTATTTAGCCCTATAAGCTGCTCCCGTGAGAGGTCTTTTATACTATGGTGCTCCATATAGATTGAACGCCTATCTAACGTTTCTATATGCTTCCTCAGATTGAAGTCTTGCATTCCTTTCTGGGTTAGCTTCTATGGCTCTCTATAATCTCTATTCTCCAATATCCCTTCCAAGTCTTTCTCTTTCAGCTCTAGCTAAGCCTTCTCTAATTCTATCATAGTTGAATGGGGACTATTGGGGTTGTTCAATCCTAATCTACTATTTTGGTATAATAGCTGGAGGATTAGATATAGGAGGTCTAGATGGATTAACGGTAGGAATAGCACGGGAGAATCCCATAATGAACCTAGCCTAATTAGCATCAGGCGATACTATTTCTCCCTATCCTGTTGGTACGGCAAGTCTTTGCTATCTAGTAGCCTCTGCCAATTCATCCTTAGCTCTCTTGATGTCATCTTCTACAGAAGTAAACTTTCCTTCTCTCTTAGCATCCTTATATCTCTATAAGCGTGCTTGGAATGAATTATCAGTACCATCACCAGCTCTATTCTAACGTCTTTGATTTAGAGCCTATATTTCCTGTTCAGTAAGCTTTCCTTTTCCTGATTTAACTCTCTATCTATTAATGGTAGCTATTTCTTGTGGGGTTAACTTACCTGTTTGTGAGCTTAGTTGTCTAAGTCTGTCGAATCTAGACTACGGAGTTTCCTATTGTTTCTTTTGTTGTTTCTTTTGTGGGGTATTTCTATTCATTCTTCTGAATAGTCTCGCATCCCAGCTGTTGTCTTCTGGAAAGAATGAAGATTCTGTTCTTAGAGAGACCTCTGGGCTATCAGAAGATAGTCTTGATTTCCAAGGCTTTTTCCAATTTATTTCTCTATCCTTAAATTCTCTCTATAACTGCTACCCACCAGTTAATTCTGAGAACAGTTTATTCTATGCTTTTAATCCCTTTGTTTTTCTTAATTTATCTAAATCTTCCTTAGAAATTGTTGCAACTCTTCCAGTAGAAGTTTTTACATCGGCAACATCTCTTTGAGTAGTTGCCCTATTGACCGCTCTTTTTCCTCCCCTATACCTAGCTTCTCCGCTTATGGCTTGTAGTCCAGTCACAAGATTTCTCCAATCGTCAGCAGACATATCAGAAGGATTAGACATTAGTTTATTAAACGCATCGGCAGAATGAATCATTCCGTATGCCTATAGAGTCCTCATTGCTAGTTTAGAAACAGGCTTCAAAACTCTAACAATTTTGGCAGCCTTTCCTGTAGCACCAAGTCCTGGAATTAATCCTACCACATCCATTCCTAATCCATAGAGAGCATTTCCTGCAACATCCCATCCTGACATACTTTCATCAGCAATATCAGCACCAATATTAGTTAATGTGCTTCCTATACCAAGAACGCCAGAAGCTACAGTACCATATCCAGGAATAAAAGCAGCAGCAGCGGCAGCAGCATCAGCGGCAGCAGTACCTAGTCTGACTTTATCAATAGTAGAAAAACCTTCTTCCATAGGTCTTCTTTCTGCAGCTTCAACCTATTCTCTAGTCTTTCCAGTTTCTTCTACTTTCTCGTCTATACGTCTTTGCTTTTCTGCTTCCTTCTAGGCTTTTTTCTAGTTCTCCTCTACATATTTGGCAATACCTCCTAGCTAATGCTTTTGTACTCCCTTATGTCTTCTGTCATACTCAGCATATGCCATTTTCTTTTTAAGCTCTTCATTTAAAAGCATAGATTGTTCTTGATATTGTCTAGTAATAGGATTATAAGCTATATATGACCAATTATCATAATTCTCGGAACCTGGAACTACATAATACCCAGTATCTCCAACCTTGTCTGTTAACAAATCACTCTATGCAGCTAAATCTAGATTATTAGCAATATGTAGGGCAGTAATATCATCTCCCCTATTGTTTGTCTTTTTTCCTCCTCTAATTATTGAGGCCAGCTCAGGAAAGTTTATATAAGTTTTTACTGCCTCTTTTGTGGCGTCCATGTTGCTAGCATCAAACTTGTATCTTTCCTATATCTAGTTATATATGCCTTGGAGATTGTACGATGGAGTAGCATAGCCACTAATAGTACTCTAAAATGGATTCTAGGCAGCATAATCGGCGAAGAAAGCGTCTCTTTCCCTATTATACTTATCCTCTTCATTAGCTTTTATAACAGCTCTTAACTAATCCTCTTTCTCCCTTTCTGCCTATTCCTTAGCTGCCTATTCAGCTTGTAATTCCAATTCAGACTTTTTAATAGGGGCTTCTTCAGCTCCAGTAGCAAAGAATTTACTCAAAAACTCATTTCCTATCCCAGCCTAGTTAAGTGCTATAACATCCTCTGAGTCATACCCGTTTTCTAAGTTCTATGCAGCTGCACGAAGTCTAGAAATATATGTATCCCTATTTTTAAACGGAGAAGACGAAAAGTCATATTCCCCTATATTATTAATATAGTTCTCTATCTATTCCTTCAAATATGCAGCTCTATTAGATGTTCCTCTTTTTCCAGTTGTTTCATCCATAGCATCTTTTTCTAGATATGGGTCCAAGTTGAAATCCCCTCCTGCAGGGTTATTTGCTGTAGTCCAATCAGCTAAAAATCCATGTTTAGATAGATTAAATGCATCTTGAACTTTTTCTTTAGGGGTTTCCATACCTTTCAAAGCGTTACCTATAGTATTAAAGTACGTAGCAACTTCTCTATTAGCAGAAAATGTATTATAATTTTTCTATTTTCGTTTCTTCAATAAGTTAAAATCGTCAGTAGTAATACGATTACCTTTATTATCATAATAGTATTCAGAACCAACTGGGTCTATATCATCATTGTCAGTATTACTTAACGCTCCAGTAGAATCAATAATCGAACCAAAGTCGTCAGTAGTAAATCTATTAGTATTATTTGCAAGCTAGTCTTGCAATCCAGTTAAGTATCTGTTATATGCATTCATGAACTCCTGTTTCTAGCCTTCATTCCAATTCTTGGAATTTAGATATGACTAGACATTAGTTCCCAAGTTATGTATATAATTAGCTAGGTCAATATCATTTTGTCCAAACTTATACTTAACTCTTTCCTTTGGTTTCTAAGTTCCTTTTTCGTCTGCCATAACTTATATATTAAAAGAAAGGGGTACACCTAATTAAATTTTAGATATACCCCTACGTGTTAAATTTGTTAAGCGTTTATACGTCTCACTAAACGACCGCCTCTACGGTAAACAGGTTCCCCTTCTGCTGGAGCTGGGGCAGCTTCCTGTGGGGCAGCTTCTTGTGGACTACCTCCACCTCCCAATGCTTCGATTAACATCTGACATACTTGCATAGCCATTTCGCAATCTTGTCCTTGAACAGCTTGCTATGCTCCTTGCAGCAACATAGCTGTTGGGTCTTCACCACCTTGAGGTGCTTGAGCAGGTGCTCCTGCAGGCATTGGTCCTCCTGCCTAAAACTTATTTCCTAATTTCATAAATAAAAAATTTAAAATGTAATTAATGCACTAATTATCTATCTATCTTATGTACTTCAATACTACATATTAATATCTGCATAACCAAGAAATTTTGATACGATGTGTATATTATGAATTTTTATCGTCAGAATTTTTATCCTTTCCTTCTGGAACTTCGACGTATTCTGGAGGGCGAGTATTTTGTCCTTTTATTACTTTGAAAATATATTTTCCTAAAGATTTACAATATCTATCATAATCTTTGTTCTTATTCTCATAAGCCTTTTTAGCTTTGCGAATTAGGGTTCTAGTTTCTTTTCTACTAACAATTCTTTCTCCTCCCTAAAGATGCATCTAAGTACTACCGTCTGGGGCAAGTACTTTCATTACATATTTATCTAAATCATCAGAATCGTCTATCTCAAACTCATCTCCCTCCACAATTCCAGAATCTTGATTGACTTCTAGAATATACTTTGTGTTCATAAACGGAACTAAAGTCTCATCTTCTGGTTGAGCTTTATATACCAGTACCACCTCATCATCATCATTAATAGCTATCTAGTCTAAAGGAATTTTGGTATCTTTCATCCACATTTCTCTTGTATCTTCATCATCCCACATAAATAACATACCTTCATCGGGAGGAAGATTCTCTACACCCATCAGACCTTTTCTTCTGTCTTCTTCCGTTTTAGCAACTTGACAATTATATGTCTTGTTACCTATATTCACTATTACTCTATCCATTATTTATACTTAGAATTATAAACTGAATCTAAAGAGGCAACAAAGGATGCTCTTCTTGTGGCTTCTTTGATTCCTCCTTTAGGTCTTACATAGCCTAAACTAAATGCTCTGGCTTTCTATGAAGCAGGAGTTCTAGCACTAATAAATCTTTTTCTAGCATCTTCAGCACTCTTATAACCAGAACCAGCACCTCCATGATGCCATAGTCCTTCCCCAGTTTTCTATGAGTCCTTTACAGTATTAACTATATATTCTGCCTATCTCTGAAGTTCAGGGTCTACTCCTTCTTCAACTTTCCCCTTCATTTTATATGACTTCATATGGTTATATCTATCTGTTCCAAATCCCCACTATACAAGCCCTCTTCCCGGACCTCCTTTCAATTGTTTCTTATGGGGGTCTGCACCACTTTCTGGTAGAATAGATGAAAGAATACCTAGAGAAGTATTATATCCTAAATTCTTTTTAAAATAGTTGTGGAGCCAATTAGAGTTTTCCCAATTTACTGGAAATTGCCGAGATAGATTATCCTTCGCCGTTTGAGAAGGACTCTTAATTTTTCCAGCCTATTGATATTTTATGATTCCACCTCTCTCAAATTTCTCATACACTCCTTTAAGTGAGCTAGCATAATTAGTGGCTTCTGCATATTTTCTTTTTCCTCTATTAGAACCCGTAAGTTTTGCTACGAATTTATCTATATCATCATTCTCATCAAAGTCATACAATCTCTTTAAAAACTACAACTTATCCGCTGCGTATTCATCAATAGAATTATATGACCTAAATTTCTATTTAATAGCCTAACCCTTAGCATTTTTATCATTACCAGTCACATAATCGCCTTTCCATTTAGCTCCAGTGGTTAGATTACCAAAATTGAATTTACCTTGTGCAGAACGTCCCCATGCTGACTCTAAAGCATCTTGAGCTATTAGCATCTTTAAGGCATTATCATTTGTTATTCCAGCTCTTCTGTATGCCTAAGTTAAATCAGATACCCATTTATTTCTATCCTTGTAAGGGCTAGTCCATTTTGCTTTAAATCCAGGTACTTGAACCGAAGTTATGGAATAACTAGTTGTTGGTTTTTCCTAGGCGGGCAATGATGGGGTGTTAGTCTCCTTGTCTGTAGGAGTTTGATATGAGGGGAACTACTCAATAATAGGAATAGAAGGAGTAAATCTAGGAGCGTCAACTCTTTTATATGATACTAACAAATCACTCAATTCCATTTATCTTCCCTCCTTTCTATAACGTATTAATTAATCCAGTCCTATCATCAGTATTGAATAATATTTCTTCTACTAATAATCTTCCAGCCTCTATTGCTACTTCGTCTTTCTCCTTCTAGGAATATTCATAGTCTTGATATTTGGAATAAAGCTCTTCTAATCTCTTAGTAACCTCTAGAGTAAATATTATTTCATTTTTTTCAATTTCGGCCTATTGCTCTCCATCATTATCTACCACCGGGATTCCCTTTTTAGTTAGATTATCAGCATTCTCCATGTGGTGCCTATGTGCGTGAAGCGCTCCTTCTGGAATTATATTTTTCTAATTAGTCTCCTCTAGTTCAGATTCCTCCTTAGATAATTCTTCAGACTTTCCTCCCTGCTTATATTCAGTTATAACTGGAGTCCACTCTAACTCTCCTCCACTTTCGAATTGTTCAACAGCTTCTGTAATAACTGGCTGCCAATTATCTAGGTTTATAGCTCCAACTATTTCTCCTCCCTATTTGCGGAAGTTTATTCTTTTAACTCTTTTTAATTTAGCTCCAAATTTAGCCGCTCTCATATATCTCTAATCATAACCTCCATTAAGGTTAAATCCATATTGCATATGATTAAGGTCAGACATATTAGTAGCTATAGAAGATAAGTCTGATGCATCTTTAGCAATATTTGTCATGGTAGATTGCTAAGACTCTGTTCTATCAATGAACCTATTGGCCTGCTTTCTCTTTCCACTACTAAATAATCCATATTTCTTCCCAGCCTTTTCTGAGGCTTCGTTTATGTTTCGAACAGTGCCTCCATAAGAACCTCCTACTTGTTCGATAGTTGCTTTGTTTGCTGAAAAATCTCTAGTCCTCTTACCAAAAAATCCATTAATCATCCCAGCAGGAGTAAGAGATAATAGTTTGCTTCCAAGTACCGCATCAGTTTTTGTCATAGAATCTGTACCCATTCCCGCATATTTTGTTAGTATATCACTAGCTAAACCTCCTGCTTTCATTATTCCTCCAACCAAAGGATTAACAGTCATCACAACATTCGATGCCTAATCAAATAACTAATCACCTGTTTGCTACAATGCTCCATATTTTCCAAAATATCCATCCTTATCTCTTCCTATAATATTTCCAGCAAAATCTGCCACCTATCCAACAGTGCTCCAACCTCCCAATCTCTAGAATGATTGCTACAAAGATGGAGATGTACTTTTAGGTGTAGTAATTCCATTAGTATTCATCTATGCTATTGCTCTAGAAGTGTTTCTATTATTCTATAACTTTAAACTAAATAGGTCTCCCATTTTGGCATTGAAGTCTATGAGATTATTAGTGGGAGCCATTATTTGCTCAGCTTTATTCCTAAATTCAGCACCATAATCTGTGCCTAGTAGATTCTACTAGGTAATACTATTTCCAGGAATGGCTAGCCCATTTGTGGTCATATATGGATTCCCAGAAGGAATGGAAAGCCCAAAACGGGCTTTCGCTATTCTTCTGACTTTATTTATATTCTTATTAAGCATAACTAATTCTATATACAGTATTTAAGAAATCTATAACTGCCAATTCCTCTCCGGAATATCTGATTCTCACCTTTAAGAATTTATCCTTGACATCTATTTCTTTTCTATTCTAAGCCTCTCCAAAATTATATTTGTAAACATTTACATCATCTAACCAGTTAGTTAAGTCTAATGGTTTCCAATCTCCTCCAGAATTGTATCCAGATAAATCGTATAGATTATACAGAGCATTATCTTCCCCCCACTCTGGATGATTTACATCATTTCCTGGGAAATCTATACCACCAGCAGACAATACCTAATCTGGAATTGGAGAATTATAGATAGGTAATGTTGGAAGCATTTGTGAACTATCCTTAGCCTTAGCCCAAGTAGAATTTTGTGGCTATATTAAAGCTCCAGAGAATTTTCTCTAATACTCATTCTTGTAGCATACTAGGATAGGATTAATTGTAACTTTCCATCTGTCTTCTAGATACTGACAGTTAGCAGCAATAATAGACCTAGAATCGTCTTGACTTAAATCATCTAAGCTTACGGCCATTGCATGATTCCATATTCTATATTCCTATCTATTTGGATAGTATACGACCTCTGCCCCTGACAAATGGCGATAATCATGAGATTCTGGATATGTTACGTGAATATAATAATCCTCTATCTCATTAATTGTGTCCTATCTGGTATAATATTTATGAGGGAAGTCTGCAGATTTAGGCTATTGTCTAGGCTAAACCTTTAAGAAGTTTCTATCATAAGAAATATCCGCACCATTGTATTGCCATAATGCCTTCATAGCTTCCTGTCTAAAATACATATTTACCTTGTCCTTTGCAAAATCGTAAGTCTCTCCAATTATTTCATAATGAAAAGACTCAGGTTTGGCCTTATTAGCAACAATCTCCAGATTTGTAAATATCTTATGTATTGAAGGGTCATTAACTACTACACACTCAAACTCAAATGGATGTTGCTTTCCATACCAATATGTAGGATATATATCATCAGCTATGTCAATTAATCCAGCCTGTCCATGCTTCCAAAAATCCGTAGACAAGAATTGTAAATTCCATCTAGGAGCTATACCAACAACAGACTCATAGTAACCACCGTCAACTAGAGATGTACCAGATTGGAATCCAGCTTTCATATTATAGTAATCATCACTTAACTTGGAAGAATTATCCTTATCTATAATAGAAATAGATGCCTTGATATTAAGCATTGTTATTATTTTATCTGGGTTTATCATTTCTTCTCTAGGAAGAGTAGGACGTTTACCAGTTATATCTTTGAATATAGGAAGATCTAAATAAACCTTATTCTTAGATATATCATTGGATGACTCTAGTACCCAGTGCCAATTGAGAGGAATGCCATGTACATAAGGCTGATCAGTTACATAAGTTACTAAAGAAGCTATTTCTCCAACTGTGGTACACTTAAATAAATCTCCTAATGGGTTTCCAGCATCATCATAACCTCTTGAGTTTCCAATTGGAGTAGAAGCATCATATCTTGATATTATGTTATTCATAGTATCAATATCCTTAACCCACTCAATAGGAGTATATTTAGAAGTAAGCTGTAAGGGACTTACCTTATGAATATCATAATCAGCATAAGAATGACCAGCACTATTTCTATAGTATAACTCTGATAGTATCGATGATGAAGTATACAATGCCTAGTAGGTGTAGAACGTATCACCAGCACCATCAGACACCTAAGTAAGCTCCTGACCATCTTTATAGAATACTGGAGTATATTCATCCCCACCTTCCCTAAATTTAAGACAGTAAAGAGGCATAAAGGCCCCAGCGAACATAGCGTCGTCTGGAAGATATATACCACCTACACTATCTCCACAGTTCAATGGTACTATTTCAAACTTTTTATAATTTCCATACTAATCTCTCTATAATGAATATGATACCTAGTAATGTAACTAAGAGTCTGGAAGTATTCTATTGCTTAGAGATAGCACTCCTATATATTTCTTTCTACTCTTATTATCATCAGCAACACTATAATTAGTAGTTACCCACTCCCCCTTTTTATTTATATATGAGACTGGAACTCTAAAATTAGTTACTACTTCTCCGTTTTCATTTTCAAGGTTCTCTATGATAACATTTGATAAAGTGATACCATCAGCAAATGAACTTTCTGTATGACTTGTACCGAGTTTCGCTACCCATTTAGATGTATTTCTATCAAACGAAAATGGCATATTATTTATGTTTTCCATATAGCTAGGAACCCAGCTGTAGAAAGTGATAAATTTCTGAAGTAACTCATTCCAACATAGGTTCCAAACCTTCTCCTCAAATCCATATGTATTATCATAGAAGGTGAATAATACATCTCTCTTGAAAGCATTATATACTGTTTTCACATTTCTAATACCTATTTTGGGAGTGAGTTCTCTTTCTCCTAGGGTAATATTCTTATTCAGAAATTCTTGTACTTTAAAGTCAGAAATGCAAGTAAGAGTATTACCATCAGTGCGCCAAATCTTCTTAGCAACAGTATCAACTCCATAAACATATTGCGCAGAATCTCCAGTCTTTCCTGGGACTTTTAAGATACTTTCAGGCCACTGACTACCAAACATATCAGAAATAATTTTTGGGTTCTCTGGAAGCACGTTAGAGGTGTTTATATAGATATTTCCTCCAGCTCCTTCTCCCGCAACTGCTCTTTCATTGACTGGTATTAGTGCAACCCCATGTTCAAACACACAAAGAAGATTTGATTCAAGAGAAACTAATTTAACTATTTCTCCATACTCACGAGTATAATCCCTATAATGCATTCCCTAGAATACTCTAAATCCATTCTTATAGGCATCATTAACATGAATATCAGAATACATAATTCTAGTTCCGAACCAATTCTTAATATAAGGAACATCTGGAAGCTCAAAGTTCCATCTTTCACTCAGAGATTTAGTGAAACCTTTATTATATACCTAAGATTCTGGATGTTTGTACGTTCCCTCTGTACTCATTGGAAGATATGGATAATATCCTCTAGGATGTCCACACATTGCCGTTTCATCTACATTTGAAGCATCTAATGTGCGAATATTTAAGTTATTAGAAGATCTAACTTTAAATGTTACCCACATTCCTAGCTGAATAGCATTCACGTCTCCAAGGTTTATTTGCTCATATTTTTCAGTATTATTAGGGTCATAATTTTCCTTCCAAGTATTCTCATCTACAATTTCGTCATTGTATGGAGCAGAAGGGTCGTTAAAGTTTCTGTTTACCCTGTGAGTAAATTGACACAAATAACAATCTCCCCTGTAGGCATTAAACTAGTATCCACAACTTCTATCTTCCTATCCGACTATATTACTTGGAGGATTAATTAGATACTTATCAGATTCAGATATATCATATCTCTCTGTTATAGCATTAAATGTAGAAGAGTCTATCATTCTTAAGTAGAAATAACTCTACATATTAGCAGTAGAATATCCTGGAATATAAATGTTAACAGTTTCTGCCGGCTAAAATTTATTATCCTTATCATTAAACGCTAAGTAAGGTCCAAAACTTCCTCTAATTATATCTGTATTTATCTGCTTATTGGAGATAGTTTCGGAATCTTCTGTATCGTTCTTTTTAGAATACTCTGATTTATAATCCTCTGCTATACATTCATATCTCCAAGCCTCTTCAGCTTCTCCGGCCCTACTTCTGAATAGCATATCATCCACTCCAACACATTTAGTATTATCTGGAACTGGGATGATTTTTACTAAGTAGCTAGTATTAACATTTCTATCATAGTAAGATGGTACATAGAAATGTCTATCACTATTTGTAAAGTAATTATATGAGTGCCCATTCAAGCAGTTTATATTCTAGGAATTAGCTAATTCTACAAGGTGTTCATTTCCTGTGAATATCTAATTATATCTAGCCTAATCAACTTCATAATCTGGGCACAATATTCCAGCAACTATATTGCTATCAGAATCCTTTGGAATAAACCTACTTCTAAAATCCTAAGTAAGTTTTCTGGAACTTTCTGTTTCAACAATTTTATATCCAGAAGGCGCCTGAGTTGCTCTACCGTTTAAGGTTTTCTTAGCAAATATAGATGCAATACCATATCTTAACTCCTAAATACCTCCTGCAGTTGCTACCGATAAACCAGCCGCAGCTCCTACTGCTCCCGCTCCAACAGCTAATGTTCCAATTGTTCCAAGTCCTGCACTTAATCCTACAGTACCAGCTATAGTTCCTGCAATAGTTCCAAGAGTAGTAGCTCCAGCAGTTACTGCACCAGCCATAGTTGCTCCCGCTACAACAGCGGCCGCAGCACCAGCCGTGAATACCGTAGCTGCTGCTAGAGCAACAACTCCAACACCTATAGCTACAGCTTTTAAAATCTTTCCAAATAAAGATGAAGATTTCTTTTTAAACTCAAATGAATACCTATTCAGAAAACCCTCTGATATAAAGTTAACATCATTAATATCACTAGTTGTGACATGGGTCATACTAAGAGATTCAGATAGTTCTGATAAAAATCCGTCAGCTGTAGGAATTGTAGGAGTTCTAGACTCTTTATCTATTCCAATAGTGATTCCCTATGCTAAAATAGTAGGTATTCTAGTTTGTCTTACAAAGAAATAACCTTTTACATACTTCTTTAATTCCTACATTGTAGCATCATCGACTCTAATATCAACAGAGTATATAGTATTTGTATCTTTAGATGGAGAAAAAGAAACAACTCCCTTTATATTCTCATAAGAGTCGGCGCCATCATAGCCGAGAAGAGTATATGTTTCCTCATTGTAGTTTACATAATTTCTCTCATCTGTGATACCATTATTTACATATACTGGTATATTCGTATACTAGTTGTCTATATATTGAGGGTTAGATTCAGCTAAGGCAATCTGTTCTTCAGTACCAGAACTTCCAAACTCCTTGATATTATAGCCTCCTCTAATATTAAAGACAGGAGAAAGTTCACCATTTGGTAATATGTAAACTATTCCGAATCTATATATCTCTTTTCCCCAATACCCAGTCTTGTTATATATAAACAATGGGTCTAAGTATCCCTTGTTAGAAGTGGATACATTATAATCCTAGTCTATATCTACGGTATATGTTTCCTATTTAAGATATGGAAGAAATCTTAGAGATAGGTCTGCTAACTCATTATATGGTATATCAGGTTTATGAACATTAGCTAGAAACAGCATATTTTGACAAGTTGCAGAAGTAACTACACTGTCTACAGTATTATAGCTAAGATTTATATCAGACGAAGATAATTCTATCGTGTCCTCAAAGCCAGTAATTATTATATTACATATCTCAGCATTATTTACTAAGAATTTCTTATCTATCTTGGCATACTGTGTTTGGAAGTTTTCCCCTGCTTCTGCAGTACTTCTAGAATAATAAACATAGACATAATCATATGATGAGTCTATATTTGTCATCTAAAAACTCACCTATTTAAAGCTGTTTTCATTTTTCTAACCTGTTTGAACGGCATAGTAGTCATCAAATCCTATAAATATACTAACTAAGCTAGATTCTCCAACAAAATCCGTTTCATTCCCATCAGCATCAGATAACTTAAAATAGAAGTGATAATTTCCAACTTTTAAGTTACCTCCAGAATGTACTCCCCTAAATTCTATCTTAGGTATTTTTACTACTCTCTTATACAGAGAAGTATCTATATCAAACTAATCTCCCTAATCATATATATTGGTATCATTGTTCCCTTTTCTGTCAACAATCTCGTAGGTATTTCTACCAGTAGCACTGAATCTACTATTAATAAGTCTTGGTATGTTTATTCCATCATTTATTATCAGATTTACCGACCCATCATAACTATGCTAAGGAATTATGTGAACAGGATGTTCGAGAGAAAAGTTTAGTTCATCGGTAATGAAGTCTACCAATTCTCCTGATTCTCTTAGATAGGGGTCTGTCTCTGTAGATGGAACATTGTACCAAGCATTATTAATATCCGAATCTATTAATGCCTATTCCAAATTTATTCTGTCTGCATTATGTCCATCAGAATAGGCTTCTTCTATCCATTTTCCAAACTCAGACGGACTAGAAACAGTAGTTACTGTTTCTCCGTCCGGGTTCCATGTGTAGCTATAACTATTTAAATCTCCTATCTTATAGTTATAGACGTTATTTTTCTTATAACGGTGAGCTGTACAATTAATACTTATTCCGAATATAGACCATAAATCCCCAAGAGAATAGAGCTATTCCTTATATTCATACATATTCTATGTAATCCTATAATTCCTGAACGGATTATATTCATATACTAGGTTTCCTTTCGTTGGAAGCATTTTAGTTTGCACATCTAAGCTAATATTCCCGTCAAATAATTTAATCCAATCAATCATAATATTTTAATCCAGAATAAAATCCTGTAAGGTATCTAGATGAGTCTCCTCTATGGCTATTCGTAGTTTTTATATTATATGTAGAAGTAGAAGCCGTCGGAATCTAAGAGAGAGCTAATTCATTATTCACTATGGTCAATAATCTCTTGGTTTTACTTATACCAAATGTATTAGGATTTCTAGCAAAAGAGGTTTGTATAGATTCTCCATCTATCACATTATAGTCCTCAACCTTTCTTAGTGAATATGCTGTAGTAACATTAGCAAACGATTTTGAATAAGGGTTATAATAATATATAGCCCCCTCGGTGAATGACTAAGTTGTAAATCTAGGTATATCAGAGTAAATTGAAGTTACTATTATTCTATTCTAATTAGTAACAGTATCAGTTACTGGAGTTACATATGGGATTTTAATCTCTAAAGGACTAGTTCTTAAACATCCGTGCAACTCCAACCTAACATTGTTTTCCTATTTTAAATCATCCTAAATTCTAGAGTTTAGTCTAGAATTTTTAATAACCTAGTCTAGATATTCATAATATTTCCATCCTCTAAATACTAACAAAGAATTATTGTCCACTGACTCTTTAGGCTATAGTTCCACAACCACATCTCTTCCATATATAGAATAATTACTATCTAGATATACATAGTTATATGGATAGTATTGCTATGATACCTCAGTATCCATACTTAAATAGAATAACTGTGTCAAATATCCAAGTACTATAGGATTAAAGTAAGTAAGAGAGTTTCCACTCTACATATGGTCTCCAGGCTCAATAACTCCATCTGTGGATATTCCGCATAAAGTTCCTCCTAGCTATTTGCTTCCCCCAAAGTTTGTGTTATCTTCTATCAAGGAATTGGCTGATATTACCACACCATTCTTAGACGCTTCACATGGTGTGCTATTGTGTGTACCTCTATTATAAGCAAACCCCATCGGGAACATAAATTTAAAGTTCTATAACAGAGCATCAGTCGCAAAGTCCAATCCTCTATGTAGATCCTAGTCTCCATCACTATCTATAACTGTATTGTGTTGAGATATAGTAGAAACCTGATTTCCACTCATATTAGCTATTGATGAGTTATAAGCAGAATCCTCTTTTCTCTCATCTGTAGCAGAACAGAAATACATCTTTATGTATTGTATTTTATTACTAGAATTTATTCCCATAGAATATGTTTTCAAATCATTTACATTAGAAACAAATGCTTTTAATATTTTTAATGGGGAGTTATCCATTTGATTATAATAATAATACTTGCTATAATGAATACCTCTTAACGTAAGAGAATAACTCTTACTTTCTATTATTCTAGAGTTAGACTCATCGTAGTATACATTACTAAGAGGGGTTTCATATACTGTAAAATTACTAGTAGAGGTTTCTTCCTGTTTTTGAGAATCTATATATACAAGCTCAGAGCCATTATCGGAATTTCCCTTTTTCTCACTAACTAAGTTGGCAGAAAGATGGAAGTTATTAGTATAATTCTAATAAGCGTCAGCAGAATTATACATTTCTTCACCAGCCCCAGTTACAGATGAATCTACTAACTTATTTAACGTATCAGAGGTAGAAGCATCAACTTCTCCAGTAAGATTTTCTGCTAAGGTTGGATATATTCCAGAAAATATAGTCGTATCTTTTTCTGTGAATTTAATTTCTGGCTATTCTGGATAATTCTAGATATATTCGTTAGCTAAGAATATTCTTGTGTTTATATTCTCTAACTAACTTTCTTCCAAATTGAACGTATTATAATCTTTCTATAATCCAGCCCTTACTGCCATCCTAAGATTATCATCCTAGGTATGATCCTGATTAATAAATTGAACCGTTGCAGATAAAGACCTATATGCATTTTGACTAGTTATAGAACTTGAGAAATCGTCACTAGCAAAATAATCCTACTATTTAACTTCCCATTTACTTTTTACGGTTTCAAAAACTGCCTAACAGTCTAAATTTAAATTGAATTGTAATCCCCTAAAATCCTATGTAGAATAATAGTAATCATTGAACATAGTATTAGTCCAGTACCATCTATAATCTTCTATATATGATGTTTCATCCTCAATATACTCATCCAGTACTCCTATACTACAGTATTTGACTATAATCTTAACTAAATATAAGCAATTACTATAAATTGTTCCGGCATCGTTAAGATAGTACTCCATACCATCCTACATATCGTCTATTGATATAACTTTTCCATTAGAATCCAAATATGTATTAGATATAGTAGCAGAATCCTTAGAAACTCTTTCACCCTTATGGTAAAAAGTTTCATTTTTTTCATTTTTACTATTTAACTTGTAGTTTGTTCCAGAAGTATTTAATGTGAAATACTCTGTAAATTTCCCGTTATATGAAATTTTTCCAGAATTGTGATAAGCAGCAGCCAATCCCTGATTATCGTAAAATAGAAATACTACTTCCGATATTCCTTTATTTGGTTCAGTATATGCTTCTAAACCCCAAGTCAAAGTACTAGTATTCTCATAGTTATAATATCTCCAAGAATTTAACTCTATACTCTTCGTACCTATTTTCTTAAAGTCTATGTAACCATCCTGAGAGAACTCTCTTAAAAGACCATATGGCATAGATGGGGTAAGCTCATAGTAATAAATAAGATTGTTGATGTTTAGATTTTTCCACTCCTCAACATTATCTTCGACTACTTTCTATTTTATAGGAATAAGAAAATCAGCAAAGTGCTTAACTATAGGATAGTTAAAAGTATTATTAATTATATCATCAGACATCTCCTTTGGAGAAATAGCTTTTAGTTCGTTTTCATAATTAGTATAGTATGTTACTTTTCCATCCTTAGATATAGAACTAGAAGAACAATTGAAATAGTATTTTCCTTCATCTGGAGTACCTTCTGTATTCCTGGAGAGATTTGCTTTTATTAATTCCACATTTGATAAGCCAAGTTCCTATTTTACCTAATCCAACCTAGCTTTAGATTGTGCGTCATACGAACCAGAATTTATAAAATTTTCAAATGTTCCCCTGTATGTTTCAGGATTGTACACTCTAGAAATGGTTCTGTAATTATAATCAATATTAGGATAAGCTACTGGTATACTCGGTCCATCAACCCAATTTTTATTTTTTCCACCTAATACCCATCCATCTCTATCTTCATCTTTTTCCCATATCTGATACTTTCCTGCGTGAGTATCATCTTCCCCGGTCCACTTAGATTGTGTCAGAACAACTGCATTTGGATTTATGTTATTATCGTCTGTATTCCAACTAAAATTCCAATATATGGAATACTTATTTAGCTAATAATCAGAATTGTCGTCCATCTCCTTGGTGTAGGCGCTCCACGTACAACTAAATCCTGTTATCTTCTCCAATTCAACCAGCAAAGCTAATTTACCAGACACTTTAGAAGAAAATATAGAATATGCAGAACTAACCATAGTTCTATAACTGTCTAAGTCCGGTTTGTCTACTATTTTTTTAGAGTTCTATATATAGAAATCGTTTTCTTTATACCACTTAGTAGAAGAGTCTAAATAAGTGATTTTTCCAGACTCTTCAATACTCACCACATGAATCTTAACTAATTTTGGAAATCTTTCATGCTAGTGTGAGGTGTTTCCATAATCAGATAAATATTCATGATTTCCGGCACTATCTAGTTCTGCTGAATATATAATGTACTTATCTCCAGAAGTCATATCTTTTGTTCCATATAATATCTTCTTTACTGACGAGGCTACTATTTCACCATTTGGTCCGCTCCCATCACTTCCCTGGAAATCGGTCCATTTTAATGATTGTCCAAGTCCTCCAACTTCATCACTACTTATATTTCTCTCTGGACTTGGGAAACATCCTATCTGCGACTTATTAATGATTGGATTATACGATACTATATAAATAATATCTCCAAATTCACAAGTCCCGACTGGAACATACCCATCTGGTAGGTATGCTGTTTCTACTCTACCATTTCCCATGTCATTCTATAATGACATTTCATTTCCATTAAATGTTAATAGAGTAGCATTAAGTGCTGACGTAAGAGTTGTAGCCTAGGTGTTATCAGGAGCAAAATCCATCACTAATCCTTCTGCGAAAGTGTTTTTCGCACTCATAACTGTATTAGCCATTCTTTCTCTTATTTTTGTTATATTTCCTTAAATTATCTGAAATAAATTGATAATTATAATTAGACAGTAATATATCCTGAAATTTTAGGGGTTCTCTAACTAGAATAAGTTCTGCTTTATCAGTAGTTAACTCTTTTTTATATAAGCTAATACCTAAGTCGGCTGGCATCTGTAATCTAAATATCGCCACTCTATTACTTTCTGATATATTACACTCATCATATATTTTGTAGAGGATGATCTTAGAAAAGGTAAATCTTTTCCTAGGTCGTCCTCTTTTATTTTTCTAACCTAAATATTCATTATACTAATTCTATGTTAATGCGAAATAGTAATAACCATCCCAAGGAACTCTTTTACGTTTGTACATTATTCGTAATTTAATTCTCATTTTCTTCTTATAATATTCGAAGTACTTTAAGGAATCATTCATTAGCTATCCACAGTAAAACCAGAATCCGTTTCTATTAATTAGAGTGTCTCCTCCATAACTATTATGTAAGTATAATGATTTCCATCCGTATTGCAAAATTCTTTTAATATCCTACCTAGGAATATTCGGATACTCTTCACAAATTTGGTCATAGTAATCCTATATAGTTTTTTGTACCATAATAATTAATACTATTTACCCATATTAGTGTTATCTATAATTCTCTACTTATCCTTTCCAGAAAGATAGATAGGTTTCTCCCTAGGGAGTCTTTTTTCACTCTACATCTCTAGAGTTAACTAGTAACCACTAAAATTGGACATAATAAAATCTACATCATTCCATTTTCCATTCTTAAATGCCTTTTTAAACTTTTTACCTTCTGTTCTTTTCATATATAAATATGCCTAGGTTCTCCCCATTCCAGGCAATTTAAAATGAACATTATTATCTATAATATCGTCAACTACCATCTATACGCTTCTTGCAAAGATAGAAGCAGCTAAATCTCTTTTACTTCCATCAGAATATGTCTCTTTGCACTATTCTGTTGTCATTTTTAGTTTTTCTACTGGAAAATTCATAAAGGTATCATGCAGAGAAAAAGCATGACCCATTGCATAATTCTTATCACTCATAATCATAAACAAAAATAGGGAGACAAATTGCCTCCCTACATATTTTACATAGTTGGTTTATAGCTCTTATTGTAGAATTTACGTCCCCAAGAAGCCTATACATTTAGTATTTTATCCATTTCTTCTTGTGATACATATTCTGGAACTCTAGCAGCCTAGCAATGTAGGAGCCACTATCTTTTTAATTCCTAAGCCATTTTCAACACATTCTAGTTGTTAGTACGTATTGCTTCCTTGTATTTATAAGTATAGGCAATATATTCTGCTATTGCTATAGCTTCCTTATCGTTTATCTCTGGAAGACCTTCTTCATCAAGTAATATTCCATGATAGAGAATATTTATTCTTCCGAGTCCTTTATTTACATAAAGCGTATCTCCCACTCTTTTATATTTAACGAATTTTCCGCTAACATAAAAAGGATCTAGGAAAGCTTTTCTACTTTCTATATAGTTTTCAGTATACAAAGACTGTATATCTCCAAACTCTTTTGTATTACTTGTATATCCCCAATCCTCAGGACCACAATAAGTTACTGCTTCTATAATGTCAACATTACAAGGCAGCTAAACTGACCCATCCTAACAATTTATATCTAATGATGCCCTATATAATCTAGTATTTTTGTTTCCAATAAAATTATATGCCACTAGACCGATTTCTTCTAGGTCATCGTCATCTCCTTCAATATCGTATAGCGTTTGAGCTAAACTTATAGCATAATGAAAATTATTCCGTCCCATGTTATCCTCCTGTTACATATTGCTAATCGTTTGGAAGAGGTTGTGCAGCCACCTATCTATAGTAGTATAGTTTTTCTTTAGTTAATTTCTCCTTAACTAACTAATCAATAAAACTGGTGTTTACATCTGGGCCATTAAGCTCGTCAGTATTACAGCAACTGTACTATTTAAGCTATCTAGGATCTTTGAAGACAGCAACTACAGAAACTTGTTGCAAAAATGGGGCATTAAATAAGAAGCAGTCTAACATTCCATTTGCGTTTGGAGCAAAATCAATCCAAACATATGGTTTCTTCTAACTTCTTTTTCTATATTTTCTATTATTAAATTCTGATAATGATGTTACTATTGTGAACTTATTTTGCCTATCAGTAGAACCTATGTATTCGATAGCTTGCTTTCCGTATTGCGAAATAACCTGCGGAATTTCAAAATGAGCTGTTACAGTATCATCTGCACTTCTCATTCCACATCTACACCTTTCAAGAGATTCACAATCTACATCTATACAGTTAATTGCTATCAATAGGTCTTTGATAGGGAATATTCCTCTAAGGAAATACTAATGTAATATAGATAATCTACAGGCAACTATTTCATCCTCCAGCTAATCCATATTCATAGATAAGTTCTAATGATAACCTCTTAGTCCAGATACAACATCATTACGAATTTGGGATGCAAGTTTCTCTATATACATTATTCTTCTGTTTTATCAGGATTAGTCATTATCCTATGTTTGCAAGTAAAGTTATAACATCTAATACCCTTCAAATAAGTAACCTTAGATTTCAGAGTAGCGATTTCATTACATTTTGCAGATATAGCCTGAGATTTCTCTAGCATGATTCTATCCATCTATTCTCTCAATTCTGAAATTTGTTTTCTAAAATCACCTTCAAGTTCATGATAATCTTTTATGTACTTATCGCACGTTTTCTATAAATAATCATACTGGTCTTGTTTGAGGTCTGTCTTCTTTTGTTCGACATCAACCATTGAAGATTCTGCTTCAGCTTCTACCTATTTCTTCCTGCTTTTAAATGTGCAAATATAGGTGATAACTGCGCCAATACCACCACTGCCTATTACTGCTAAGGCCCATTCTAAAATAGACTGTTCCATACCTTAAAAAGAAAGGCGGAACAGGGTAGTCCCGCCTTTAGTTTATTTAAGCACCTAATTCGTCTTCTTCTTCGTCATCATCAGAAGCGGCATCAACATCAACTACAGTACCTATTGTACCAAGTGCAGTTTCCCAAGCTGAAATCAAATCAGAATCATTTTTAACCCAGAATACATGAACAGTATGAGAAGTCATTCTTTGTCCAACTGCGTGAAGACCATCATTTGTAGCTGGTGCTTCATATTCTACAATATATTGATTGTAAATAGCTCCAACAATAGGAGTTTCTACCTGACGGATGTGAGTCCATTGATAGTTTGCAGCAGTAGGCAATCTTAAATCTTTAATGATTTGAGAATATGTACCAAAGCTATTCTTACCTCTTTCATCCAACTTGATGTCTGTAGCAGCAGTTTTAGTTGGGTCTAATTCTGCAACTTTATCTGCATAATCATCATAAGCATCAAATGTGCTAATTTCGATTTTGCGGAATCTCTGATATTCAGTAGCTCCTTCTAGGATTAATTTACTACCAGTTACAGATACGTTAATCAAATCTTTATCACATAGGAATACGTGATTTTTCTTAAGCATATCTGCTACGTTTTTAGCAATAGTAGCAGCTTCATCGGCTTCTTTTACAGTAAACTCAATCCAGAATGGCATACCTTTCTGAACCCAGGGAGTTGAATAAATATAAGGTTCTGCACCTTCAACACCCAAATAAATATCGAGTCTGCAATATGTTTTTGCTCCACCTGTTTTTAAAGCAGCTAAAAGAGCACTATCAGCAAAATCAATAGTAGCTTTGCACATTACAGCATTATATCCTGCTCTCTTTCTAATTGCTTTTACACAATTCTTTACAAATACAAAGTCTCTTTTAATCTTTAGAGCATCAACTTCTACACCGTCGATGTTTGTTTTACCACTCTTGAAAAGGTAAGTATTGTCACTACCTTTTCCATTTAGTTTACTTGAATCTGGATCCAGATTCGAGTTAATAATCGTCTAAGTTTGGAAATTTAAACCTGTTGCCATAATCAATTAATTTTAATTAGCCTTGTTGAGGGGCTGGTTGCTATTGCCCAGTTGGTCTAGCAATAGATTGAGTCATCTGAATATTATTGCCTAGTCTAGGATCATTTACACGTTCCATTACTAAGTGTACCAACTCGTTTATAATCTCTTGGTTTACATAATCTGGGAACTCCATGATTTGAGAAGTATCTTCCGTTAAATCTATCTATTCTTGAGTTAGACGAATAAACTATGGACACTTAACATAATCAATCTGCACTTCTACTAATTGGAACAAACTATCATCTTTGCCATATCTAATCTCACAGCGAACATTAGAAGTATTTCCAGCTCTAAGAGCAATTGGTTTTTCTACAAGAGATACCTATTGTTCTTTTTCTCCTATCTTCAATTTGAATGTTCTTTGGAAGTTAGAGTTTTGAGTTTCTACATTTGTACCACCAGCAGTTCCTGCATCAATATCATTATCCTCCCATTCTCCTCCAGAAGCAGAAGTAACCTGATAAATTCCATTCATATCAATACCAACTTCTTCAAGACCTGTTCCAGTAGTAACTTTAGTACGAGGGTCAGTAGGTAATACCTATTGTTGATTTAGATTATGAATATAATAGTACGGACGCATAGGCGAAGGTCTATTATAGATATCAGTAATGATTTGACTCCAAGAATCAGCAGTTAATCTCGTTGCGGGAATTTCAATGTATGAGCCTGCGTCCCAGCAATCTTTTTGTTTAGCAACATAATAAATGCAAACACAATTCAACATATGCAAGTAATCAATAGGCATATATACTTCATAAGTAGCTCCATGCAGAGATTGGATTGAGCGATGTGCTTTACTTAAATAAGAAGAAGCCTAACCAGTATATCCTCCTTCTGGAGAATCTTGATTTCCAGTAACTGCTTCAGTGTTTTGAATGGCACTGTCTTTTTTAGCTCCAGCCGCTCTACCTGCAAGTTCTACCTTGTGAGGAGTCAAGAAAGTTGTAGCTTTCAAGACTCTCAGGTCATCAGTAGTTTGCTAGTTAATATCGTATACATTGTATACTTTATTAATGTACTAGTTTATAGCCTTATTGAATAAGTAATTAAACTCATAAAGCTTTAGTGAAGGTGCTTGAATTTTACTAAGTTCTATTAGCGTAGCTTCAAAAACCTGTCTTGCGGTCATTTCGCATTATATTAAAATATTGATAATTAATCTTCAAACATATCAGGATATGTGTCTTTTCTAATTAAGGCTAAGGTTTTGGCGTTTCTAGATAACTTCATCCATTCTACAACTGCATTATCTGTAGCTCCTAGTGCTACTTTACCATCTTCTCCATAAACAAAGAGCCCATCCTTTTTAAGAATAACTCCCTTTTCACGAGCTTCTATAAACAGCATACGAAGTTGAATATCTCCTCCAGTGTAGCAATTAATAATTTTCTCTGGAGTTTTCTCAGCTATAGACAATAGATAGTCTTCAACATCAGCATTTGGCTGATTTTTCATATCTCTACCTAATACCTTAGCAACGAGCAATCTTCCTTCATATCCACGCTCATCATTCATGATATAATTAGAAGCCTCTACAATGAGTTTACGTCTAGTAACTCTACGTTGAGCTTCAAATCCAGGTCTATCTACATAAAGCTCTGCAGTTCCATATCTAGGTTTTTTAGACCGCGGGTCTACAGTTCCATCAATTAGATAGTCTCCTTTATCATTCTTTGCAAATCTGTCTGGAGCGATGAGGTCACAATTTTTAATTGCTTCCCAAACAGCGTTCTCATAGACATCATCCAAATTAAAAGTTTTACCATCCTCTATTACAAACAACTCTGTCTCTGGAATATAAGCAGCTAATCCTTTTGACTCTTTTTCAATTTCTTCCGGTGTTAAAATAATATCTCCTTGAGAGTTAACCCTTTTAACACAATCTGCATATCTACCACGAGAATCTTTCTAGGGTTGAATATAATATTTCTGTCCTACTTTACCAAACACACTTCTTAATACAACGATGTTACTCTTTAAATCACCGTCTTGTACTTCATTAACCTTTTTTGCCATAATTCATTTTCATATTTTAAAGAACTAGGTAGGGAAGCACCTCGTTCCCTACCTTATCTAATTTTTGTTTAATCTTATCTTATTTTAGATTTGTTATTTTCAGATAGCCCTTATAAGGTTTTTTATATTTAACAGCACTTCTCATACTAGATTCTTTTAAATTTTCATCTGGAAATAATTTTATAAAATCAGTTATACTAATATTCCACTCTTCTCCAGTTTTCATATTTATTATATGCCTAAGCTTTTGTCGAGCTTTTGATATTTTCTCTCTAGTATCCTTACCATACGTCTTTCCTCTATGATAATCTCCGATTTTCTTTCTAGTTTCCTCAGAAACAATCCTACCTTTAAGTTTTGAAGATATTTCTTTTTTAGCTTTTTCTGAATGGTGCTTTCCAAACATTCCATTACGTTCTCCAAATAATTTCCTTTTCTCTATCCATTCTGGAGCTTGTTTAACCCCAGTCATGTCTGGAGTATAGTCAAAATATTTGTTTATACATAAAGGATTATCTGATACAGATTTTAGTAATTTAACTTCTCCACCATTTGCTAATTTTCTAGTAGGGAAAACTTCTAGTATTTCCTTTTTAAGTTTATCTTTATGCTCCTTAATATAAATTTTGTTCCATATAGAACTTGAACCCATATAAGAATCTTCTTCTATACTACATTTACAACTTCTTACTCCGATGTAAAATTCTCCAGTACTAACATTAGTAATTTTATAATTATAATGATACATATTTATAAATTTTTAGTCCATTCAATAATAAATTTTACAACGAAGAATACAAAAAATTTACATCGGAATATAAAGTTATTTTTAAAATTTATCTCTAACTCAAGTATGTTATATTACTCCTTGCAGCGTAATATAAAACTTCTATAGGGGTTGAACACTGCGATACCAGCGTATCCGTGAATAGTCATCATACCTCCAGCAACAGGAGTAGAAACTACACCGCTGTCACCACCTGAACGTCCACCTACACCAAGTACTTCGTTAAAGATGTAGTCTTTTCCTTTCAGAGAGTACATAGCTACAGGAGGTTGAGTAGAAGTCTTACCAGTTGTAAGGTCAATACATAGAGCGTATGGTTCTAAGAACTCTCTACTTAATGTTCTATCAACTTTAAATGATACAACATTTCCGCCCCATTCATAAGCATCAAATGTAGCACCTACTTTGATGTATTTTCCTTCTCCGCCTCTAGACCACAAGTAAGCTCCATCAGTCTTACGAGTTGCTAGATAATCTCCAAGAACTCTCTGTACAATTCCCCACATTCTTTCGTTTACCATGAATACAAAGTGGTTGCCAGTAGGCTTCTCAGCTTTTTCAACCATCGTAGAAATGATAGTGTGGAATGTATTAATAGTTACTCTATTAGCAGCATATTTAGAAGCAAATCTTTCGATTTGAGGAATCATACCGTCACCAATAGGAATTGGACGTCCAGTACCTCTATCAGAAATAGTAGCTTTACCATCTACCCCAATATTTCCTTTAGCTAATAGAATCATATTTTCACGAGCATATAAGAAGTTTTCAATTAGATTCTTCTTCATAGGCTCAAGTTTATAAATCTTTTCAGTTAGGCATCCTTGATTTTCTCCTTTACCAACCTTAATGAAAGTATCTTCCATCAATGCATATTTAGAAGAGTAGCTATCGTCAACACGAATAGTTGTCATATAGTTTCTCATCTTTTCAACATTAGATTGATACTTAACGAAGCCAGTATCATGCAATTCTGGTTTAGCATTACCAATGAAACGAGTTGTATCACCTACCTAACATCCATCTTTATCTAGGATTGATGAATAGTCATCGTCGATGAGTCTTACCATTACAGACCACATATTGTCAGCCTTTCTAGTAGGACGAGATACAACGAAGCATTGCTGCCCAGTTTTTTCAATTTTGAAAATTTCGTGTAATTGATAATAGTTTTCAGGGAAAATCATTTCAATTTCAGAGCCATCAGCTCCATCTTCAACAGGCACTGCTGCGAAGGGGATTCTCTTAATGTAATTAGTTTCTACTTCCCATTCAAAATAAGTAGAATCAATATTCTGAAATCCAGTTGCTTTCTTGGTATCTCCATAGAAAATATTTCTTAGAGCTTCTGTCAAGAAAGTTGCAGTTAATTCTGGATAAAGACGAGATACAACGCCTAAACGGTGAGGTCTTTCTCCTAAGAATTTACTAAAATCTTCATAAGTTCTAGTGTCACCCATCGTAGGGCGATTAGTTACAAAACTCGCTACAAGCATAATTATTCTTTTTAAATGTTAATAAATCTTAATACCAATCTTCATCATCTATAAACACATCGTCTGTGGTTTTCTTTTGTGAAGCGGGTTTGTTGAACACCAATTTAGGCTTAGGTTTTCCCTATAAATCCACCTTGGCTTGCTCATAACCTCTTCTATAGTTATCCTGAATCTGTTTGTTTAATTCTTCTACTATTTTATCCTCATTAAGAATCCAAAATGCGGCCTTAGTAAACAAAGCTGGATCATTCATAGCCCTACCAAACGCACTTAATCCCTAATCATCTATGTCTAGCATAAACGAGGATAAATCTTCTATATCATCGTCAGATAGTTGCAAAGGTTGTCCCGCAAAAGAATTTAGGTCTTTAATTTGACCTTTGATTGAGTCAGCAAATTTATTATATGCAGCCTCTTCTCTAGCAGCTTTCTCATTAGCTATCTGAGCTTCTTCATCTTCCTGAAGTCTTATATATTCTTTACGAAGACCTTCTACTGTTTTCTTGAATAAACCTTCATTTTGTTTAGCTAATTCAAGTGCTTGATTGATTTCCTCGTCAGAAATATCGGACCCAATTTTATGTAATAAATCCAACGCATAAACCTCATCGTCAGAAAGATCATCGACTCTATATCGTTTAGTTGGTTCAACTTCTGGCTGTAAAGACTAGATGTACTCCTCTGGAGTCATTCCACTCTCTCTAATTGTGTTAATAAGCTACAATTCAGATTCATCGAAGTCCTACTGTTCTGGTTCTTGGTCAATCAAGATATTAATCTATTCTTCTCTGCTTAATGAGTCCCAAGCTCTTTCTACAATAGCACCAGTTTCATCTTCGAATTTAATTTTTCCTGGGTCAGTAATACCTTTAAGACGTAGTACTTCAGTTGTTAAATCTTCATCTTGCTATCCAGAAGGTGTTCCGCCATTAGAAGGCTGGTTGCCATCACCATCTCCTGGTTTTGTTTGTTCAAAGGAATCACCTCCAAACTCGTCGTCGTCAAAAATCACTTCATCAAAATTTTCCATATACATAATCATTTTTTAGTTAATCATACAATATATATGTATTGATTAGGTAGACAGCAATTAAAACATAATTAAATGTTAAACTTCTGTAATAAAAAATTATAATTTCATAATAAATACTAGAGAATAAGAACGAGGTTCTATTTTTAGAGGTTTATTTGGCCATTCGGAATCTTCTAAAGTCTCTTCCTTACTTGTAGCAGAAGATAAAGAAACTCCTTCTTCAACATCTAAAGAAATAGAATGGGTATGACTTCCTCCAGTAGCTTTTCCTCCCTAGGTCCTTATATTTGACACACCATCAACAGTTCCAGTTTCTGAAGTTACCCCTTCTCCGGTTACAGATGTGACAAATGTTTTCTAGACAGATCCTATTCCCCAGTTATAATCTGAATAGTTTAAAGATACTGTTAAGTCTCCAGAACTTCCTGTGGTTCCTGATAGGTTTCCTTCTAGATTATGTGTATGAGGTTTGTGGGGATGGCTATGTTTTGGAAGATGTTCCTAAGTAATTATTAACTCATTGTTCTCATTCAACTCAGATTCATTGTCTCCTATCTAATCTATTGCAGACACAGCTTTAATAAATTTTCCTACTAGGTTAGGAGTTCCATTATTTCCATCACATACGGCCCACCCTTCTGGAATTTCTGATTGCCCGTTATACATAGCAATAGTTCCACTTGGAACTGCTAATTTAATTAGTTCTTTAATCCATTCAACATTCGGAACTGCTTTATTATATTTTTCGTCCTAAAAATCTTCTGGGATTTCAACGGATTCATCATATTTAGGATAATCGCATCTCTTTTTAAAAACTGAATCGTATAATTTTGAATTTAGTCCTATAAAATTATCAGAATATATTCCAACCTGCACCTCTTCCTATTCTTCTGGACATTTCTTTAATTCTTCAAATTCTTGCTCATTTATTACTCCTATTCTGGTATGAACAGTGTCATCAGGTTTTTCTTCTAAAGTTTCCTCATCGATAATAGTTTTTGACCTATCTAAGACGTCTATAGTATTTTGTGATATTTTTATTAGTTGAGTAGTTGAAATATAAATTAAGGAATCTACACAATTAGATAAAACTAATGATCTAATAGATTCTTCAACTGATACTGTAATTTCCTATTGTTCTATATTGATTACATCTACTTCTATCAACTATCTTTTTCCTCGTGCTTGAGAATCATCAATATTGTCTGGACCAGAGATAAGAGTATAATCTCCTAAAAATATACTCTATACTCCAGGCAACTAAAGAGTAGCGCTACTACTTCCTGCTGGAATAGTTATTTCTGCATTCCCATCAACATCATCTGCTATGTAGGAAATAGATAGTTTTATATCCTAAGAGGCTACAACATCTCCTATACTAGCTAATATGGTAACTCCAGATTCATCCTAATTATAGTCTATCTCAACCTAAATATTCAGAGATATTATAATATATGCTTTTTCTCCATCCGAGAATTTGTTAGGATATCTTAAAGTGAATGTAATGTTTTCTCCATCTTCATACGCTGACTGTATCACATTTCCATGGGTACTGTATATTATGGTATCATCTAAATAGCCAGAAGAGGACCCAAAGATAGTCTGGTCCATATCCCTCCATACTATAGAATCTACTTCAAGAACAGATTTTCCATCCTTAACATACAACCTATATCCATTAGAAGGGGTGGCATTATATGATTGTATGTAAGTCCCATTCTACATAGCTATATTAAGATAAGATCTAAACTATGTATCTAATATGAGTGCTAGCTATTCGTTTATCTCAAACTGTAGGGTTGGGCTAGCTATAGTCATATTAGAACCTTCTTTATATATCTTTAAGTCTTTAACAGTAATTTCGTCAAAGTAAGTATTTTTATCATTCTCCGAAGTACCCTGAGATGCTATGTATTCGGATAACTACCCATCTTTAGCTATGTATAATTTATTTTCTCCAACTATGAATATAAGTCCAGCTTTCACACCTGCTTCCTAAGCATCCTCCAAAGTTTCATAATATAATCCAGCGTTTACTAAGGCTGTATATTTTTGGTCAGCAGTTACTTCTTTTTGTTCTGTTAGGAATGATACATAGGTAGTTCCGACTTCCCCAGCTATATTAACCTTAGTTCCGTCGATAGAGACCCATACTTCGTTCCCTTCATCAGTAGGAACTAAATAAACTCCATTACTAGAAATATCATCTGAGCTAGAGGCTACTTTTAGTATGTCTGCTCCAGCAGATGCTAATTTTCCATTTTTGATTACGTCTATGAATTTTCCTCCCCACTGAACTTTTAAATCTCCTTTTGTTTTGATTATAAAATTAGAATCGGTAGAACCAATAGTATTATAGGTTTTACCGAACATATTGGTTTTACCTTCTCCCATGTTATTTTATTGTTAATACTTGTCTTCTATTTCTATTAGAATAACTTATATGAACCCAATCTAAGTCATGCTCATCTATTAGCTAGTCAAATGGTAATTTTAGCTTTTGGGCTAAATCGAATAGCTTTTTATTTTCCGCCTTAGTATCTTCAATAGTTCTTATATCAGCAGCCTATCCAGTCATGTGCTGACTATTACTAGCTCCTCCTACAGCCTTGTTTAGGGCTGGACATCTATATCCACTAGTAACAACGATTGGCTTCCCATATGCCTCTCTAAGAGGGTCTAGAACATTTTCTATAAGAGCTATCAAATTTTGCTCCTATTCTTTAGACGGAACATTTTTAATTCCCTTCTACTAAGCAGTAGTGCTTTTTGTTAGTTCTTCGATAGTAAAAAATTTCATAAGATTATATGTTTATATGTTTACAGTAATATATAGTCATAACTAGTGATTTATCAAAACAAAAATAGGAGAACTTCCCAACTTAGGGAAATCCTCCTACTAATTATATATAGTTATCTAATCCAGTTTCTCAACTATGCTTTAAATAACTTTTTTGCTAATTGACCACTTAGATAAGCAGCTTTCTCGGAATATGGGTCAATACCAAACTCTTTACATATATGCATTTCAACATGATTCTTTTCATGGTTATAAGTATCTATAAATTCCTCAGCGGAATCAGGTCTATTTATAACTATGATGCTTTTGTGTTCTTCTTGGTTAGTAAACGTAAAACCTGAATTTTCGTAATCTTCTATCCTAGAAGCTGCCCTATGTAAAACATCGTCTGGACATCCCAAATCCTCTAATCTACTCAAAATGTATTGAACATTGGGATTTTCTACAATTATGCAAACTTCTATATCCCAATCGTATTTCTCAAACAATACTCTGAAATGTGTCATATCACATCCTCCCAGTCTACCATAGTTCCGTTAGCTACCATAGTAGCATACCATCTCCTCATAGTAGTACCATCTCCAGCGTCTTCATCGTCTATGGTATCTTTAATGTAAAGAGCAAAATGTCTTTCATCTGTTATACTACTTCCGTAATAATCAGCCTTACACATATTGCCAACAAATACATAATCATAGCCAACATTATTTTCTAGTTTAATGTTATTCTACGTTAATACCTTATCAATGTATTCTTTGGATACTGGCTCTAGGGATTTTCCTCCCTTCTTCATAAAAGAAATAGCGTATGAACACAAAGCCTTATTGAAATGCCAACCGTAGTTTTGTAAGTACTTACGCATATACTTTGGCATATCGTCATACATATCCAAAGCTGCTCTCATATCAATAGTATCTTGGGTAGTCCTCGTCGTCGTAGTCAGAATCTCTCATTCCTCCACGTCTACGTTTTCCGTATCTTTCCATGTAGTGTTCACCAGATTTACTTTCTAGTTCTGATAAACAATGCATCAATTTCTTTCCATGCTTAACGATTTGTTCAGCACAATCTGAAAGATGCTCAAATTTTGACTCCTGAATTTCAATTATTGTTGCCATGTTGTTCCTATTTTAAAGATGTTTTAATAAATTCTCTGAACATTTCTTTAAGAGAGTTTATTTCTTCCCTTAAAGCCTTATTCTCCTATTCTTGTCTTTGTTTCTCAACTATTTCTGGATTTAATTGCGATAGAATTTCGTCACATCCTTTAATAATACTCTAATGTGTTTCGATACTATTAATTATATCCAGGCTTCTTTGCTTCATCGAAGAAACTTCACTATTCATTGCTTCTTTGTTGCAGGAAACCACAATATTGTTTCCGAAATCCGCAATGTCTCCCATTGCAGGTAATTTCTAGAAACTAGCAGATGTGCCGTTTATTTCGGCCGTAATATCCACTATCATTTCCTGATTATACATTCCTGGGTTTCCATACTTTGGAACTGGTATGGATACATTAGTAACCTTACCAATTTCCAGAGTAGGGACAGAATCTTTATGCAAGATAAATAGCTAATTACTATTCCTTAAATTCTAAAATGCCATTATACAACCCCTGTTAATAATTGTAATGTATTAGTACTGTGTTCAAACCAGCATAAGTAAATACCTGTTCCTGGTATCTGAGACACAGTTATATCTGCTCCGTCATAACCAGTCAATTTCTGAGCGTTACCTCCTCCACCACTGGTGAATACAATAGGTAAAGTCGTAGTAGTTCCTGCTGGTATAGCCTAGTTAAGTCTTACTATTAATAATCCTCTAAAAGGCGCACCTATGTTACGGTGATTATTAAAGTCAAATTGTACTTCATTAGCCGTAACTGTTACAGATAAGCTACTAATTGCTGGTATTCCTCCTCTATTTACGTTAATATAAGTAGGTAATAACATAGTTACCTCCTTTCTTAACCCCAAAGAGAGTTACCGCAGTATCCATTATTCCATCCTGCATAAGCACCAAGAGCATATCCGTTAAATACGGCTTGAGTTGGTACAGCAGTAGCACAACTGTATGGCAATGTTACAGTTTCAGGAAGTTTACACTTGATTCCATTTACATCACCTTGTAGAGCATTTACAGCAGCAACAATAGGAGTAGTAGCTTGACTTATCATTTGTCCAAATGCAGCAGTCTATTGGGCATTGTTAATAACAACAGCCTATTGACTATTCTTTTCACGTAGAGCATCAATCTTATCTAGCAGAGCCTGATTCTACATTGCGTCAAGCTTAGCTATAATCTGATTAGTGTTTGCAGTACCTGTGTCTCTAATAGTATTTTGAAGAGAGCAAGTCTAAGTCTGAGTTGTATAAGCAGTATCGCGGAAACCTCTTTCTACTGCACGTCCTACTGAATCTACACTATTAGTAATCTGATAAGTCTGTCTTTCATTTGCTAATTGATTTTGGTAGCCTTGTTCGATAATAGCTTTCTGTGTGTTGCAGCAGCAGTTATTAATTGCCTGAATAACATCACAGTTACCTCTTTCTACAGCGTTGATAACTCTTTCAGAAGTATAACCAACTTGTCCTCCTACTGTAGCAATTGCATTTTGAATATTGCAGCAGCAGTCTTTCAATACTCCGAAGTCACAGTTCAGATTAGTAGCAAGTTGACCAAGAGCAGCAGAGTTACCTTTGATTGCGTCCATTAACAGCTGAGTGTTCTAGTTAGTATTCATCTACTCACGTAGACCAGCTAACTGATCTTGAATTTCAGCAGATTGTAAGTTCTGACAGTTATTACCGTCTCCGAACTCTCCTCTGTTCATCCAACGCATCATCCACATCCAAACTAAGTACATGAATGGATTATTCCACATTCCGTTTCCAAATCCTCCCATACCACCGTTCATCATAGCCATCCAAGGCAGCATCTAGTTAGTACTATTTTCCTAACCATCAGGTACGATATAAGTTCTTGTATCACTCATAGTTTACGATTTAAATGTTAATAATTAAGTTTATTTGTTCTAGAACTACACTATAATATACATTTCTATGAGTGATATTGAACAATGCTAAAAACAAAATCGGGAATCTTAAACAGCTACATTATGTTGTCATAATATAAACTATTCAAGACTCCCGATTTCTAACTCGTTGCTGAGTTAATTCTTGCTGGCTAAAAATATATCTAGGTCAGCTTTATTCCAAGAAAGTTCTTTAAAACCTTCCTATTTGATTCCTTTCGGAATGAATCCATCTCTAACATAGTTATCAAAAGTAGCTCTACTAACACCAAGATAATCACAAGCCTAAACTTTACTCATTCTATAGTCTGGATTAGCGATATTTGATAACACAGAAATAATTTTACTCTGCTGTTCCATTGTAATATTACAATTATCAGAGTCAATATCATCTATGAATTTCTATAGCAAAGTTCTTATTATAGATTTCAACATTTGCATTTAATTTTTAAATATATAAATAACATTGTAAACATAACAAGAAGTACAAAATACATTCTCATCATATTTAGATCGGAAAGTGGTATTTTAACTATATCATCTATTAAAGCAATAATGTTTGATAACAATACGTAATGAATAGGCACTCTGTGCCAAGAACAAAATTGGAATATGTAAGATTGTAGATATAGAGTAATAATAAAACATATTGAAAATCCTCCAAATACATTTAAATAGTAATGAGGTAACTCATAATAATTCAATACTACAAATACAGTTTCCATTAATGCTAAAATAAATGGAATATATTTTAAAACATAAATAAGAATTTTATAAAGATGTTTATTTACACTTTTTTCCCGCTTTTCCACCTTTTCCGAATCCTCCCTTAGTACTAGATACTTTTCTTCTTCCCATAATCATCCTTCAAAGTTAGTTTTAACAGCTTCGACAATTTCTTTCATATAAGCTACAAAATCAGCTTCCTTGGATTCATACGTACTATAGCTTATATTTACTCTATCGGAGCCTGGCTCTCTATTGTAATTTCCATTACCAATTTCTTCTACTAGTTCTCCAGGTTTCATAACAGAGAAATTAATTCCTATAGAACCAATAGTATCTTTATTGGCAGTTCCAGTCATTTCCCAACCTTTGTCTTCTTTTGTATCAGAGATCTGATACATCTCATTAGTTTTTACAATTTCCATAATTATTCTTTTACAAATAAATCAAGTACAATCTCCATTAAATCAGCAGCCTTAATAGTATTTCCATTAATTTCTACATCATTTCCAGAGTTAACATCTAAAATATCAGAGTATTCATCCAAAGACAAAGTATCATCTGGCACATCTGAAATTTCTTCTAGTCCTTTTTGAACAAGATATTCTTGGTATTCAGAATTAGTCTTATCGTTTAATTCATTGAATCTAGCATCCTCTTCTGGTGTTCTATCGGTCTTTTCAGACAATTTTCTTAATTCGTCAGTGATAATCTGATTAGCAAATTCCTGAGTATCATCATCAAATTGCTTTTTAATTTTATTATAAGCCATTCTGATACGCATAATCTTTACTTTTAACTCCTTTGGGAGTTCCTTATCACCATCCTTGAGGATAACCTTGGTGATTACATTCTGTTTTGTCAATACATCATTTAAAGTCATAAATCATTAATTTTGGTTTAACAACTATATTAATATTATTTCAACTTGAAAACTTAATTTATGTTAAAAACATAAGAAGAATACATCAAAATTACCGTCGTTAGTTGAGGAATCATCTGCTGTGTTAACATACAGATAACGAGTAGAACCAGACTAGTATCCATTGAGCATGGTCACATATAGTACCGAATTAGAAGAGTTACTAGACATACCTTTATTTAGTCTACCGCTTCCCCAGTAGATAGTATTATTCCATGTATAACCACTAGGATATACAGTTCCTAGAGTATATTTTCCTTCACTTCTTCTTGAGATTGAGGTAACAAAATTAAAGTTTCCACCTTTTTTGGAATATGATGGAGTAGTACCTGAATAGCAGTTTATATTGTACCATCCCCAATATTTCACTATCACTCCACTACAAGCAGTAGGAACTCCTGCATTAAGATAGATAGGAGTACTACTAGAACCCTTAGTACTGGTGTAATCATCAATGGAATTAGTTCCACTATAATAGGCTAACTTGCCAGATGAACCGCTATTAACTGTGGCATTTAATTTGTAGGTCATAGCTTTTACAGTACCCCCAGTAACATATACTCCTTGTGTAGACGAGCCTGCATTTCCTTTAGCAAAGTCTGCTAAATTTTTATAGGAACCTCCTGCTAGTAAAACATAGTTATTACTATTTACAGAACTATGATAATATCCAGCTGTATAAATAGTCTTAGAATGAGTAATCACTCCAGTTCCAGCATTCCATACTGTTGACCAATCTGTTCCGTTCGATCCTGAACTAATTCTGGAAGCATAAAATCCATAGAAACCTATATTAGCACCAAGTCCTCCAAATGCTATAGCATGACCACTACTGTTCTTTACTCTAAATAAAGCATGAGCAGACGATGCTGAGTTATTCTAGTCAGCTACTATACAATTAGTTCTAGTAGCCATAGAAATCCAACTTGAACCCGTGTATGGAGCTAAATAACCTCCAGAAGCATAAAATCTTTTGCCGTTATATACTCTTACATAAGTTGTATCAGTCATATAAATACCACCGCCATAAGTCTAACTATACCAACCGGTAGAACCAACACTTCTTACCCACGAGTTACATATAAAGGATGATGTTGATAAAGCATATGAAGTGTTATTATATCCTCCTATATATGCTCTATTTCCACTTAAGGTATTCGCACTAAGTAAACCAGTTCTGCAGTTTATACTAACAGCATTTTTATTAGTATATGTCTGACCACTACAGCTAGTAGTAAATGACACTCCGAACCATGAAGAAAATACTAAGTTATTTAAGGCTCCTCCTACACCATTAGCAGCATCATTAGGACCATTATATATAGAATTACTTCCTTTATTATTTAAGTATAAATGACTTCCAAGATATACATTGGAAAAAGTAGGAGACGTAGTAGAACTTGATGAAGTGGATACTGCTATGTTAGCCCAATATCTTGTTCCAGTCCAGAATCCACTATCATTTGTCAGATGACTAGTATTAGTAGGGATGTTTACTGTAACAGCAGCACCACCATTATAGGTTTTTGACGAAAATTTACCAGCAGAGAATGTTAAAGTGTTTGCAACTTTAGCAGCAGTATTTACAATAGTTATTCCAGTCATAGAAACATAACTATCAGAAGGAAGAGACTGTGCTGTAGTAGTATTACCAGTATAAAATGTTCCCAAAGTAGTAGCCTCAGTACCTGTTCTCCAAGTCTTAGCTAGAACCCTATAGTTATAGACGTTATACTAACCACTTGGATTGCACCATAACTAACATAATCCACTACTATTGTTATAGTATAATCTGAATCTATCTAATGGTATATTTCCTACAACTTCAGCCAAATAAGCAGATATGTTCTTTGCGGTTCCAGTTCCATTCTGCCTCAACCTAAATGAAATTATTCCCCACTACTAATTATAAGCTGAATGCACAAGAAGATTAATATCAACATCATTATACTAATTATTCAGGGTTATATCCCATACTTTCCTCCAATAAGAGGAAAGTCCAGCCGTACCACTAGTAACATAACCATCTTTTAGTATGTAACTTAGATGCCAACCATCTAACATATCAGCATTCAAGTTAGAAACAACAGTAGTAGAAGATACTGTAAAAGGAGATGTTCCAGTCGCTACAGTAAACTTCTACTGTTTGCTGAAAGTTTTAATTCCACTAACCGTCTAGTTTGTAGTGAGAGTCACATACCTTCCATCAGCAGTATTCTAGTTTAGTATAAGTTTCCAAGAACCCCATGCAGTAGAACTCGTAGAAGTTCTCATATATAGATTTCCACTATCAGTAAAACCAAGCTAATGAGTCTGTCCTCTTGAGAAGTCTGTAGTACCTCCATAAGGTTTAAAATGCAGAATACCGTGATAAGTTCCACCATTATTTAGACCATCTACAGAGTTTTGTTTAAATTGGAATCTTGCTCCGCTAGAGAACTATCCAGGTGTGTTATTGACACTTCTTGTATCATGAGATTGTAAATACCCAGCATAAGATGCATAAGGAACTGTTAAGTTATTAGTAGTACCATTTTTAGTCCAAGTTACATAGTTTCCATTAGTTCCAAGGGATGTTACGAAATTAGCTGGATTTACATATGAAGTGTAATTTAGCTCGTCTAGTATCCTTACCCACTTTCCATTTACCAAAGCTCCTGCAGCTACTCTTTTATAATATAAACTGTTGGCGTTGAATGGAACAGCTAAGTCGGTATAGTATCCAGAGCTATTTGCATGGTTAAATCTTAGAATATGCCACCATGCTGTAGTAGGAGTATTATTCGCCTTCACAGCAGTTCCAGCAGTTCCGTTGATATTAAAGTAATTCAGACCATTCCAACCATAATCCATCCTACTATTAGAAGCTAAATACTAAGCCGTAGTAGCCGTTGCTGCGTTACCAGTAATCGAGATTCCCCAAGTACCGCTTGCTCCTCCACCAGTTTTAGTTACAGTATAGGTAGTATAATTTCTATGAGTTAGTACTCTAGTCCAAGCAGAAGTGTAACCACTACCATTACTTGTATAGAATAACATCTCATTAGTAGCTGGATTACTTACTCCTGAATTGTTGTGGGGTGTTATAAACAGCTATGTTTTGTTAGTATCACTAGCTCCCCATTGGAATATAGCAGTTCCAGCAAGAGGTATATTAACTCCAGTATTTGTAGTAATATATCCATTATTAGCATAAGCCCAAGAACCTCTTTCTGCATACGCCACGAATGCCTTATTTACGAAATTAGAAGAGTATGTATCAGCTGTATATGCAGTTCCTTGAGAACCATGTCCTGCTGTTTTCTTACCTCCAACATAACGTCCGTCTATAGAACCAGTTTGATATGTAGTAGTAATTGTAACATTCTAGCTTCCATTAACAGAAGCACTACCGGTTACGGCTCCAGATAATGTAATTGTTCTAGTCGCCCCCCAGTAAGCAGTAGTAATGTTAGCAGTACCATTAAATGAAGTACCATTAATAGTTCTAGCCGTCTACAATTTAGTTGCAGTAGCTGCGTTTCCCGTAATGGAAACTCCAAGAGTTGTACTACAAGCTGTAGGAGTTCCGGCATTTAAATATATGGGAAGAGTTGCAGAACCTTTTGTAGCTGTACCAATCTTTAAAACTATTCCAGTATAGTTTGCACTATCTACTATAGTTTTCCAAGATTTAGTGCTAAGTGTGGAATCGGTACTATTTCTCCAATACAAACTACCACTATAATGAGAGTAGAATTGCATATATCTAGTACTTCCACTTCCAGTATTAAATTGGACAAGATGTCCAGATGCCCCAGGAAAACTTACATTCCAATTACCGCTTAAGTTATTATTGCTAGATAACTCAGTTGTGGTTGGAATAGAGCCTGCTATAGTCTAACTTCCCCTAGCTCTAAAGAATGATGTTTCGTGATAGCCATCCAATAGGTCGGAATTAAGGTTCGTAACTACTGTCTTACTAGTTACTTTTAAGGGAGCAGTTCCGTTAGCTATATTTGAGATTAGCTAAGTTCCAGTTATTGAAGCCTTGACTATCAAAGGACCAGTCATAGTATCTCCAGTAACATTTACATATCTGTTATCGGATTCTGTCTTTGTATAATAATTATCAGCAATAGCAACAGCCTTTCCGTCTAATCGGAGAACTCCTTTACTTATAAATAAACCTACAGTTCCATTCCAGGGACTAGTTTCTGTAGGATACGGAAGAATACAAATAGAACCTGTTCCATCTCCTCCTGTATTATGCTACCCGATAGACGGATTATAAGTTCCCTAAGATGTCCCTCCCTTTAGCCATTTAATAACTGTTGTATAATTACTTGTACTATTCTAATTCTAAGTAATAGTAGCATTAATAGCTAGAATAGGACCAGTAGAAAATGTTTTCACCCCAGTAATAGTCTAAGCTGTATCTAGGGTTACAAATTTGTTATCTATAATTGAATAAAATTGAGTCTTACTTATTCTCCTGATAAATGTATCAGAAGTATTTCTCACATATACGGAACCAATATCTGTTAATGCTTCATCTGAAATTGCAGAGTTGAAGTAGGTAGCGTATATATGCTAGCTAGCATTTCTCTAAACAAGTGTATTGGCCTTAGTTCCAGAAGAGAACTCTAGATTTCCTCCATTACTAAGAAGAACTTGTGTAGCACTTCCTTGATATGTGGTTCCTATAAGCTTACCATATCCATCTTTAACCTTTATCATATTATTCTCTTAAATTTAAATGTATAAGTGTAAGCCTTTCCAATACCAGAACTTGCACCTATCTATAATTTTAAAACTCCAGAACTCTGCATAACAGTTCTTAAGTAGATTGTTTTTCCATATGCATGACCAGAGCGATGTAATATAATTTCATCTGTCTCTGTATCATTAGTACCATCTTTGTACCAACTCATTACACCAGAACTGTAGCAACTGTACATATTTCCAGTGCTATCATTAGCATTAACTTGAACCTATACTATATAGGTACCATTTGCAGGAAGATTTGTGGAAGTAATACCAGTATCCATCCATGCCTGTGTGACATTTAATGATTTTGTGATAGTGGTAAGGTTGTTAGACAGCTCATCAGTTTTTAACATAAAGTCTGATACTAATTTGTGTCCTCCACCTCCTAGTAGTACATATGAATCAGAAGAACCACTTTTTACAAATCCTGAACCAGTGATTGTAGACGTTGCTCTAATGATACCATGCATATATAAGCTATTAACCGCACTACCAGGATTAGCTAATGTAGAACCAGTATTATAAGCTGATATGCTAAGTACCTAGTTATTAATACCAGTTCCATAAGACCATATACTTATTCCTCTATCTGTCCCACTACCATTACTATGATATATTTTCCATATATTATCTCGTAATGAAGCATTTATTGATGTATTTTTAGATAATAATACGGTAGTATAATTTGTACTCCCACCTACCTATAAACAATTAGTATTGAATGTCTTAACACCTGTAATAGTTTGGGCAGTATTTAAAGTAACATAGTTAGCTAATGATTGGTGTTCTGTAAGAACGGGCTTTCCACCTGAATATAATTTATTAGCCCACAGACTACCAGTACTTGGTTGTGCATATATAGTAGTAGTAGTATAAACCTACTGAGTAACATTAGCACTTAAACCAGAAGGAGTGTTTGTATTAGTATAACCTAAGATTACAGGTCTAAAATTTGCAGTGGTAGTAGCAGATTGTAATACTTTCTAGTCGGTATTTTGGTCTGTATACCATCTAACCCAGGTTTTCCAAGCAATAGAGTCATAATATCTAAACCATATTATACCATTAGAAGTAATTAATTTCTGGTAACGATAACCACTAGCATTTCTACCAACATATAACTCAAATGCATCTACGCCACTGGGTTTGTTAGTTACACTATTACCTCCACCAGCATAGTACCATCTCCCTTCGTCTAAGTAATCATCTAGATCTTGATTAGTTAATTGGGTATAAATGAATGCCGCAGCCGCAGCCGCAGGTATGGACCAGGTGCCATCTTCCCTTAAAAATCTAACATTTGTTGCAGTATATGAAGGGACAGGCACCAATCCGTTATAACCTCCACTTCCACTAGAAGTATGTTTTTTAAATACCGAGTAAGTAGTATCTGTCCCTTTAAACTTTATCCCTCTAGTAAAGATATTTAAGCCTTTTAAGTCAAAGGTTATATCATTATTATTGGGAGCAGTCGTTAAAGCTGCCGCCGTAGTAGGATTGTATGCTATCTTCATAGATTATGCTGTTTCGTATTTTTTAGTACTGATATTATACCAGCTTATTCCAAAACTAATATCTTGTATGTCGTCCCCGTTAGAGTCTGCTTTTAAATAAACATCTCCAGATGGTACGAAGTTTAGTGTCTTGTCTCCGATTGATACACCTCCAATAGTAATAGGTCTCCATGAATCTTCTGCCGCTGGGTCGTAACCTAAAGCATTAATAACATTCTGTTTAGTTAAATAAATGCTTCCAGCGCTAGTAACAGAAATTGTTTTATTCGTAGAGTCTTTATCTACAATTACTCCTCCTATAGTAGTAGTAGTTGCGGCTACTAGAGATATTGTTCTAGCTGCACTACCATTATAAGTAACTCCAGCAGTTCCAAAAGTTAAGCCTGCACCAAGTGACAATGCGTTACTAACCTTCTTAGCTTCTCCCACTACTAAAGTAGACTGTGCAGCCCAAGTAGGAGCAGCACTACCATTACTAAGTAGTACCTAACCCTAAGTACCGCCAGTTGTTGGAGCATAAATGGTAAATGTATTAGTACTATTACTATAAACATATATAGAAGTACCGTTGACAGTGTGTTTAACCTATCCGTTAATATTTGCTTCTACAGCTGTCCAATAAGCTGCAGTGTTTAATCCACTTCCTGTTCCGTCTTGTATACATATTAGTAAGTCGCCAGCTGAACACGTCTATCCAGCATAAGTTCCCTGAGAAGTTACTCTATAGGTATCTCCGACCTCACATTTAGTGGGAAATCCCTAAACCTCTACTCCAGCAACGGTATGTGTCGTATAGCTTCCATTACTATAAGTAATAGTACCCTTATACCGCATTGCATCGTTAGCAGCAAAGCTAGCATTAATTATCTAATGAACCTACTGAGTAGTAAATAGGGTTGTTGTATTATTTACAGAGGTATTTTCAGCTATTGGCAAGTCTGTGGTTGTTATCTCAGCCCAGGTAGCATTTCCTCTAAATATTTCAGTGGCTTTACCGCTAGAAATAGGAACTAAACCTCTTACTGTAGGAGTAAATGTGGGAGTAAAATCCTTTCCATGAGATATAATGTGACCGTCTTTAGAAAAGAATAGCTTTACGTAATCCCCAGAAGCAGATTCCGGCAAAGTAAGATTGCCTGATATTTCAGCATAGGTATTAGCAAAATTTAATAGTGCCATATTATAAATGATTCCATTTTAGTATAATTTTATTATCTTCATCTATTCCAAAATCATTCCCCAGAAGCAGATTCCGGTCTTCTGACCCGTTATACTAAAGATAACCTTCTTGGTCCACTATTACCGTCACATTACTAGTAGGAGCGACTTCTACTATGTGTCCTCGATTATCGTATTTTACCTTTACTGAAGAAGGAGATTCATTTGCAGTTATGGAGTTGGAGTGAGTAAGAATTATATTCTTTTCTTGCTTAAATGCCTATAGTCCAGACCCAGCAGGTGTAATTATCTACTCAATCTTCCTCTCTAGCATATTATCAAGAGTAATTACTTCTTCACCATCTTTAACTAAAACAGCTTCAGCAGTAGTCTAAGGAACGAATATCTAACCATGTTGCTTAAGTTGTTTAATAGTTAATTCCATGATTATCCTCCTATTACTTGGTCTGTGCTATCTGTATTGACCATACTGTCATATAAATCTGATGGAATAGTATAATTAACTACTACCTTAGAAGCACCATCTGATGTAGTAACATCTTGAGCAGTGATAGTGTTTGCTAACTAGCCATTAATAATATTAATAGTCTAATTAAAGGTTTCATTAGTTACATAACCAGATAAATCTACATCTGTTTGGACTTCTCCAATTTTTTCCCAAATATATTTCGCCTGCGTATTTTCATATACACAAATATATTCGATAAAAATATTTCCTGCAGTACCGGATGGTGCAGGAACTAAATATATAGAATTTAAACAGTCTTTTGACGCTGTTGGTAGCTAAGTAACTATCTTGTATAGTTCTATGCTATTAGTAGTACTAATAACTCCTTCTGGAGAAATAGTAATACCTACGCCAGCAGTAAGCTTGTCCTATTTACCCTCTAAGGCTGTATTAATTTGTTGAACTGTATTCTTCAACACAGCAATATCTCCAGCATTAGTTCCTACAACTCCCATTGTAGTTCTTAATACCTTGTCAAGAGTTGTTATTCCTAATGATGAAAGTCCTGGAATATTAGAGGTGTTTACTACTACTGCCTCCGCTAAGGTAATAGGGACAAATTCAGTTTTTGATTGAAATAATCTTTTTATTTGTGTTGTACTCATAATTTAAATAAATTATTAGGTATTTGGTAGTCTACATAAGATTTTAGTGTAGAATCTACAAAATCTAAGTCGGCTATCATATTCTGAACTTCCTTTTTAGTGATAAAATTGTTGTTATTGTTTTCCACAATTTGACCTACAATTCTATCTATTTCTTCTTTACTATAAACTCCTAGATTAGTTCTAGCTAGCGTCTTCTCAGATTCTGTTTTAAACTCGCCTAAATAATTTTCTTTACATAAATGAGTTTTATATTTTGGTTTTGGACATTCTCTAATAAGCTAATTATCACATCCGAATCCCGTATCTACACTTCCTATAACTGAATCTGGATTTTTATGTTTCGGAGTTTTACAGCTAAGGTTGATTTCAGGAGGTGGAGGAACTGGCTTGTCATTATGCTCAAACCCTGTACTTATGGTAGTCATCACAGAATCCCCTTCTATAAAATTAATATGAT